AATTTGTCAAGAGCTTTTTAATAATTTTATTAATTATTTTTATAATCTTTTTAAAACTTTTTATTCATTACTATAGTTATATAGTATCATATTTAATTTTAAAAATCAATAATAAATATAAACTTTTTTAAAAATATATTATTTTATATATAAATTAATTTTTATAGTTATGATTATTATTATCATTTTATAATTTAATATATTTTAGTATCATTTCCAATTGAGAATAAATATATAAATGAAAAGCATTATCAATTATATATAAAAATATAAAATATACTGTATAATCCATTATAAAGGAATTCGATAGTCCACAAGGTATTTATACCTTAATCATTTTAAAACGCCTTAGAATGGCATTTAAGAGGTCGCTTTTATTGAGTTTTTATAAAAAAGCTCCTGGAGTTGATATTTAATGTTAATGATAATCATTATCATTTTATAGGCAATAAAAAAGACTGGATAAAACTCCAGCCTATAAATATTTATTAATTATTTTTGGTATCATTTGTAAAAGTTATATAACCGTCTTCAACGAACTTATTTAAAAAGTATCCTAATCCTTTTTTAGTTATGTATGTTTTAAATAGAGGTATTTGTTCTCCTATATAATTTGTTTTATATCCTATGTTTTTTAATTTGAATAATTCTTGATTTATATAATGTTGATAAGGACGGTTATTCTTCATTAAGTATTTGTTATTTCTAAACCACTTGTACATATTATTTCTTCCCAATTCTTTAATAGCTAAAACTTTACTGAATGTATCAACATCTATTAATCCATCTTTAGATATGAAAACTTTAAATTTATTATTAAGTTCTTTTAATTCGTCTATCTCTTCAATTAAAGGCTTTTCTATGATATCTTTATAATCCTTTATAGCTAACGCTTTATCAAGTTTATCATTTGCATTTATTATATTTAATACGGCTTGGTCTTCTAGTGACAATTGTGGTATTTGATTATTAATATATTCTTCCATCATTTGAAATCTATCCATATATCTAGCAGTAAATAAATTACCTTTTGTTCCAGTGCTTTTATGTGCTAGAAATTCACAACCTAATTTTGTAATTTGATATTCTCTATATGTTTTGCCCCTATTCTTAAAAGTGCTTTTCGTCCAATATTTTTGGTAGCTCAATTTTGCGCTGTCAAAATCCTTGTTGATACTATCTATTTTTCTTATTAAATTTTTATGTTCTATTCCCATCATTTCAGCCACTTCTCTTGATGATATTCTTATATCATCCTTATTTGTCTTTTGTAATTCATTCATAATATATTCATCCCCTTTAATATTATTTACTATCATTCTTGCAGTATTGAGCAATACCACCTATAAAAATATAGACAGTATTATTAATTATTTTTGGTATCATTTATGCCCATTTAATGTAATATATAAAATTTTGTCTAGCAGTATTATCTAAAATATAATCTTGTGGAATTTGTGTCCATGATTTAGAGGATACATTACCATTTAATATAAAATCTTTTAAATCATTTTTAAAACTTCCTAAATATAAATATCCCCCTAAAGGATTATTAAATGTATTATTTTTCCATTCGTTTTTAGATTTTACAGCTATTAAACATTTATTTAGCATATTATCACTCCTAATTAATATATTCCCTCATCATTTGAAGGTGAACTAAAGGGGAATTACTCCCCAAACACACCTATAAAGCACATATTATTATTTTCTAAAAAGTCTATAAACTCGTCAATACATTTTTCTTTATTGTCGCATGGTATACTGCCTACGATTCTTAATGACTCTTCAGAATAATCATATACATTATAATATCCATCGAATCCTTTGTCATCTAAATATTTTCTTATCGATTCAATATATTCAGCTTTACATTCTAATATATAACCAGTTAATTCTATATATTTCATACTATCAACTCCCCTTTATTTATCTTATATATTAATTATATCATACTAAAAATAAATTTGTCAAGAGCTTTTTAATAATTTTATTAATTATTTTTATTACTGGTTTTAAGGATAAACCAGTAAACCTTTTATATTTATATAATATCATATTTTATTATCTTTTGTCAACAACTTTATTAATTATTTTTGTTTTATATTTATTTCTTTATATTCATTATTCTTATCAAAGTAACATATATAATCTATTTCACCAAAAAATTCCCTTATATCGTCCATTTCTTCTCTTACTTGTTCTAAAGTATGTAATACTTTATAGTTAAACGGTTCGGAAAATTCCATATTTCTATTATAATATATTTGATAGCGTTCCCAATTATTATTTTCTTCGTTATAATCAATAGCTATCATCATTCTATTTTTACTATCATTTTTTACATATTTTCTAACTCTATCAATATGATTTATTATTATTTGCATAATATCACCTTCCTTTTATATTCTACTATATTCTCCATTATTTCTTCTTATTTCGTGTTTAATTAATCTTAATGTATAGTTCAAGTCCTTCTTTATTTCTGGGCTACATTTTTCACCATATTTATATTTTTGTGCTATAAAAAATTTACCATCTTTTAAAATTTCTATAGTATAATTACCTATTTTGACTACTAATAATTTATTATTTACTGCTTTTGTATATTTTATATTATTTTCTTCTAAACATTTTATTATCTTATTCATAATTTATCACTCCTAATTAATATTATTTACTATCATTGGATAGCATTGAGCAAAGGAGAAAAATTATTCTCCTAATTTACTTCTTATTTCTCTACAGTCTTGACAAATACCATCGTTGTTATTCAAGCATTTTCCACAAAATCCGCAATAACTGGTATTTGTATATTCAACTGTATAGTTATTATTGTTATTACTATTATTAGTATTACTATTATTAGTATTATTAGTATTACTATTATTGCTATCATTCTTATTATTACTATTATTAGTATTAGTGTTACTATAATTTTTATTATCATTACTATTGTTTTTGCTATTATTATTGTATGTAGATTTTTTTGTAGTTGTTTTTATAACATAATCACTAGTGTTATTAGTAGCATAATCTTTATTATCTTTATTAACTCTATTGTCATGCTCTTGACTATCATCAAGAGGACGTTCATTAGCTGTTATTTTGTCATCTTTTTGTATGTTTATGCTAGTCGTTTCTGTATATGCATATTCTTTATAAGTATCATATTTAAATGATACTATTATTAATAATAATCCTATTAGAAATATAGCATTACTTGTTATACCTAATATAGTCCATAATGTTTTTTTATTCATATTTACCACTCCTATTTTAATATAATTTACTTTATATTAATATTATTCACTATCATTCTGATAGCTTTTGAGCAAAGGGCTTAAAATAAACCCTTGTTATATTCATCTAATGTAGAAGGGAAGTCATAAGAGTATGGTCTGTCTACTATATCATCTAGTATATTCTGTTCTATACCTTCTATATTCACCCCTAATAAATCTCCTTCATTGTCATATACCAATTGATACTCTTGTTCTCCAGAAGTCCATTCATAAGTTTCTGTACTATCATTCAATTTAATTATTCTTCCGTCAAATTTTTGTAATTTCATATTTACCACTCCTATTTATTAATTATTTTTATCATGATTATATAATATCACATTTTACTATCTTTTGTCAATAGTTTTTATTAATAATTTATATAATCATTTTGAGCTATACTGCTTATGTTCTTATAAGCAGTATTATTAATTATTTATCCTATCATTATTATATTATCTTTTTCCTTCTTGTATCCTCCTTTTGATTTTATAGAAGTACATCCATATTTATTTTTTATTTCATTCATACTGTATTTTTTCTTATAATTGACTCTATTTTTCATATATTCTTCTGGCGCAATATACCATGATTTTTTATTTTTACTAAATCTAAATCCTAATTGTTTTAATTCTTCTTTTATTGGATAAGTGTTGCCAGTTATCCATATAAAACAGCCTACTACATCAATGGTTATATCGTCAAATTTTATTAATTGTTCTATAAGTTTTCTGTATGTAGTTGCCGTAAATTCATATTCTTTTTTACTATCTTTTTTTTCTTCTCTAAAGTTCTTCATAAAGTCATCAAATTCATTATTGATGGCTTTCATTATTTCAACATCCCCGCCTTTATCGGGATGATATTGGAAAGCTAATTTTTTATATAATTTTTTTGCGTCTTCTTTACTCTTACAACTTTCAAAATATTTCATATTATCGACTCCCCTTTATTTATTCTATATTTAATATTATATACTATCATTTACAACTTGTCAATAATTTTATTAATTATTTTTGTTATCATTTTAATAGTATTGAGCTAGAGGGATTTTACCCTCTATATATCTAAATCTAATTCTACAACTAAATTTCTCAATGTTTCTTCATATGCTAACCAGGCTATACTGTTGCTATCTATTATAAATGCTGGTTTTCCTATTTGTTGGATAAACTCATCTAATATTTCTAAGCATTCTTCAAGGTATTTTTTAATAAAGTTTTTAGTATCACTTGTATATATTAAACTTGTAACAATTCCACTTTGGCAACCGTAACATAAAACATCGTTCATATAATCTTTTATTTCACTATCATTTTCTAGACTTAATAAGTCATTTATAACAAATAATTTTATACCAGTTTCTTTAGCACTCATTTCTAATAATTCATTTCTTAAATTTTTCATAATATCATTTCTCCTTTTCATTTATTATACTTAATATTATATGCTATCATTTAGATGTTGTCAATAATTATTTTAAAAAATTTATTAATTATTTTTGCCATCATTACTTAATACTATAAATAGTATATTGTATTAAGCAAATCAATAATATCAACCACATTAATGTTGAATGCATAACCTATACAGTCAACTGCATACATCAATGCTATGGATATTTGATTTTTAAATATAACAATTCCTAATACTAACACTAATACAAATAACATTTTATTTTTCATAATCTTATATCTCCTTTTTATTAATACAATTTGCTATCATTCGATAGCTTGAGCTAGAGGGCTTAAAATCCTCTATTTAATAATTATTTTTCCTTTGCCTTCATATATTTTGTTATATAACATTTTAGTTCTTATTGCAAGACCTTTTGACTTTACTTTTGCTAAAAATTCTTCGCTTTCTTCTGTTACTAAATATAAGCTATAATATACTTTCTTCATAACTCATCACTCCTATCAATTTATTTTATATCGATATTATATACTATCATTTAATATTTGTCAACAATTTTATTAATTGTTTTCATTATCATAAATAATAGCATTGAGCTGGAAGGACTAGAACACAATTTCTAAGTCCTTGTTATATCTTTTCATATTTAAACTTGTATGAGTGTCGTCAACGCTATTATACCATACTGTTATAATTTTTTGTGTTTTTGGTTCAACGACAACCTTCATTGTACATTGTGTCATTTTATCATCAATTTCTACTGGAAACGTACTCCAACTTTCCACTAATATTCTTCCTTGTCCTCTAGTGTAATTGTATTCTATGACGTCAAATTCTCCATATTTCAACATTTCACAAATTGCTCTCATATTATATGATACTGTTGATTTTTTTCTCAAGTGACTTGATGCGTATATACGTTGATGCATCATATTATTTATTGCTATGATACATTTTTGAAGGTCGTCACTCTTGAACTGTTTCACGTATTTCTTTTCTTGTCCTTCTGTTTTTCTTATTGTTCCCTTTTTTATTTCACCTTTCAACATTTTTTACTCCCCCTATTTATTAATTATTTTTTTTATTATGCTAACTAGTTGATTACTATTAATATAGTATCCATTTGTTGTGCTAGCTTTTGCCCTTGTGTTAATGCTCTTTTATAATTTTTGTATACTTTTTGTTCTTCGTTTAATACCATTATTCCTTCTTCTGTAGCTAATGTTGTTATTATATATACAAATCCTTCGCCGTCTTCTTCGTCAACTTCTATATGGTCGAATTTAACGTCTGTTTCAAATTCGTATGTTACTTCTCTATTCCCAGTTATTATGTCGGCTCTTATCCATTCGTATGTTACTTCTCTATTCCCTAAGTCTTCACCGTCAAGATTAAAGTTTACTAGATAATTTCCGTTTTCTAATTCTTTTTTTACTGTTAATTTTAACATTTTTCTTATCTCCTTTTTATTAATTATTTCCTTAAACACTTGATAGAGGATATCAAAACATTTAAGTTTTTTTAGATTTGATTTTATTACTTATGTTATACAAGGTTGTCGATTGATTATTAATTCAATTGTAGTACAAGTTATATTCTTTTGTCAAATACTTTTTTTGGATTTTTATTAATTATTTTTAGCTAGTGAGTAGCTAATCCCATGAATTATATTTTGTTACTTAATGAACTATTGGGCGTTCTCCCTTGTCTAATACTTATATTATAATGTTATCACTTGTTGTTTATTTTGTCAACAACTTTTTATTAATTTTTTTATTAATTATTTTTGTTGTTTATTATGTTTATATAGTAACACACCTCTATTCAACTTGTCAAACATTTTTTTAAATTTTTTTAATTTATTTTTTTTCTAAAAAAATATATAGATAGAAAATGATAACCAAAAACGCTACAAGTTAGTAATATCAACAGGTTGAGCTATATTTTAGGTAACTATAATAAAAATAAAAATTTATATATAAATTAATTTTTATAGGTAAATACTTTAATTTTTAAAGTAAAAGATAGATTCCACAGTCAATTATTAAAGCGTTCGACAAGTTTTACTTTAATTAATGATAGTGAAAAATAGGGTCGCTTTATTTATTTAAGTTTACGCCCTCTAAATAATTAATTCTTTACATAAAAAATAATTTATATATTAAAATATAATTGTATCATAAAAGATAATAATTGCATAAAAAATAATTTATATGGTATAAATTAATGTCAAATACTTTACATAAATAAAGTCTATAGTGTCGAATACTTTATTTATTGATAGTAAAAAATAGGGTCACAAATTATTTTAAAGTGAATAGTACAATTTATTTATTTTAGTAAAGTCACAAAAAAGTATTTTATCGTATAAATTTATTTTTATGGAATAAGTGATTTAAAATTTGATTTTAAAGTTTAATAATTAAAGTTAGTATTCAATTAATATATCTAACTTAAATAATTAAAGTAAAATAATAGAGTCCCTTTTAAATAGTAAAGTAAATCAAGTATTAACTTTATTTAATTAGGAATAATATAGAAGTAGTTTTATATTTTAAAGTTACTATAAGATACTATAGTTGTTGGTATTACTAGATTTAGAGTAGTTCGACAAAATATATACATAGTTTATATAGTAAAGAGAATAGAAGAGAGCGATTTAATTAATTAATGTAAATTAACATTATGCTTTATTATCTTTATTATCATAGGTATATTTATTAACTATCTAGCATTATCAAGCATTACAGGACTTAGAAAAATATACAGGAAAACAGTAGAAGTGTTGATATAACTAGGATTGAATACACTGCATAGGTATACACAAATAGAATAAGTAGAAGAATGTAGCAATTGCAACGGTTTCACGCTTTACAATATACCCAGTATAGGTATAGGATGTAGTAGTTGCAACGGTTATATGGTATCGGTTAATATAGGTAAACTGTGAAACAATTATAGGTAAACACTTTAGGAAAATAAAGGAAAATAGATAAATTACTTTAGATTATTAGGTGAAACGGGATACCTGGGAAAATGTAAAATGGAAAAATTAGAAAAATTTTACTTGTGGATAACTTAGATTAAGAAAAAAAGTGTATGAGTGTATGAAAGCGTTGATATTACTAGATTATATAGACTTATAGGTTGTTAGCTTGAGATGTAGTCGGAAATGTAGTTGTAAGTATTAGTAATACTTGCTTTCGTATATATATTTATATATATTAATAGCCTGTGGATAAATAGCAAAATACCTGTGGATAACTATGTGATATAGTGTTTATAAGCACGTCACCTAGACAAGTCAACCACTTTAAAAAATTAAGAATGTACGATTAATTAATACTTAATCGTACTTTTTGGCAAAGGAATTTTTTTTCAAAGGGCAAGAAATGTTGAAATATCAACATCTAGGGAGTGGTATCATATTCGGAAGGGCTTGACAAAAATTTTATTCTGTGTAGTAGTTTACCAACTACATGCCATAAAAAATACCGAATTACATTTTTAACCATTTCTATAAACTCCTATCTTTATAACATCAACATGTTTACAAATTAAGAATACTAGGAAATAAATGAGTTTTTATTATACTTTATTTTTATCTAATTTAAAGTATTAAAATTAGATATTACCGTATTGTACTTACTCTCGGGAAATGATATTATAAATATGTTATTTTACGTTTATAAATTAATACTTGATTTAATGGGAATTTAATAGTATATTTAATATATTGGAAATAAATGGGAAAATACGGGTTTAATCAGATATAATATACCGCCATTTCATGTTAATTCATCTATATAAACCCATTAGTTTTACCTTGTCAAACCATTGAAATACCAAATAAAAGAGTGTGTAGTACAAGCAATAGCTGTATCACACACTCAATTTTACATTATAATATACACTTGTCTAAACACTCTAAGTTACAGTTTACACACATAGTTTTAAGAATTTTATTTCTAATCTTGCCCTGTAAGTCGCTTATAATAAGTAGAGAGGGAATAGTTTGCATACCTTGTTCAATCACATATTCTTTAATAGGATTAATATCTGTATATTTATCTATACAATCTGATAATCTACCATGCAATTGAACTTCTATTAATAAACCTTTCCTTATTATAGTATTGTCTTTTTTATATCTAATTATAATATAACCATCTGCTATAACATTACCTAATTGAACATTTCTATCTACGTTTATTATTTCTACACCTAGTAATAATAAATTATATATTAATTCAGTTATATACATATCATGCCTAAGTAATCTCTCGTTAGGTTTATTTTCAATATAATAAATATATTCTCTATTGTATATTCCACTTCTAAAGCGTTTTAATTGCTTATATTCTACTAATTTATTAGCTCTTCTATCCCAAGTGGTATTAGTTAATCCTGCAAAGAATAAGTTTCTTATATGTTCTGTTCTACACATAGTAACTAAATTAATAAAGTTTAATACATTCAAATCTCTTTCCGTCATATTATCACCTCAATATAGTATATGTATATATTTAAATAATGTTACTAAAATATTTTTTTAATATTTAGGAAACATTTACTACACACTTGCATATAGTTAAGTAAAAGGAGATGATAATATGAGTAATGTAATAGAACCTTTAACAAATACTATTTGGGATACAATAACATTATTATGTAAATCAGTTTTAGATATATTTAATATTAAACATATTGATTTTACTGATTTCTTTAATAATATCAATATGAAGAATGCTTCTGGAGATATACCTAAGTTAAGAAATAAATGGGAAGACGAAAACTATAAAATATATGAATTTATAATACCTACAGGGATGACTATAGACGATTTTAATAATAATAAGAATAAGTTTTGTCATTTATTAAATAAAGAAAAGGAAGATGTTAGTTTTAAAAAGAATGGATATTATATTCAATTAAGAATTAAAAAGGAAGAGATAGTGTGTGCTGACTTTGATTTAGAAAAACATAAAGCTAAAGGATATAAAATACCTATTGGAATTAATTTAGAAGATTGTAGTATTAGATATATTGATTTTAGTGAGCCTTCTAATGCACATATGTATTTAGCAGGAGCTACTAGATGTGGTAAATCTAATTGTTTAAGAGTTATTATATCTCAATTAGTTATGAAAAGAAAATGTGACGTTGTGTTAGATTTAATCAATGAAAAGAGAGTAGATTTATTTGAATTTAGAAACTGTAAAAATGTAATTCATTATACAGAAAATAGAGATGAAGCTGAAGATATATTATTTGATGCTATACAAGATATAGATAAAAGATATGAACAGTTTACTTATAGAAATTGTACTGATATATGGCAATATAGAAAGTTTAAAAAAATGCCTATTAGATTTATAGTTATAGAGGAGTTATCTTCTTATATGAAGAATAAAGATTTTCACAATATGTTAGCTTTAATAGCTAGTAGAGGTGCAGGAGCAGGGGTGTTTCTAATACTAACTACCCAATTACCTTCTAAAGATATATTACCTAATATAACTAAACAGAATATAAATATCGTTATAGGTGGTAAATGTAAAGATGAAATTAGGTCTAATATGATAATTAACTATGGATATTTACATTTATTAAGAGGAGCTGGAAATATGAGAGTGTTTGATTGTGAAGAATATGGGACAGAAATACAGACATTTTATATTGATAGAGAAACTGTATTAAAAATAAGTGAAAAATATAGTAAAAAGAAAGAGGAGGTAAAATAATGAAGTATACATTATATGAATCTATAGAAGATAGAGATGATTTATATGAAAATATTTATGTGAATAAAATTGAAACAAAAAATAAAAAAGAAATAGAAGAAGAAATAAATAAATTAAAAGAAAAATGTAGTAAAAATCCTTCATATGAATATGGATATAGAATAATTAAAAAATTATTTTAGGAGGTTAATGGTATGAGAGAGCTTTGGGAAGTAGAATGGAAGATGGAATCAAGAGATAGAATGGAAATAATTGGTGGATTAATTAAAGAAGATACGTTAGAGGAGTTAGAAACATCAATGGAAATTTATAAAGATAGGTCAATACTTGAGAAAATTTTAATAAAACCTCCTAAATTTGGTGAAATTATTAAGAAAAAATACGAATAAAATGCTAAATTTTTAGCAAAAAAATGAGTAAAAATGCATAAAAAACATTAAAAAATTAAGAAAAATTGCTTATTTTTATAAAAAACAAAAGAAAAAGCCCTAAAAAGGGCTGATTATTACATTTTGGAAATAAAATATAATAATTTAATTAAAGTTATATGCGATATTTGCAATTCTTATGAGAATGTACTATATCATGATAACATGGAAAATATATTTTGTCAATAGATTAATTAAAAAATACTTGTCTTTATAAATAAGTCAGTATAATACTTAATTTTATTATTTAACACAGCTTTAAAGTAAGGATATACATTATAATCTATTTTATCTACATTAAATTTAGATAATGTTATATTGACTGATTCAATAAAAGACTGTTTCATATCTTCATACGTGAAATCTATTAACTCAAAATCTTTTTGAAGAGACGACATACAATTATTTGATATTAAACTCTTATTAGGAATGTATGACAATGGTGAAATTTGTTCAGTTTGTTTCTTTTTAAAATATACTCTTTTATCTAAATCTTTTACATGAAATGTTATAGATTTTACACTTCGTCCTTTTTTATTTTCAGTATATGATAATTCAAACATTCCAGTATTATTTAATTCCTTTTTAGCTCGTTGAAGAACATTTCTTTTAAAATCAGCATACAAATTATATTTGTTGTTTAACATTAATAAATCTTTTAATTCGTCTAGTTCATATGTTATATTTTCTTTTGTATTACTCCATAATCTAAGAAGGTCATATAATCTTTGGCTATATATTGATTTTAAAGTTAAAAATATTTTCATATTAATAGGTGTATAAGCTTTGTAATTCATAAGAAGATGATAAACTTTATCAATGACAACTATTTTAAATAAATCTTCTTTTTTATTATATTCATACCCAGCTATAATACTATATTTACAGCTCCACTCACCATCTTCTCTAAAATATATTTTTTCATCTAGCATATTATCTAATACTTTTTTAATACCTGGAACTGTTTTCTGTGTTTTATTTGAAATAAGATTTTGAAATTCTTGTTTGCTTATATAGCAATATGCATTGCCAGACTTAGCCTTCTGAAGTTTATACAATATGAAAATAAATATATTATTATGCATGAGAGATATGTTATATCTAGCACTAACTATTGTGTTATTCTTCATAAGTATTTGATTTTTACTCATATTAAAACCTCCTTAATTTCTCATAGTTATATTATAACCCTTAATATCTCATATTAATAGTCCCTTATTTTAACATATTTAAATTATTATGAGTAATTAAGGAGATAAAAATGCCCTTAAAAACACATATTTATAAACGAAATGATACTTAATTTAACATATATATCCCTTAAAAACACATATTAAAACCTTTAAAACTCATATATAATATGATGAATACAAGGAATATCAATAGAAGTAGCTTTCTTAAATACTATTAAATACTAAATTAAATACTATATATATTAAATAATATAATTCATAGGTAATTTTTCATTATTAGTTGTTAATTATATAAATATAATTATAAAATAATACATATATTCGGAGTGTTTTTGTAATGGTGTCAAAGAAACTTAATAAAAATCTTGGAGGACAAACATATTTTTTGTAATTCATAGGTAATTTTTTATACAGTTATGTTAATACATAAATAAGAAATAAATAAAAAGGAGTTGATATTATGTGGAGATATGCTGGTAAAAATAGTGCAACATTATCAGGAGCTGTGATAACTGCATTTGTATTATTTAAAGCTTTAAAATATTCAGTTATAGTTGGTGAAGCATTTGGAGAGGTGGCTTTCATAATAACATTAACAGGAATTATGTTTCTCCCTATGATTACATTACTATTAATGGTAGTAATTCACGATGCTATAATTAAAAAGAGAAAAGATAAAAATCATAAGTAATTTTTAAATAACTAATGTTAATATAATAATATAAGAAAGGAGGTGATGATATGGAAAATAAATACGAAAGAGTTGTAGCAATTAATGTTGATACAGGTGAAGAATTAGCTAATGTCTTTATTAAAAAGGGTGAAAGTATCGAAATGCAAACTAGAAAAGACTTATCTGATGGACAAAAAGATTATTTACAAAAGAAGGATGTTATGGGTGAGATGGCTGAAACTCTAGGTGGATATGTTCATGTATTCTATGTCAAAGATGAATTGTTATATAATAAATTAAATCTGAATCCAGCAGATGTAAGTAGATTCCTTTATTTAGCTACATATATAAGCTATAACTATAAAGATGGCAATATGTTAGTCAAAAAAGAAAAAGGAAAAATAAAACCTATGAATAACAAAGATATAATGAAATTGATGAAACTAAGTGAAAGGGCTTATTATAATTTTATCAAAGAAATGAAATCTAAAGAATTAATAACTGAAAAAGATGGTGCTTTTTATATAAATGAAAAATATATTTCAAAAGGTAAGATAAAGGATAATAAAGATAACTATATAAGACTTTACATAGATACAACTAGATATTTGTATGAACATTGCACATCAAGACAACATAAACAGTTAGGATATGTTTTACAACTATTACCTTATGTTGATTTTGATACAAATCATATTTTAATTAATGATGAAAAAGCTGAAATAAGAGACATTATGAAATTACTAGATATTCCAGCAAATAACAAGCAATCAATAAGTGCTTTTAAGAAATCATTATTAAATTTTACTATAAATTATCAAGGTAATGATTATTACTTATTTGGAGCACATACCTTTGAATATGGTAAAGAGTTTAGAACTTATTTTGTGATTAACCCATTAGTTCTATTTGCAGGTAATAAAATACAATGTATGAAAGATGTTTGTAAACAACTGGTCATTAAACCATAGGTCAAGATTTTGTGCAGTAAAATAAGCTGTGGGTCAAGATTTTGTGCAGTACTAAAATGAGAAATAATATAAAAAAACTATATTAAACCTAAGTTAGTTATATATTAATATTACACTAGAAACTAAGATGTAGGAGTGATAAGATTGAGTGATTATTTAGAAAGTGATGATAGAAATTTATTCTTAAAATGGTTAGAAGAATAAGATAAGAGAGTATTAAAAATAATTAATAAAATAATTCCCATTATTGAGATAAGGGGAAGGAGTGAGTAATAATTTGGTTTTTAATTATTATGAACGACTAGGGGATAAAGAATTGTAATTATTCGTCAAGAGTTTAATTCAAAACCGATTAAACTCTTTCCTCTTCTTTCTTAATTTATTCATTTCATTCATAAATACGAAAGATTAATAATAATTTAAATTCATAGGTAATTTATTGCACAGTAATGTTAATATAGTAATATAAGGAGTGGTTAAACAAGATATAGCTAAAATATCTAATGAGAGCTTTTCTAAAAACTTTTAATTGAAAATAGGATTAGTTATTCAATAAAGAGATAGGATTGCTTAAAATTGAATTTAGGGGGTGTAAACATGAAAGTGTATATTGTCACAGAAATATATTATAGCGAAGAAGGAGTTCAGAAAGATATTAAATGTGTTTGTAAAGATAAAAATACAGCTAGAGATAAAATGAAAGAATATGCAAAGAAACAAATAAAAGGACAATTTAAATATGAAGATTGGGCAATAACAACAATGGAAGATGATAAGTGTATTTTAGATAGTATGTATGAATCGCTTGTATTTAAAATAAATGAATTGGAGGTGATATGAAGTGAATAGAGTAGCCAATATTGACAGGAGTATAAAAATAGAGGAGAAAATTAAACAAGCAATTAAAAAAGGCAAGAGTAAGGAATGTATACAAAGATTGTTTTTCTCACTAGAAAGGATAGAATATAAAATTGATGAAATAAATAATTATGCGAAGTAAAAATAATTAATAAAGGGAGATAGAGAATATGGCGAAGAAAATTGATAGGATAGGAGAGAAAAATATTAATAATTTTGGTAATGAGATGATTATTATTGAATACAGAGGGTGTCATAATATAGATGTATATTTTCCGAAACATGATTATACTACTAAAGGAGCACAATATGGTGATTTTAAAAAAGGTAAAATAAAATCACCATATGACAAAAGTATATTTCGAATAGGTTATTTAGGCGAAGGAAAATATAAAACAAAAGAAAATGGTAAAATTACCAAATGTTATCAAATATGGCACGATATGTTAAGAAGATGTTATGATGAAAAATATCAAGAAAAATATCCGACTTATAAAGGTTGTATTGTATGTGATGAATGGCATAATTTTCAAAATTTTGCAAAGTGGTATTATGATAACTATTATGAAATTAAAGGAGAGAGAATATGTCTCGACAAGGATATATTGGTTAAGAAAAACAAGATGTATAGTCCAGAAGCTTGTATGTTTGTACCAGAAAAAATTAATATTTTATTTGTTAAATGTGATAAATCAAGAGGTGATTCAGTTATAGGGACAAGTCCTCTTGAAAACGGTAAATATCAAGTACATTGTCGTATGATTAATATGGGAACAGGCGAATCAAAAAAAGAACATCTAGGTTATTATAATAGTCAAGAAAAGGCATTTCAAGTTTACAAGTATTATAAAGAGAAAAATATTAAGGTGGTAGCTGATTATTATAGAAATCAAATACCACAAAAATTATATAATGCGTTATACAATTATATAATTGAAATAGACGATTAATAAATAAGGGAGATGATATAAAATGGGAAATAGAATATATTTTAACAGATTTTTCAGCAAAATAGACGGTAAAAATATTTATGATTATACAAAATTAGATACTACTATAGATGACTTAGAGGGTAGAATACAATATATATATGATTTATTGAATGTAGCAAAAGATGAAAACGGAGTCGAATTTAGCAATGATGAATTTTGGAATGAAGTATTTGAACAAAGACCCAATAAGACAAGTTATATTGATTTAACACCTAATAACGAGACCGAACTTTATACTGACAGTAATATTGCTAAAACATTAGAAATGTTAGCCAACTATATTTTTTGGGCTGACCCTAATAAAAATAAAAAAGAAAATATTAAAATTTATAATAATGAAGAAGATTTTAAAAATGCATTAATTAAAGAAAAAAAATGTATTAATAGATACGGTGAAAATACAATTAATGATGAAATAATTATATTGAGGAGAAAAGATAATTATAAAAAATCTAAAGACGAAGTCGTAACAAGTGATGATTTAAAGAGATGTCTAGAACTTAGAGAATATAAAAAAGAAATAGATAGATTGTCGGCTTATATTAAAGAAGATAGGCTGAATGAATTTGTTGAATATATGCAGAATAAAGGTTATAAAAAAATAAAAACAAATAAACAAGCTAAAACATTTTTAATGAACCATATTGGTAAATTAAAAAACGATATGGTTCAAACTAAAATAGAATTAATAAGACCTATAAATTTTAAAGCACCACTTAAAGATAATGGTCAAGCTGATTGGAATGAATTTGATGAATTAGACCCTACTCACATTAAAGCTTTATTACAATTATATAAAGAGTCTGAAGTATATGACTTTCAAAGCGATTTAGGATGTATGTTTCAAGATTTAGAAACTGTATTAAAAGAAGTAGAATTAACCGATAAACAGGAAGAATTATTACATATGTGGAAAAATGGTATGACAATTAAAAATATAGCTAAGGAATTGGGTAAAGATAGAAAAAGTGTCGAAAGTATGTTGAATACTATAATTAAAAAAATTACAATGGTATATGAAGAAAAAATAGAAGATATATACTATTTAAATATAAGAAAAGGAGAGTATAAGAAATGTAATGCTTGTGGTGAGATTAAATTAACAAATAAATTTAATAAAAATGGTAAACAAGGACTAATGCCTATGTGTAAAAAATGCCGATAAAAATAATATATTTTAAACGTATTGCAAAATATTACCTTTTTTTCCTAGTATTTATAATATATATTATGTAAGGCTAAAAAGCCTATAATATTTGTTATTTTTATTAATATTTTATAATTTATAAGGGGGTATGTTTTATGGAAATAAACGTAATAAAAGAACTACAAGGAGCTTTAGAAGAAAGAGGTCTAAAAGTATCACAGGCAGAAGCTAGAGAGGTGTTAAAAGCATTAGAAGATGTTGTAGCTTCTGTATATGAACAAATAGATGTTGATGAATCTGTTTCTCTAGGAATGTTCTTAGTAGATAAGAAAGTTAAAAAAGGTAGAGAAGGTGTGATGAAAACTAAAGAAGGAAAAGAAACACCTTTTAAAACTGAAGATAAAGAAGTTGTTAAGGTTAGACTTAAAAAGTCTGTTGCTAAAAGAATACAAGGTGAATAATTAATAAAGGGAGGAGAATTTAATGTTTAATAAATATTATATTTTCAATGAAGATATAGACAATAAATTAAAAGAGTTGGGATTTAAATTAAATAATGATACATTAACATATGAAATGGTATGTTATGATTGTAATAGAATAATAACATATATGGTAAATGATAAGAGTGTATTGGCTTATAGAATGTATCCTACAGGTGTACGTGGTAGAATATTTAAAACAGACATATGTCGTTCTTATAATTTTGAAGAGATAAAATCGTCATTAGAATATATACTTGAACAATTAATTCATAATAATTAATAAAGGGAGAATGATTATATGATTTTTAAAGAAGGAAAAACATTAGAAATAAAAATATCAAAGGTTAAAGAAACTGATAACGGCATTGTTGTTGAAGAATTAGATAAAGATGGTTATAGTTTAGAAACTTTTTCTTTGGAAGATTTATTTAATAATTTTATTGGAGAAGATAAAGTTAAAATTAAGATAGAGAATGTAAATGAAAGATAATTAAATAAGGGAGGCATAAAAACCTCCCAATTATTTTTTTGTTTATTTGGAGGGAATTATGAATAAAAAGGGATTAATACAGGATTGTTTAAATAAACTTAATAAATTAAATGATATGTCATGGGAAGATATAAATAGAAAATATGAAACAGATTATTCAGACGACCATTTAAGAAAATTAGCATATGGATTTAAATTATATTCTGAAACTATAGATGAAAATGATGTAGATAGCAAAACATTAGCTGAAATAAAAAAGGAAAAAATAAAGTTAACTGATTTAAGGACAGAAGTGAATAGACAATTAAGAGGGTTATCTAGGATGGAAAATGTAATGAATTTAATAAGTGAAGAAATTAATAATTTAAATTCAAGAAATCCATTGTTGAATCGCTATGTTCCAAAAGAAGATTCTAGTGGGAAAGACGGAATTTTGATATTAAGCGATTTACATATTTCTATGACTGTAGAAAATTCAATAAATAAATATAATAAAGATATAGCTATAAAAAGGTTAGATAAAATAATTAATAAAACAATAGAACATTGTATTGATAATAACATAGATAAATTACATTTAGTATTGAACGGAGATTTAATATCTGGTGAATTACATAATAGTATTAAATTATCTAATCAAGAATCTTTGGTAAAACAAATAGTAAGTGTTAGTGAAATAATATCACAGGTAATAGAAAAATTATCAAATTATTTTTATTTAACTGTAACTCAAAACAATGGTAACCATGAAGCAGTAGAAATGATGAAAGATGATAGAAGTAATAGTAACAATTATTCTATGTTATTAAATGAAATGATTAAAATGAGAACATCAAATTTATCTAATGTTGTATTTTTAGATTCGATAAATAATGGTGAACTATCTGTAATGAATGTAAAAGGAAATACAGTTGTTTCATGTCATGGCGACCAAGTTAATTTAAATAAAGTAAGTGAAGAATTATCTATGGTTATAGGTGGTGAAAACATAGATTTAATTTTATTAGGACATTATCATCAACCTAAAATGTTTTCACAATATAATACAAATATATATATAAATGGTAGTTTAATTTCAACAGATGATTATGCTATGAAGAAAAAATTATATAACAAACCTTCTCAAACATTATTAATACTTGATGAAGATGGAGTAGTTGCAAGTTACGTAATGAAAGTTGAATAATTAATTAAGCCACTCAAATAAGAGTGGTATTTTTATTTTAAGGATTGAAATGATATTGATAATTATATCAGTATTTTTTGAGTCTTTAAAATAAGGCTCAAAAAATAATTTCTCCCCTTTAGGTTACGGCTAAAAACTCCTTCCATTAGTCGTAACCATTTTTTTTCATTTTTAAAAGGAGAGTGATAAAATGGCAGACACAAAACAATGTTCAGCTACAGGTAAATTTAAACCCACCGTTAGAGATTTCTACTCTACACAATCAATGCTTTATGAACATGATAAGAAATTACCTATGAGTAAGGAAGTAGTTGACAAGTATTTTAAAAAGTTGTTAAAGAATTATAATAACGACCATAGGTTAGCTTTCATACATTTATGTATGGTTTTAGATATGTATTATGATGAAGAAACGTATTTAAAATGTGTTGAAAAATATGGTAATAATTTTTTAGGTAATTATACTAGAATAATCAATAGAGACAAAGCATTTAAAGGATTAACATCTTTAGATAATATACTTACTTATGATGGTGTAACTAATATTATTACTGGGGAAACAGTTACTTCAAGTGAGGTTGTTAACTTTTGGGGTAAGGGATTTCAAGATGATGAGTATGAATTACTCCAAAGAAAATATGAACAATACACAGATAATTACCCATCTAAAGCCATTCAAGAAGTTAATTTAATTAAAACAATATGTATGTTAGAGGTTCTAAGAGAAAGAGCTATAGTCAAGAATGACCAAAAAGCATTTGAAAACTTAACTAATCAAATTTCCAAACGTATGGAAGAATTAAATGTTTTACCGTCTAAGATGAGTAAATATGGTGAAGACGATAACTTAAGTTATGGGACATTAATTGCTAAAATAGAAAAAAATGAACCTATCCCAGATGTTCATCCAGAATATGATGATGTTGATAGAATCAAATGGTGGTTAAATCGTTACTTCTTAAACCCTATTAAGAAGTTAATGAACAATGATTCAACTCCTTATACAGAGGAGGATGAGCGTGGATATGGAAAATAAATTAAAATGTAAACAAAGAAAAAACTTAAAAAAGGATTCATATGAAAACTTATTAGATGGTGTAAAAATATGGACTGAATATTTTAGAAAAAATCCACATAGATTTTGTATGGATTGGTTAGGAATTAATTTGTATTGGTTTCAACAAGTATTGCTTTACATGATGAATATATGTACAAGTGTGTGCTGGATTGCATCGAGGGGTTTGGGAAAAAGTTTTATAACCGCGATATTTGTATGTTGTAGAGCAATATTATATCCGGGTTCAAAGATAGTAGTTGCATCTGGTAATAAAGACCAAGCAGGATTAATTATAACCGAAAAGATTGAAGATTTACGCAGGGATTACCCTGCGTTAGCAAAAGAAATTAAAAAAGTTCAAAATAATAAGGATAATGTTAAATGTATTTTTAAAAATGGTTCTGTAATAACAGCTATAGCTTCTAATGATGGAGCGAGAGGTTAAAAAGTATAGCCGTCTAAAAGAGAAATTTTTTAGATAATTAGAGGGGTGTATCGGTTCATAAAATGAATAATAATTTTATATTAAGAGAAGAAAAAGCACAGGAAATCTTCATTTTGAATTTGTATAAAATTAAAAGAGAATCCTCCAATTCACAAGGGACAATACCGAGAGCAGTAATATCTAATACTGTTTGTAACGCATAAGAAATGAGCGATAATATGAGAGCAATAATTTTCTCACGAGCCTCCTCCCCTTAACAGATAATGCTGAAGGTGAAAATGTATGCTGGACTTACATGATGGTAAAATGTAAGAACTATGGGATAAAAAGCCTATAGGATAACAAATCGTTGAGAGGTAACGTATTGGTTGCAGACGAATTTAGGCTTATCAAATTAGATATAATAAATTCAGTTTTAAAACAATTCTTAACAAATCCAAGAAAACCTCCATTTTTAGAAAAACCCGAATATGCAGATTATCCATTAGAAGCTAATATGGAGATATATCTAAGTTCTGCATGGATGAAAGTTCATTGGAGTTATGAAAAGTTTATGACTATACTAAATAGAATGTTTGAGGGTGGAAAATCATTTGCATGTGCTATTCCTTATTTAGCTTCTTTAGACCATAAACTTGTATTAAAAGATAAGATTGAAGAAGATAAAGAGGACATGGGCGAATTTGTATTTAATATGGAATATGGTGCTATATGGCATGGACAAAGTGGTGATTGCTTCTTTAATACATCTGATATGTTAAATGCTAGAGTTTTAAAGAATTGTTATTATCCATTAACAGATGACGACTATAGAAATCCGGAAGAGAAGAAAAAGAAATTAAGACAAATGCCTAAAAAGAAAGACGAAATAAGAATAATTTCGGTCGATGTAGCCACAGCAAAAGCTAACAAATCAAATAAAAATGATAACTCTATTTTTACTTTATGGAGATTACTTCCTAGTGGAAATAATATTATTAGAGAAGTTGTTTATATGGAATCACATAATGGTATGAAATTTGAAAAACAAGCCACTAGAATTAAGAGATTATATACAGAATTTAAAGCTGATAAAATCATTATAGATGGTGGTGGTTTAGGTATAGCAGTAATACAAGAGATGGAAAAATCATCTTATGACGAAAATATTGATGAACATTACGAACCTTTTGGCATTTATGATATGAGTACACAATCAAAAGATTTTCAACCTTTAAAAAATGGTATAAATTGTATATATGTAATTAAAGGGAATCAAAAAATAAATAATGATTGTGCAGTATATCTTAAAAATGCTTTTGGTAGTAAAAAAATAAGATTATTAATAGAAGAAAATGAAAAAAGAGGAGACTTTAGTAAAGACTTAAAATATCATCAAGACGCTGAATACCATGCTAATAAAATAGCACCATTTATTCAAACATCTAATTTTATATTTGAATCAATAAACTTAGATTATGAAACTATGGGAAATGGTGATATAGTTCTTAAAGAAAAAGGAAGAAATCGTAAAGATAGATATTCTTCTATTACTTATGGTAATTATTTAGCTGAATTAATAGAAAAAGATATAAGAAAGAAAAATAGAAACAAGAGAAAAAGACATATTTTCTTAGCTAATTAAAAGGTGGTGAGATGTTTGAGCGAAGAGAAAGATAATAAAAAGAAAAATTTAAGTTTTGCACAACAAGCTTCGATGGTTGATATAAGTAACATAGACAAAATATCTAGTAATAGGAAAAGAAGCAAGGTGGATACTGACACTATAGCTAGTGCTTTAGAAAATCCTTATTCTAATGTTTCTACACTACAACAGCAAGCCGAACTTATGAGAGTAATTAATGGTAATTTAAAAGAAATAATAAATTATAAATCGAATTTGTTAACTTACGACCATTATTTAGTTCCATTAGATGCTAGTAAATTTATAACTAAAGGACAGGATAACTTTTTTAAATCTTATAGAAAAGCGTGTTTAGAATTAGAAAAATATAATCTAAAAACTTTTTGTCCTTGGGTTTTAGAAAGTGAATTTAGAAAAGGAGAAATATATTTATATAAACAGGAAACAAGCGATAGTATTACATTTGTTTCTTTACCCGAAGATTTATGTAAAGTCACTTATACTGAATCTTTTATGTTGGGTTATAGTATAAAACTTAGTGGTATTAATACTAAACAATTAGGATATTACCCAACAGATATTCAAAATTTATATGCCGATTATAAAGCAGGTAATTTAAAGAATGATGAAAATTTCGTAGATAACTATTACAAATTACCACTTGAAAATGCAATAGCTTTTCTTCCAGAAGTAATAGAAAGTAAAGGTATTCCATATTATTCTGGGTTGCTTTTAGATTTAAGTAGAATAAAAGATTTAGCTGACGCTAGTATGGAAAATATTGAAGCTAATAACTTTAAATTAATTCATCAATTGCTACCTACAGATGATGATGGTGAATTAAGCATAGAGCCAGAAACGGCAATGTTTTATCATAGAGCATTAGTTAGAAATGTTAGAGACGGAATAGGGGTGGTGAGTTCTCCTTATAAAATAGATTCCGTTTCATTACAAACCAATAAAGTTTCTGATTATGAAGAAATAAACAATTTAACTAATAATGTATATGATACAGCAGGTATAGATAGCAATTTATTTAACGGAGATAATAGAAGTAGCACTCAATCTGTAATCTATGGGACAATTGTAGATAGTTTAGTACCATTGAATTTATTAGATAGAATCAAAATATGGTTAAATTATGTTTTTAGTAAAAATTCATCATTAAAAAATTTTCAATTATATTTCTGTGATACAACCAAATTTAATAAAGAGGAAAAAATTCAATCTAGTTGCAATAGATTAACAACGTGGACAAGCAAGCTAGAACATTTAGGAATATGTGGATATTCACCATTAGAAGCGTTAAATATACTTCAAATAGAAAGTATATTAGATTTTGGAACTCTTATGAGTCCGTTAGCTAATTCGCATACAATGTCGGGAGCAGATATTGAAAATACAGGTGGTAGACCGAGTGCATCAGAGGAGTCTGGTGACCCGAATAGAGCGCCAGAAGCGGATAATGCTGGAGATTATTAAAATAAGGAGGAAGAAATATGAATTATAAAAATCCATTATATATATGTTATGACGCTAAACAAAAGAAATTTTTAATAAATGAAGGACTTAAATATTATGTTTGTGGTTTAAATCCTAATAATCATAAAACATTTTGGGTATTTATGAGAAATAGAGATTTAGACTTAGCATTAAATAAATGGAATAAAAAATAATTAATAAATCATAGGTGATTTATAATATAGAAATGTTAATACAATAATATAGTAATTAATAAAATATTGAGGAGGAATATATATGTATTTTAATGAAAAACACAAAGAAAAAGTTGAAAATCGTAGAGATGGTTATGTCTATATAGGAAGTTATCATAAAAATGAAGTGACTATAGATGATAAAAATAAGAAAAATAATAATGTATATATTAGAGTTAAATGTCCTTATTGTAAAAGAGAATATGACGTTATATTTAATCATTTTAATCGTGGAAGTAAATGCTCTAGTTGTTGTCATACTTACGATAATAGTTTCGCATATTATATTGAAGAAGAATTAAATGAAAAATTAGAAGATTATTGGGATTTTGAGGAAAACGAAAAAAGAGGTATAAATCCTTATTGTATAACTCGTAGAAGTCACGAAAAGATTATTTTAATATGTAATGAAAAATATTATCATGGCAATTATATTACAACTCCTGCTCATTTTTTAGAAGGAAAAAGATGTCCTTATTGTTCTAAAAAAGTAGGAAAAATTCATCCAAAAGATAGTTTTGGAAGTTTATATCCAGATAAGGCTAAATATTGGTCTCCTAATAATAAAAAATCACCATTTGAAGTAACCCCTAGAAGTGGTAACAAGTATAAATTTATATGTCAAGAATGTGGTGGTGAATTTGAAAGGAATTTAGCAAATTTAAATCAAGTTGATAGAGGTGTGTTTTGTAGAGAATGTAATTCTTCTCAATTAGAAATAAAAACTAAGAATATATTAGAAAAATATAATATAGACTATAAGACACAAATAAAATATGAAGGATTATTAGGATTAGGAAACGGCAATTTATCTTATGATTTTTATCTACCAAATTACAACTTACTTATAGAATGTCAAGGTGAGCAACATGAATCATGGCAAAAAACTTGGATAACTAAGGAAGATTTTGAAAGACAACTTGAACACGATAAAAGAAAAAGAAATTATGCTAAAGAAAATAATATTAGATTATTAGAGATTTGGTATTATGATATAGATAATATTGAAGAGATATTAATTAAAGAATTAAATAAAATAAATAAGGAGGTGATATAATGTTTAAAATTGCAGACTATAAAATAGAATCTATAAGCGACAATCTTCCAGATTTAATTCCCGATAATATTAAACATATTGGAACTGAAAATTTATGGAATGAAGGATATAAAGGAGAAGATATAGTGATAGGTGTATTAGACACAGGAATAAGTACTTCTCATTATTGTTTAAAAGATAATATTTTAAAAGGGAAAAATTTCACTTCCGAAGGTAATTCTGATAATTTTGAGGATTTAAATGGGCATGGAACTCATGTTTCTTCTATAATATGTGCAAAACCTGACGGCGAACATTTAGGCATTTATGGTGTAGCACCTAATGCTAAATTAGTAGTTGGAAAAGTACTTAATAAAAAAGGTAATGGTGATATGGAATGTATAACTAATGGTATTAAATATATGATAGAAGAAAAAGTAGATATAATTAATATGAGTTTAGGTACAAATGTTTATGATAAAGAATTAGATAAATTAATTGAATTAGCAATAGATAATGATATCTTATGTTGTGTTAGTAGTGGTAACAGTGGAGATGGTAAGTTTAATACTAATGAAATATCTTACCCAGCATATTTAAATAATTCAATAGCAATAGGAGCAATAAGTATAGATGATAAAATAACAAAATTCTCTAATTCAAATGATGAAATAGATTTGGTAGCTCCAGGTTACAATATAAGGGGTTGTTATTTAAATAATAAATTTGCCACTGCTAGTGGTACAAGTCAAGCATCACCTCATGTTGCGGGATTTTTAGCTTTATTAAAACAAAAATTTAAATTTAAAAGAGGTAGAAATCCTAGTGAAATGGAGTTATATGCTGAATTAATAAAACATTGTAGGGATTTAAATTTAGATTTTAGATTCCAAGGTAATGGAGTGATACATTATGAATAAATTCATATATGCATTTAATGAAGAAGATAAACATGAACTTTTAAATCGAGGATTAGTGTTTTTATCTGAAGGTATTATAGACAATAAAACTGTTTATATTTTTCTTAATAGTACTAAAGTTAAATTCAGTAATGAAGATAAAAGAAAATTCATGTTTTCTAATAAATTATTTTTCTAAGAAGAAAGGGGGTGTGAATTAGAATTGGGAAATAAACATTTAAAATTATATAGTGAAATGGAAGTTTTTAAATCTTCAAGTGATAGTAGATTTGTAGGATGTAGAATACTTGTATGTCACGACCAAGATAATTTAAATGGTTCTTGGTTTGATTCAGAAACACAAATGAAATGTGCTGAAAAAAGTATTAGAGGTATACCCTTATTAGCTCATGTTTATAAAAATGAAGATGACGAATGGGTTTTAGGTGGACATGATACTAAAGTGGAGGCTACTGATACTCCAGATGGTTACGATTATCAGTTAATATATCTTGAAAAAGCTTATGGATTCGTTCCAGAAGATACTATAATTACACAAGTAGAAAAAGACGGTAAGAAATATTTATCTTGCACAGCATTAATATGGAGGGAGTATTCCCAACAATTACTTGATGTATTAGATTCTAACGATGGTGCATTAGAAGTATCTATGGAAATAAATGTTGACGATTTCAGCTTTAGAGAAGATGGATTCTTTGAAATAACTGATTTTACTTTTTTAGGTATAACAATGCTTGGTGTAGGTGTTCAACCTGCTATGGCAGGAGCTAACTTATCTCTGTTCACTTGTGGAGATGTTAAAACTGAATTAGAAGAAATGAAGAAAATTTATTCTTTAGAAAAGGGAGGTGAAACAATGGATAAAGAGTTTGAAAATCAAGAAGTTCAAGAAACTGAAGAGTTTGAAAATCAAGAGGGAACTCAACAAGAAGATTTCACTCCGGATGAAGAAGAACAAAAAGAAGAATGTTCTCAAGATGATTCTGAAGAAAAGAAAGAAGATAAAGATAAGGAAAATCATTCTGTTGAAGATAACACAGAAGATGAAAAATATACACAATTAAAAACTGCTTTTGACCAATTAAAAATTGAATACGAAGAATTAAAAGCTCAATTAGAAAGCATGAGTGATTATGAAGAATTAAAACAATTTAAAGCTGATAGCGATGCTAAACAATTTAAATTAGAAATTGATTCTATAACTGAAAAATATTCTTTAGATACAGAAGATGCTAAAGCACTTCAAGATAAAGCATTAAAACATGAAATATCTAAAGAAGAATATGAAGGAAAATTAGCTATAATGTGGGCTAATCAAGTTAGAGAAACTCAATCATTTAGTAAACCTAAAAATGGAAAAACTAATTCAGTAGGTATAATAAATCCAAATGAAGAATTTACAGATTCTAATGCACCTTACGGTGGTAGATTGGAAAAATGGAAAAACAAAAAATAATTAACAAAATTAGGAGGTATAAATAATGATACAAATATTAAATTATGTAGAAGATAATTTTGCCAAATCAATAATATGCGAAGATGAAGCATTAAAAAATGGAGAAGTAGTATTAGTAAAAGGACTTGCTGATAATACTTTAGCTAAAGTATCTGATATAGGGGCAGAAGGTGAATGTTATGAAGTAACTGATTTAGAAGATGACGCTAATAAAATATTAGCTATGGTAGCATCTGACGGTCATAGATATGATAAAAGAGATATGTGGAATCATGGAGATTATCCAGATACAGAAGCAGGAAACCCTGTGAGAGGTTATTTTTTACATAAAGGAATGGTTGTCACTATAGAAAAAACACTTATAGACGAAACTGTTGCCGTAGGAGACCAATTAACTGTTAAAGCTAGTTCACATAATCTTAAAAAATACACTGCTCCAGGTGTTGGTGAAACAGGAGCTAAAAGAATAGTTGGTGAAGTTGTAGAAGTACTTACAGTACAAGGTAGAGATATGGTTAAAATATTATTCTATTAAAATCAAAAAACAATTAATAAAATTAGGAGGTTATAAATAATGATAGATAACGATGTTAGACAAATGATAGTAGATTTACATAATGGAGTATGTAATTATTCTAAAAAAGAAGCATCTGATATAATCAGAAATATGATATTTGAAAAAGTAGAACCATTACCAGAAAAGAAATCTAAATATAAAAGATGGTTAGATAGAAATGGTACTATTGTATTTGAATTATTAGAAGAATTAATAACAGTAACACATAATGAAATAACTATGGAATCTTATGGAGATTTAGTTGATGTTGAAACATTCGACTTAGGTGATAAAAAAGAATATTTAGTACAAAATGATGAATTATTTAAAGTTAGTTTAATGGCTACTGGTGTCAAGACTGTTCATAGACAAAGAATTTTTGATAGAAAAGTTGATACTAAAGGTTTTAGACTAGGTATCAAAATCTATGCAGAAATGTTCGATTTCTTAAAAGGTGCTATAGATTGGACATTATTCGTAGAAAGAGTTTCTAAATCTTTTGATAAAAAAATATGTACTTTAGTAACTAAAACTTTATATGGGGCTTATGATACTGCCGGAAATCCAAATTTATGCAAGGCTACTCCAGATACTGCTTTAGCAGAAACATTAAGAGAAATGATAGCTAAAGTTTCTGACTATACAGGTGCAGAAGTACAAATATTAGGTACTAAATCAGCATTAGCTCATGTAAAAACTGATGCTACTTTCTTATCTGACGCAGAAAAAGATGATAGAAGGAATTATGGTTATACTAGAGTGTTTGAAGGTACTCCATTAGTTCCATTACCAAACTATTATGATAAAGAAGTAGGTAAATTTGATATAGAAGATAAATACTTAATTTTACTACCAGCCGGTGAGTCAATTGTAAAATTAGGATATGAAGGTAACGAGCTAAACGTAGCTTAACGCCTCGTATATCGAGCAATCGGTATAGGACACAACTTGAATTGCAGGTAATGGGTAAAGCTCTACACCAAAGCGGATAGTGAAAACTAAAACGTAACGGCACGAAAGTAGAAAAAACGTAGAGATGGTGCATGGTTAAATCCTAAACACTAAATGATTAAATTCATTACAATCCCTGTTCATGCAGGTAAGTTCCCCTGTTATAAATAAATTTATAATATAACGAGGAAAAACTCCAACGACTAGAACGCAAGTTCGTACACCCAAGTGGGTGGAAGTGGGTTGCCCCTATAAATATAGGGTGAAGAAATAGTCTCCTCTCATGTGAAAGCATGAGCAGTTCCTTAGAGAACGGTATAAGAATAACGACCTTATGCGAAGATTAGGCGATGTAGAATTAAACGAAGATACTACTGGAGCTAGAAAAGATTATCAAATCGAAATGGAAATGAACCGTATGGTACATTTAGGTGTAGCTATAGCTTCTACTTACGCTATAATAAAAATACAAAACTAATCAAAAATAATTAATAATTAACATAGCACTACTTTGTTGGTAGTGCTTTATTTAATTTAGAAGGGAGAATAAACAAAATGGAAAAAGTAAAAAAAGCTACTACTAAATCAACTAAAGCGAAAACTGCCAATGAAGTAACTAAAGATGTTATGGAAAAGGTAGAAGAAAAAATAGAAAAGAAAAAAACTAAAAGACAAATTAATATGGAATTAAAAAAGAATCAAGATGAAATATATGTTCAGATTTGTAATATGTCTTTTATGAGTGTTATTTATATGAATAAGAATGAAGAAGTATATTTTGATTTACTTCCAAACGAATATACTGAAATATCTTTAGCAGAATTATGGGAAGTTGCAAATAAATGTAAATCTTTTTTTAAAGATTATATGATAATTGTAACAGACGTATTATCAGATGAATACACAATAGATAATGTTGTAGATTATGTTGGTATAGCTTCTATTTATAATAGCGAAGAAAATCAATTAACTGCTAAAGCTGAAGAATTATTAAATCTTCCAGATGATAGATTTGAAAGAAAAATTCAAAATAGAAAAGAGTCATTCCTAAGAAATCTAGCTTGTAAAGCGATAATGATGACTAAATCAGAAGAAACTGATTTCGAGTTATCAAGAAGAAAAGAAAAAATATTATGTGATTTACTAGGTAGAGAACAATTACTAGATATTGATTAGAGGTGATTAAATGACACCTGTTACAGAAATTTATGATTTGTTTCTAAAACATTTAGGTAAAGATGATTTATTAGAAATAGATGAATCCGTCCTTGAAGATTTATTAGAATCCTACTTATATGTTTCAATATCTAATTTTGAACAATGCAAACAGGATTTAACTATAGAGGACGGCTATTTTAAATCTAAATTAAATTGGAAAGAAAAACAAATATTAGCTAAAGGTATGTTGATTCCTTTTGTGGATACAAAAATACTTAATAGAGACGCTTTAACTATTCATATAACAGATAGTGAGTATTCTATTAAGTCACCTGCAACCTTATTAAATAACCTTTTAAAAACTAGAGAAATGTATGTTAAAGAATTGAGAAAGTTAAGAATAGGTTATGCCACAAGAGGAGTTGACATAAATGAGTAATTACTTTGAAAAATATAGAAAAAGAAATCTAAAAGATTTTAATACAATAGAGGAAAAAGAAAGAAATGATATGATTAACGACTTTGAGTTTTACTTAACTAAAGAGGCTCGAAGTGCTTATGAAATCCAATATACAAGACCAGATGAATTAATAAATAAAGAAACTAATTCATATGAAAGAATGGTTATAAAAGATGTGGCTGATAATGATAAAACAGCATTTGATGAAAAATATTTAGTTTGTAGATTAGAATGTCCTGTAGATGTAGGTAGCTATATATATTGGAATAAATCATATTACATATTAGAATTTGAAGAAGTAATAAGTACAATGACTCATAAAAAGTATACATTAAAACGATGTAATGAATGGTTCAATATTGGATACAAAGGTGAGATTTATAGAACACCAGTTAATATCACAAACTTAACGATGTATTCTAAAGGTATTCACGATTATAAATATATTTCTAACCTAGATGCAAAAAGAACTGTTTTAGTAGGTTCTAATCCGATAACTTCTAGTTTGAACGTCGGTGCAAGACTTATGGGAAAAGATAGACAAGCTTATAAAATAACTCATAAAAATGATTTTGAGTATACTAGAAGAGAAACTCCTGGTGATGGATTAATCAAATGGTTATTACTTGAAACTACTCAATTAGTGGAAGATGATAACGATAATTTAGTTGCTTACAATCCTTTTTATGATTCGTCTGTTAAATACGGAAAGATAGAAGGAAACGATAAAATACATATAGGTGAAGATTTAATTTATAAAATCCAATATGACGAAGAAGTAAATTTTGAATTAGACTTTGATTATGGTTTTTGTAAAATTACTAATACAAACAATAAAGAATGTACTATATCTGTAGATTTAGATTTTGATATTATTGGAGAGGTTATTACTTTAATAGCAAAAAATAAAAATGGTGAAACTATAGATATTAAAAATATAACAATAAGAGGATTGGGGGCGTCTTAAAATGGGTAAGTTAATAACATTTCCCGATAGATATATAAATAAAGTGGGAACTCTTTTAATGCTTGATGATACAATTAATAAAATGTTGTATTATACAAACACTACCGAAGATGATATTTTATCTTTACCTAAAGTAAAAGAGCCTATAAAAAACCTTAATGATAAAAAAATATTTATAGACCGTAGAGTTAATAAACTCTTTGACGCTATATTTGAATCCGATTGTTATATATTTTTAAATATGTATAAAGATGAACCAGCTTCTTTAAATAATGGTAAAACTTCTTCATTTATAAGTTCTTTTAGATTAGATATAGGTGTAGTTTGTCACAATAGTTGCTCCAATACATTAAATGGGTCAAGAGACATTATCATTTACAAAAGAATAAATGAAATTCTTAGAGAAGATGAAAGGTTGGAAGCTATTGGAAAACCAATTATAGGAACTACATCTCAAAACTATTCAATACCAATTGATTATAACACTTATATAACAAGTGTCACAGTGAGATATTTCAATGAAATGTAAATTCACTAAAGAATTATTATCTGGTAAAGATATTGATTTAAGAGAATTTAATTTAGGCATTATTAAACAGCCCAAGATTCAAACCTTTATAGAGGTGGTGGATAGCATAGAGTTTATAAAACCTTTTTACATGGTTCGATATTGGAATAATAATGGTGCTTTTGAAGAAGTGGAAATGCCTTTTAATATATATTATACCTTATCTCAAAAGAATAAATCTTTATTAGTAGATTTAATATTGTATCTTATGATTTTATATGATACAAAAGATATAAAGTTAAAAAATTGTGGAGATAAAGGATATAGTATATTTATTAAATCTCAAGATAATATTGAATCTTTTATAGACGATAGTAATTTTAATATATTGTCTAAAATTGTTTTAGAAATAATGTATTATGATGAACCTAAAAAAGAAATTAAACAAAAGATTGAAGGTTCAGCTGAAGATATAGCATTGTTTGAAAAGTATGAAAAAGAATACAAAGAAAAACAAATGAAAAAAAATGCTATATATTTTGAAGAAATAGTAAGACAAGTGATACATACAAGAAAAACTACGTATGAAGAAATAAAAAATTGGACTGCTTGGCAATTACAAGACACTTATAAATCAATGAAAGCAATGGAAGATTGCGAGTTGGCTTGGAAACTTGCTATTGCGGGAGCATATAAAGGTAAAGAAATTCCTCCTTGGTATATGGGTACAAGACTAATGAGGGATGAATAAATAATTAATAAAACGGAGGTAATGTGAAATGGCACAAGAAACTTTATTCGTAATAGAAGGTGCTATGCAAGGGAAACTTCATCCAAATGGTGAAACTGGAGCAGATAAAGACGTAGCATTAGATTATGTAAATGCATTTAATTTAGGTCAATCAGAAGATACTTTAAATGCTAGAGCTGATGGTAAAAATAAAATAACATTAAAAGCAAATAAAGCTATGACTTTCACAGCAGAAATGGAAGTTATGAATTTCGATATGTTCTTAGTTACTTTAGGAGCTACAAAAGATGCAGAAGGTAAAATACATATAGGTGATTCTCCATCTACTACTTATACTTATACAGGAAAAATGAAATTAAAATTCCCAGACGGTACAAGAAAAATATTAAATGCAACAATACCTAACTGTACTCCACAAATAACTGAAGATTTTGGTACAAGTTCATTAGATTTACAAACTTATTCTGTAACTTTTGATGTAGGTACTGATACAAATGGAGATTTTATGACATTTGAAGAAGATAAAACAGATATATAAAAAATAATTAATAAATTTTAACTTATGGGGGCAGAAATGTCCCCATATTTTTTTATATGCTTTTGTAAGAATATTTGAATTAATGATTTTACAAAAGTATATAAATTATATGGGGGCAAATTATTGCTCTTACAAAATATAGAAATGGAGGATGATTAAATGAGCGATAAAATGAAAGTGAGAGACGGGAATGACGGCTATTCTTACCCTTACACTTCACCAGATTTAGTTGTAGATAAAAATGGGAAGTCTGCTACCACTAAATTTAATGAATTAGAAACCAAGATAGAAACAGGTGGCGGTGTTTCTATAGATGATGTGAATACCAGCACTGATAAGACTTGGTCATCAAGTAAAATTGATGCACAATTTAAAGATATTGCGAACTTATTTAGTACAGAACAAACTACTAATTCTTACAAAATAAAATGCGGAAATAAAGTAATAGCAGAAATACCATTAGGTTCTACTACACCTACTGTAATAAAATATACTATAACAAATACATTATCTAATGCAATTAATAATAATAATGCAACTGAAATAGAGGAGAATCAATCTTATACTGCAACTATTACTGCTAATGAAGGATATTCTATTAATAGTGTTATTATTACTATGGGTGGTACAGACATCACCAATACTGTTTATAATAATGGTAATATTAATATATCTAGTGTTACAGGTGATTTAGTTATAACTGTAAAATGTACAGAAATTGTTCAGCCTACAAGTTATTCTATAATAAACAATTTAACTAATTATACCAATGATAATAAGAAAACTTCTATCGACCCAAATACTAAGTATGTAGCTAAATTAGAACCTATTTTGGAATATGAACCAACTTCGTTGTCTATTACAATGGGAGGAATAAATATAACTGATATAGCATATAGTAAAGAATCAAGAACTGTTTCAATAGACAAGGTTACTGGTGATATAATAATAACTGTTAAAGGTGAAAAAATACCTGAAACTATTATAAATAAAGAAGAGACATTGACTATGGTAAGAGGTCACAATACGGTAATGAGTAGTGGCGACTATGGCAATACTTGGTCAACAGGATGTTATAGCGAAGAATACATCGAGGTTGATACTAATGAAATAATAATTAGTGCTAATTATTATGGTCTTGTTTTAAATATAGTGTGTTACGACGAAAATAAAGTTAAGATAGGTGAAATTTATGGTCAAAGAGGTGGAATAATATATGCACCTTGGACTGGAGATAAGACTTATATGACATTAAGAAATAATACAAAATTCATTAGATTAGGATTTATAAAAGCATCAAATTATAAATGGGTATATAACATTCAACCATTATATAAAGATGTTATAAATGGTTATGTAGTTATCAATAATAATAAATATGTTTTATCTCCTTATTGTAACAATAGTGTTACAGGGGTAAAAAACTTGAAAGTAGATGGTAACTTGTATTGTGGAGATACGTCTACAACTGAAATAAAATCATATAATAGTGCCGTTAATAGTATAACAACATTACATCCTGTTACCACTCCTTTAAAAGATAAATCATTTTATGACATTGAATTTATCTGCGATAAAAATAATGCCACAATAGATAGTTTAGGAAATGTAACAAGATTATCTGATAAAGAATTTACTGTAACAATAAAAGTTGTTGATGGAAATAATAATTATACTACTGATGTGATATTTGAAGCATTAGATGTGGAAAGTGTAAATTCAATAAATACATTGAATATGGGCATTGGTGAAACATATTCTATACCATATTCTACATCACCGGTAATAAATTATTCAGATAGTGTGTCTTTAAAAAAACCAAATACTGACGATATAATAAAAATTAATAAGGATAATAGTATTACTGCATTAAAAGACGGCACTTCTACGGTTAATCTTGTTGCAAAGAATTTTACTAAAACTATTCCTGTAGTGGTAGGTAAAGAAATTTCTAGTACAGATGAGGCATATCTCTGAAAGCAGAATTAGCAAAAAAACAGAATAGAAATATTAATGAAATAGTAATAGTTAACCCTATATCTCAAATGTATATTGGTGATGAATATGTTTTATGGGCAATAGGATTGCAAGACGAATCAGAACATCCTTTTAGATGGGATATGAGGGGTGATAATAATAGTGTTTCTATAACATCATCTAATAATTCTGTTATATCATGTCAATTTGGAGTACTTCGTGCCAATAATATTGGAACTGCTATTATAACTGTAAAATATGTAGGACAAAATATTTCAAAACAAATGGAAGTAAAAGTAATAGAACGTTCTAATATAAATTCTGATGATTTAAAAATATTAAATGTAGACTTAGAAACATATGGATTAGACAATACTGGCGCAAAGGATAGTGGTACAACTAACACACAAAGTATTATCAATCTTTTTAAATATGCATCAGAAAATAATTATAATAAAATAATATTCCCTACTGGAACATATAATGTTCAAGGAGATGTAGGTACTATAGAATATCCAAGTAATATGATAGTTGATTGGAATAATTCTATAATACAATTAGAATTAAGAAAAACAATTGATATTAAAAATTACAATCATGTAAATCCTGGAAATAAATACGCATATCATATGTTTAAAATTTATTGTACTAAAAATTTAACAATCTTAAATGGTAAGTTTTATGGGGAAAACTATATGACGGATAAAAATTATCATATTGAAGCAGAAGAAACTTTAGATATTTGTGGTGGTGATAATATACTTATTGAAAATTGTGAATTTAATTATGCTCCTGGATTTAATGTTGGATTAATGCAAAGACAACATAGAGAAACCATAGTTTCATTAAAATTGAATAATATAGAAATTGGTGGAATAAATGATTTTGGTGAAAATAAAGATATTTCAACAAGATTTAGAACAAAAGATTTTTTATCTTTAGACTCCCTTAATAAAATTAAAGATATTACTTTAAAATTTAGTGTCGGGAATGTTCAAGGAGGTTTAGGATATCCATATGTCACAAGTAGAATATACAATATTTATTTTTATGATGAAAACAAAACTTTTATTAGCAAATTAAAAAATTGCATACAACATGAATTTTATGAAAGACCTTCTGGTTCTGCTTATTGTAAAATAGATTTTTATCAAGACTATCTTCCTACGGAAGCAGACCCCGATTTTGGTGGAGTTGTTCATATTTTAGCAATTGAAGAATTAAAAAATATTACTTTTAAAAAATGTAAATTTAAAGAAGCTATGTCTACTGGTCTTTCACCACAAGGTGGAACAAATGTTTTAATTGATGATTGCGATTTCATAAATTGTGGTTATTACGACCCTTCGGCTCAAATAGATTGGGAAGATAATTCTCATTATATGCATGGACATATCGTTAGAAATTCAAGATTTATTAATAATAATGATGGGGTTAGTTTTGTTATATCAGTAAATAGTAGAAATATAGTATTACATAATAATGAATTTCGAGATACAATTTTAGATTTTAGAGTTAATAGCGAGAACTATAGAATATTTAAAAATAATTGGACTTCAAATGATTCAAATCTTGTTAAACTTGGGTTTAGTGCAAAAACTGATGCAGTTGTAGCATATAACAGTTATATTAAAGGAATACCTTTTAACATAGGAACAACATATGGAGATAATACCATTTGGAATTTTAGTAATATAGAAATTTAGTTCGCAATTTAAAAATATTACGAACACTCACACATTAATACACACAATAAATAGTAATGTATGTTTCTAAAAATACATATCGCTTACACTTATATAGAAAGAAAAATGTAAATTAGAGGGTTATGTTATATAACCCTTTTAAAATATACAAAAAGGAGGATGATTAAATGATTAATATAGATAAAGATTATTTAATTACCGTAGATTTAAAAAATACAAAAGTTAAATCCGATAAAACTATATTTTTCTATAATACAGATTTAAATATATGTAATATTTTTATAAAATTAATTTGTACTGATGAAGATAAAACCATACCAGATGATTTAATAGTTAAACTTGCAGTATTAAAACCAGAGACAGATGAATTCAAACCTTTAGACGCAACATTAATATCTAAAGAAGATTTATTATATCAAGTTGATTTAACTACAGATTATTTTGATATAATTGGAACTTATGAATGTGAAATAAGAGTTTCTGGAACAATAGAAAATGAATTAAAATGTTTTACATCTGAAGAATTTGATTATGTAGTTAGACCAAATATTACTGCTAAGTTAAATAAAAAAATAAAAAATGATAAAAACCTCCCTATATTAGAAAAATTAATAAAAGATGTTAAAGAAATAACTGATGGAATAAGTAAAAATGAAATTCAGATGAAACGAGATGAAAATTTAGTTGGCGATAACAAAACTATAGTAGGTGCGATAAATCAATTAAGAGAAGATGTTAATTCTGGAATCGGTGGAGGAACTGTAGATTTAACGAATTATCAAAAGAAAAATGATGAATTTTTAAATACCGACGAAAAAACAATTACTGGTGGGATAAATGAGGTAAATAATAAAATAAAGGAAGTACAAGAGAATCAAATTGAACTTGATAAAGATGATGTTTCATTTAATGGCATAGATGATATTTCACATGATACATTAACTACTACAAATAAAAAAATAATACCTGCAATAAATGAGGTTAATTCGCAACTTAAAGAGATTGCGAAAAAAACTATTATTGAAGGAAATAAAATATATTTAGCAAAAGCAGATGGAACTAAATTAGATGAAGGAACTGATTTACCTACATCTTCAAGTAGTGGAGATAATATATTTGAAGAGGTTAGTTCAGAAGAGTGTACTATAAATGAAACTGTAAATGCGACAGCTTTATTACAAGGAACAAAAGGGTGCGGTTCACCATTAGCATATGATGAAGAGGGAAATATAATAGCTTATGACGAAGGAAATATAGATATAACAGAACGTAATTATCAAAATGGAATATGCAATCTTTCTCAAAGTGGAGTGATTAATTATGACGATACAAAATAAGTGTAAGATTTGTTGTGCTGATAAGATGATTGTTGGTAGATGGTATAAAATAATAGCATATCCTAGATTCTATACTCCTTTGCAATATTGGTGTAAGTATACTTGTAATGATGAAAATGTTGTGCTTATTCATGATACAATTTATATTAAAGATGAAGGTAATTTCACTATAAATTGTATAGACCAATATGGTAATACAGATAGTAAGACTATAAAAGCTATAAAAAATCCTTTTAATAATATTAATAGAGAATATTATGAATATACACCAACATCATGGGAAGATTTTAAATCATTTGTTACTCAATGTGGAGAAGATTCTTATATTTCAATTCCAAAAGATATTTATAATTTTGAATTGACTAATGAGAGTTATCCAATTCCAAAAGGAACTATAATTGATTTTAATTTTTCAACAATAAATATATCTCACGCAGAACAAGTTGAATATGAAGAAGATGGAACAACTATAAAAACGCCCATTCATTACAAAGGATTTAAAATAGATTCTGATTATAGTGGTTTAATTAACGTAAAAATTTACGGTTCAAACGATATGTATGGTAAAAAAGATGAATATAGTGATAATTGTTTTACTGTCGAATTAGCAAATGCTGAAAATTCTATAATTAAAAATATACAATTTAAAAATGTATGCGGTTTTAATTTTCTTATTTATTCTGATATGGATTATGTAACAATAAAACCTACAATAGCACATGGTAGATGGTCTGATAAAAATAATTATAATGGATACATAGATAAAATAACAGGAAAGTTAATTGCAAATAATAAATGTTGGTGTATGAATGAATATTCTGAATTACCTATATGTGATAATAATACTTTTGTTGTAGGATGTTCTAATGCATGGATTCCAACAAACGTCAGATTGTATAATATTGCTTTTTATGACGCAGAAGGTAATTTTATAGAATTATTAGAAGATTGTCAATACTATAGAGAGTATCAATATCCTATAAACGCTACATATTATAAGCTAGGCATTTATCAAGAAAAAGAACCTAAAAATAAACAGCCTAGAGATGATGTATGTATTATGAGAATATTTCCTTGCAATTTGAACAAAGATTGTATCATAGAAAATATAAATTGTATTTCTTCAGCAACGGGGATTGTTAATGTAGTTGGTGGGAATCAAGATTTACATATAAATAAAATAATTCAACCAAATAATGGATGGAAATATGATTGGTCATTAGATATGGAAGATGCATGGAATAGTTGCATTAATAGCGTGATATCTAATTCTTTCATTTTAGGAAATTCAATATATCATGGCGTTCAAGGATGGACTGGTGTAAATTGTATATTGCAATCTGCTGTTTTTCATAATAATATACATTTCCCTACAATTATAAATTCATATATAAATTCAATAAATATTAATGGTGTAAGATGCAATATAGCTAGTATCAATTCTACAATAAATAAAGTTAATAATAATAATGATAAACCTGTTACTCATTATCATGCAAACGATGGTGAAGAAAAAACTAATGCTGAGATATTTATTACAAATTATAAAAATTTATTAAATAAAAAATGGATGTGATAAAATGGACTTTTTAAAAAAAATGTTTAGAGATAAACAATCAAAAAAAAATATATCTTTTTTTAGTACAGATAATAATGTATTATGTGAAGATGGAAATTATTTAAGAAAAAATATATCAAATATGAATGATAAAATAACTGATATAACTGGAAATATAACCAATATAAATTCTCAATTAAATGTTTTAAATAATCGTTTTACATTACAAGATTGGGAGTTAGTTAAACATGACGTGTTGTCAGCAGATGTAACTACTGTGTCATTAACTCAAAATGATAAAGGCAACTCTTTTTTATATAATGAAGTTATGGTATTTTTTAAAGTACCAAAATTAAGTGAAAAGAAAACATTTAAATTATTGAGGGGTACTTTGACTGATAATAGTGATATGTTAATGTCAGATAATAGTTTTGGTGATACGACAAGAGAAAAATATATAAGATATAATATAACAATTGGTGCTGATACAGTTCATGCTACAAGATATATGGGTAATGCATCCACATATGTTTTAAATGTAAGCTTTGGTAGTGATTTGGTTTCAAATGTTTGGAAACCTGGGTCTTGTAATGTAAAAAAAGTAGATAAATTATTTTTAGTTTTTAATACTGCTATTAATAATTTAGAATTTTGGGTTTATGGAAGATAGGTGGTAAAATGAAAATATATGAAAATGGTATAATACGTGAAATGACAACAGAAGAATTGATTTTTTTTAAAGAACTTCAGGAAAATACAATTGAACAGCCTAAATCTCAACTTGATTTAATGCAAGAAGAACAAGAAAGACAAGCACAGGCAATACAAGATTTGATTATGTTAACTTTAGAAGGAGGTGAATAATATGGCTGAATTTTTAGCTTATAGAATAATACAAGGTAAATTAACTTATAAAAAAGTACCTACAAAGTTAAAGGAGCAAGTTAAACAAATATTAATAGAAAGCGGATGTGAAGAATTAATAGTTGAATAGTTCGTTTAATATCCATTAAGTTCGCAATTTAAAAATATTGTGAATATAAATTTAAAATAATCATATAATATAATCGTACACAAAGCCAGTTGTGTTATAACTCTAATTACTATTTGTATAATGTGTGAAATAGGAGAAGATGTATTAAAATAATTAATAAAGAAGGGAGATTAAGAAATGAAATTAAGTGATTTAACATTAGATATGATTAGAAGTTCATATGACGTGGAAGTAAATGACGAAATAGAAACTGTTTTAGTTTATAATATATTTGGTAAGAATAGAAACGAATTAAAAGAAAAAATATCTAAAGGACTAGAACAAGGATTAGAAGAAAAAGCATTAATGGAACTTATATATAAAGAAGCATTTGAATTAGCTACGGATTTAGAATTAGACGAAGATTTAATAGAATCAATAAATAAAGGTAAAAAAGAATTAATGTTTATTGCACAAGATGTAGATGAAATAGTAAGTGAAATTGTTATAGAAGCCATGTTAGAAAAACAAAACCTATTAGCAAATATGACTTCGTTAACTTTAAGTAAAAGAATATTATTAGAAGCCGAAAAATTAGAAATATTAAATAAACAATGTGAGAAATTAGAAGAGGAAATAAAAGAAATGAAAAAAGGTGATTAATTTGGTTGTAAATGATATTGAAAGTGCAGTCAATTATATTAAATCCGTTGTTTCTACGGCTATGACACCTATGGCGAATAAAATGGTAGATATAATGCAACAAGAAGTAAATGAACAAATATATGCCGACCATGAACCATCTGTATATGAACGTACAGGGCAAATGGGAGAAATAGCACAGATATCAAGTATTGATATGAATTGTGCTGTAGTAGAATTTCAAGATAATGGGGATTGGACAAGTGTAAAAACGGGAGAACATTTCTTTCCAATTATAGGTTGGGAAGCAGGTAAAGTTTGGAGTTTTAAAAGTGATTCTACGGTTGCTTATTATCCTCCAACAACGATTATACCAGATTCACAAGTTAAAATAGCTCAACAAATACCAGAAGAATTAAAACGATATTTGATTGGGCAAGGATTGGATGTTATATAGAAAGGTAGGTGAGGATAATATATGGCAGATTTAACTATTAGGTTAAAAACTTCTGTAGATGGAAGTGGTGCAGAGCAAGAAGTTGCTAAGTTGAAGGAAAAGCTAGAGAAAAAAGAAGTTAATCTAAAATTTGATACTACTAAAATGAAAGCTCAAATGGAAGAACTTCAAAAAGTACTAAACAATGCCTTTAAACTTAAAGATGACCAATTAAACAATCTTAAACAAATACAAAACACTTTAAAAGAAATAAATTCTTTAAGTAAAGACGTGCAAAAAAATTTATTTGGCAGTGGTTCTACTAAGACTTCTACAGGTAATAAAGAATTAGATAATACTATAGCTAAATATAAAGTTTTACAAAAACAATCAGAATCACTTCAAAAACAAATGTCTAAAACTATAAATACTCAAGCTTATAACGAGTTAGAATCTAAGTTATCAAAAATTAACAGTGAGATGCAATCTACTGCACAAAAAATGGACAACTTAAAAAATAAATCTAATATAGATATAAGTAGAGATTTAATAAGTTCATTTGATAAAATTCAACAAAAGGCTAATAATACCTCTGAACAAATTAATAATATGTTCAAAAATAAAAACTTAACAAGTTCACAGATGGGACAACTTCAAGAACTTCAAAATAAAATCAATAATGTTAAAGGTGCTGATTTAAGTCAAATATTAAAATCTGACAAGGCATATGAACAAATACATAATTTAAATGCAGAGATTAGTAATGTGTCGGTGTCATTAAAAGGATTGAATGGTTCAATTACATTCACCGATAAGATAAATACATCTGTTGCTAAGTTAGAATCTCTTAAAGCTAAACTTGCTGAATTAGGAACGAGTAAATTTGCTAATACATCTGGAATACAAGAACTAATAACTCAAATAGAACAATATCAATCAAAATTACGAAATATAGACCCTAATACAGAAGGTGCTAAAGCTGAATTTGATGGTTTAAAAGATAAAATAGCACAATGTGAAAATAAATATAAACAATTTGAAAGTGAAATTTCTACTAAAAGAGCTAATGTAAAATTTGATGCAGATTTTAATAAAGTATCTCAAGATTTAACAAACTTAACAAGAAGATGTCAAGAATTAGGAGCTTCATCATCTAAGGTAGAAGAATTTAAACAAAGACTACAAACTATAGCTAGTATAAGTAATTTAAAAGATAGAGACGCAGAGTTAAAAGCACTGACTAAAGACGTAAGTACTTTTTCTAGTAGTCTATCTAATATTAACGGAAATGGTATAAACGGAGTTGCTAATGGTGCTAGAAGTGCAACTCAAGCAATGAATATATTAGGAAATGCAACCAAGAAAACGTCTGGATTTTTCAGTAATTTAGCCTCTATGTTATCAATGTATTCAATACCAAATATGATTGGTAGACTTATCACTCAAGGTATATCTTCAATTCCTAGTACTATTATTGATACAGATACGGCTATTAAAAAATTATTAAAAGTTGCACCAGACACCTTTACAGGAACAGCCAAGCAATTAGATTGGTTAACTCAAAAAGCAAGTGAGGCAGGTCAAGAGGTTGCCAGAAGTAGTATTGATATAATTGATTCCACTGCCGAGGCATTACAATCTGGTTTCCATAATGTTAGTAAAGCTTTACAATATGCTAAAAATGCATCTATGTTTGCCAACGTTATAGATACAAGCCAAGCAGATGCAGATAAATACTTGAAATCAACATTAGCATCTTATGGTGGTGTTGCAAACTCATTAGATAAAGTCACAATGAAAGTCAAAGGTAACACCAAAGAAACTACCAAAATGATGCAAATGATGGATATGGTCAACTATGCAAACAACAACTATGCTGTTACAGGTAAAGACGTATCTGAAGCAATGATGCGTTCATCTTCTGTTGCGAAAACATTAGGTGTTAGTATGCAAGAGTTGGTTGCTATTATAATTGCAGGGCAAGAACCATTACAAAATGCAAGTAAATTAGGTAATGGTTTAAAAACAATCATGCAAAATATGGCAGGTTGGAAAACAAGTGCTAAAGACGGTAAATAATATTGCCGGTTCGGGGAAATTCGGTCATATATGTAGTAATACATATGGTAAGAAAGACTAAGTCTTAAAAATAATTAATAAAGATAAGTTAATACCGAGTTAATTGAATAAATTAAAACTTATTCAATAATGTAGAGCGTAGAGGATGAAACTATTTAAATAGAATATAATTCCTCCAAGAGTCTCCGACTGTCTTATATGAGATGGAATATGTACGCCAGACTGGATTGGAAATGACCAATCGATGAAAATGAAGGAAACTTCCAGAGGTTAAGATAAAAAACTTAACGTTAATAACAATTCGAGTATTTCAATGAATAAAACAGCAATGGCCATAGAAAAAATAACTGGAATTGATATGCACGATTCAAATGGCCAAGTTAGAGATTTCTATGACATCATGGGCGATATAGCAGGAATGTGGGATAAATTAGATAAAAAAAGTAAATCTTCTGTAGCTGAAGCGATTGCAGGTATATAAATTAATAGTTTAAAAGGTTTAAAAATAATTAATAAAGGAAAGAATAAAAAGGGGGTGAATATTATGATGGAGGAAACTTTAGAAAAATATAATTTGGGTTTAAAAATGTATTTAGAAGGAGTATCTACAGCTAGAATCAGTAAAGAATTAAAAATTTCAAGAAGTAGATTTTCTTCTTATTTAAAAAACCAAGGTATAAAAGTTAATATTATGCCACATAAAAAGAAGATAAACGATGATATATTTGAGAAAATAGACTCTGAAGAAAAAGCTTATTGGTTAGGATTTTTATATGCCGATGGAAGTATTTCAAGTGGTAAAAGAAATGATATAGAACTTTCTTTACAATTATCAGATAAAGAGCATCTTCAAAAATTCAAAGATTTTATAGGGTTTGAGGGAAAATTAATTGTAGATGATTTTAGATGTAGAGTATCTTTTAAAAATAAAAAAATGAAGCAAGATTTAATTAAATTAGGATGTACTCCTAGAAAATCATTGACATTAACTTTTCCAACAGAAGAACAAGTTCCTAAAGAATTAACACCTCATTTTATAAGAGGGTATTTAGATGGAGATGGTTGTATTGTTTGTACTGAAAAACATCAAAGTATAGAAATATTAGGAACTAAAAATATCCTAGAAGGTATATGTTTGAATACAAATATTCCATTGGGGAGAATTTACAAAACGAATTGTAAATCCAATGATATCTTTAGATTAGTAACTAATAAAAAAGAAGATGTATTAACTTTTTGTGATTATATTTATAAAAATTCAAATATATATTTAGAAAGAAAATTTAAAAAATATAAACTATTAATTAAATATTATGCCACTCATGGTAGAAATATCATGTAGATTAGAGGGGTGTATCGGTCAACTAAATCGAAAGATTAAGGTGGTAAGAGAGCCTAAGTCCTTAACGGATATGGTAATACCGAGGGTGTCTTAACAGAGAACATCCGTAACGCATAATAGGTGAGCGATATTGTTAGCAATAATCCTATCACGAGCCTCCTCCACAGTATTATATAGTAATACTTGAGATGGGTTTGCAACCATCAATACCTAACGTTAAACGAGGGTGAAAATGTATGCTGGGCTTATAGGAAACTATAAGAAGTAGAGGATAAAAAGCCTTTACGATAACAAACCGAAAAACCAACTGAACGTTTTCACAGCAATAATGAGTAACTGGAGTCAAGCAGAAAAATTTATGAAAGAGTACGAAAATGGCGACACTTTCGGAAGTTCAATGAAAGAGAAACAACATTCTCCGTACGTACAGAAATGTGCGTAGGACACAAAGTTAAAAGCAGGTAATCCCTAAAGCCTTACACCACAACGTAATTGGTAACAATAAACGTGAAGGTACGAAAGTAGAAAAAACGTAAGGATGATTATATGGTTAAATCCTAAGTAATCTTAAACAATGGGTGTTCATGCAAGTATTAATCTAATATAATTAAAAATCATTTAAAAGATTTAAAAAATAATTAATAAATTAGATTAAACTTTCAACGACTAGGTTGTGAAACCGTACACTATAAGCTATTGATAGTGGAAATACTTTGCCCTTAACAGATAATGCTGAAGGTGAAGAAATAGTCTCGACTCTATATGAAAGTATAGGAAGTTCATAAGAGAACTGCGTAAATGTAGCGAATTTATGTGAAGATAACGAATGCAAGATATATAGACTCCGTGCAAGGGAAACTTACATTACTCCAAGAAAAATGGAGAAGTATAGTCAATACAGCTGTAAGTGGAAATACGGCAAAAGGATTTTTAGACATTGGTATAAGTGCTTTAGACATGTTAGATAAATTTGTTAAGTATATAGATGACATGGGTGTAGGATTACCCGTAATAGCAGGGGCAATTTCTGGTATTTTTGAATCAATAAAATTTAATCAAAGTGGTGGATTTGAAGCATTAATTAATCAAGAAAGAAGATTAAAAGCCGAAGCTTTGAGTACAACTACTGCACTAGAAGGACAAGCCACTGCAACACGACAAGCATCTAGTGCTACGATGGTTGGGACTGCTAATCCAGGATTCTTTGCAACAATAAAAGAAGGATTTCAAGCTAGTTATCTTGGAAAATCTTGGAATGTAATAAAAGGGATAGGTACTTCATTTAAAGAGGCTCGTCAATCATCTGGAGTATTTGCCTCTGGATTAACAGCAGTTAGAAGTGCTTTAGCAGGTGTAGAGGCTAAAGCATTAGGAACAAAAGTAGCTTTAGGAGCTATGAATTTAGCTATGGGCGTTATAAATATGGGTATAGGTATGCTCGTATCATGGGGAATAGGTAAAGTTATTCAACATTTTACAGACGAGGCTAATAAACTTAATGACGCTTTAGAAAAAAATGCAGAAAATATAACCAATTTAAATAATAAAGTAACTAGCTCAACAAAAGCAAAAACAAATTTATCCAATATTAGAGATGAATATAAAAAATTATACGATACAGTAGATAAAACTTCTGCACAACAAGAAAGATTTAAAGAGTTACAACAACAAATAATTGATATTTGTGGTGAAGATATTGTCTTGGGTTAATAAATAGCCCCTATAATAAGAAATTATTATTAGAAAACATATTGAATTGCTGGAAACCCCTTAGAGCCTTAATACCACAACGTAATCAGTAATGATGAGCGTGATGGTTTTAAAAAGTTTAAGGATTGGGCAATCAGCAGGTAAGACTTTAAGTTAATTGCGAAAATAAAAAAAGGAGTGAGTATTCACATGATTAAAAATGAGAAAGAAATAATAAATAGTTTATATGGATTGATGTTAGGGGATGGTGATATCAATGGAGAGTATATTCGTTGTGTCCATACCAATAAACAAAGATTTTATGTTGAATGGTTAGAATATACGTTTAGTTCTTTAGGAATAGACACTCATTCTAAATATGATTATGAAAAAAATACAACATTTGGTATTTATATTTATTCTAATGTTAGAATAAAAATTCCTAATAAAGAAGAATTTAAAAAGAATACATTATTAAATGGTAAAAAATATTTATCAGACACAGTTTTAAACAATATAAATTCTTTTGGTTTATTACTTTGGTTTTTAGATGATGGAAACTGGCATGTTTCGTTTAAAAATAATTATGCTAAAAGATTTGGGTATCTAAATACTCAAGGCTTCAGTTATAAAGATAATGTAAGAATTAAAGACATGTTTAAGAGAAGGTTTGATATAGATTTAAAAATACATACTGATAAATCTGGAATCAAAGGATATAAGAATAGAACATATTATAGATTGTATTTTAACGCTACAAATTTTAGAAAATTTTTTGATGTAGTCAGACCTTATTTAAAATATATACCAAAAGAATTTTATTATAAATTTGATATGAAATATAAACCTAATAGATTAAAAAATAGTATTGAATTTTCAAAAAAATATAATTTAAGCAATTAATAAAAGTAAACTTCAACGACTAGAGCAAATGCTCGTACACTCAAGCGAGTGGAAGTGGTATGTGCCTTTAATAAAGGTAAAGATATAGTCTCAACTTCTATGGAAACATAGAGAAGTTCATAAGAGAACTGATTAGGAAGTAGCGAACCTAATTGAAGATATTGTATGATAAAGATAATAACCCGATTTTATCGATGGGTGGAGATATTGATAAATTAATTGCAAAATATGATAAATTAATCAAGAAACAACAAGAGGCTCTGAATCAAGAATATAAAGACCAACAAAGAAATGCTACAGACAAAATGAATGAAGGACAAGGATTTGCTGGTAAAGATGGGGCTTTCAATAAACAAGCAATTAAGGAATATAATAGACAAATAGAAAACATCAGAAAAAAGAAAGATGAACTTAATAACACATTTGTTCAAACAGGTGATTCAGCATGGCTAGAAGATTATTCAGAAAGGCTTGCTAAATTAAGTGATACGTATGCTAGTGCTAAAGAGGCAGTTGTAGATGCTGAAGCAAAAATAAGTGCCGAATCTCAAAAAATTAATAAAAGTATAGTAAACTCTTTGTCTATAGGTGATGGTTTCAGTAAATTAAAAAGTGACGTTCAATCTGAAATGATAGAAGTTGTAAATGGATTAGATTTTTCTCAATTAACAAGTGGACAACAAAGTTTATTTGAATCGAATATGAAAAAAATGTTTGATTCTGGAACAATAGATAAATCAATAAGAAAATTGTATGATTTACAACAAGCATACGCAGACACAAGTGACATTACTGCTTATGAACAAGGAATTGAAAAATTAATCCCTTCTTTAGCCAAATTATGGGGAGTAAATGAAGATGTAGCTAGAAGTATGGTAGAGTTACCAGAAAGTGCTAAAATGGCTCAAAATGCTATGGATGCTTATTTACGTTCTTTTGGTAAAAACATAAACATGACAGATAAAGAAACTAAAGATTTAATGGCAACATGGGACGCTTACAATAATTTTCTTCAAGATTTAAGTGGTCTTGATACAGTAGAAAAAGACGGAAAAATGGTTTACAACATCAAAGAAGTTAAAGCCACTTTAGAAGATAGTAATTTACCAGACAAAGTAAAAGATTTGGTTAATCGATTGATGGACGACAATGAATTTTCTTTAGACGATATGGAATTAACAGCTAAATTATCTCAAATTTATGTAGAAGATGATGAAGAAACTAGAAATAATTTAATTCAAGACGTTCAAAATCTTGTAGATAAACAATTTGGAAAAGGTAAAATAGATGTAGGTAAACTGTTTGTTACAGGAGAATATGCTGTATCTGATGACGATAAAAAGAAAATAGATGACGCTTTTGCGAGTTTTAAACAATTTGACGGAAAAGATGAAATAGTAAAAACTTTAAGAGCGAATATAGAAAATACCGACCAAGTTGAAAATTATGCCAAATTAATGGATAATTTAAGAGGTAAAGATAAAAACATTGAAACATTTTTTAAAAATAACATTCAAGATTTATCTGAATTGAAATCTTATGAAGACATGATTCAATGGGTATTTGACCATCCAGAAGCAGTAACAAGTTGTCATATAAATGTTTTAGGTGAAGATACAATAAAAACTGCTAAGGCTGAAATAGATAGTCTATTAAATGAAAAAGATGAAAAAGACATAAAAGTAAAAATAGATAAAGCTTTAGCTCAAGGTGACATAGCAACCGTAATGGACTTAATAGGGCAACTACCAGCAGAAAAACAAATTGAAGTTGGAGTAGCATTATCTAATGCATTAGATGAACTTGGAACTGTAGATGCTATACAATTAAAAAATAAAGTTGTAGATGTTACCGTAATGGCTTTTCAAGCATTACAGCAACTTTATGCACTTCAAGGATTAAAAATTCCAGAGAAATATATTAAAATAATTAGTAATAGTGCCGATATATCAAATAAATTAGATAGTTTAAAACAAAAAATAAACGAAATACCACGAAGTATATCAATAATGGCTACGTTAAGCTATACAGAAAAAGGTAAATCAAAAGTTCCTCATAGTGGAAAGGGAAAATCAGTAATGTGGGGAGATTCTATAGGTGAATTTTCTAATATAGAAGATAATCCTTATTCTGTAGAGCAATTGAGTGCTACACCAATGGTGACTTCACAACCTGTAGTAACTGCAAATGATATAAGCACAACAAATTCTACTTCAGATAGTTCTGGTGGAATAAGTACTTATGCTACGAGAGATTTTAATAGTATAGGTGATATAGAAACAGCTTTAACTCCTATAAGCCTTGAATATCAAAATGTATTAGATATGATTGAGTACTCTGTTGAATTATTTAAAGAGTTGCAATATAGAATTGAAACAGTAACTAAGAAAACTTCATTATTAGATAAACAAATGGAAAAAGCAGTAGGTACTGAAAAAATTAAATATCTTAAACAAAAAAATAAATTATTAGAAGAACAGGCTAAACTTCAAAAAGAATATTATGACGATTTAATTTCTGAAAGAGAAACACTTCAACAAAAACTTCAAAAAGAAGGATTCAAATTTAATGAAGATGGGAATATGACTAACTATGAAGAAAAATTATTGGCTATGCAAAAAGAATATAAACGACTTCAAGATGTAGCCGATAAATCTTCTAAAAGTAGCTCTTCTAGTGGTTCTTCAAATAATACAGCAAGCGATAAAGCTAGTAAATATAAAGAAGAATTGGATAAACTTACAAACTTAGCTAATAAATATTATGATATACAACAAAGTGATATATTTAGTTGTGAAGAACAATGGCAAGAAATGAAAAATACAATTAAAGAAAATAATGACGAAATTGAAAAACTAACTAGAGAAGATAAATTGTATAAATTTAGCAACGCCATAACTCAATTAAAAAATCAATTCGATATACTAGGAAATAAAATTGATATAATAGATGTTAAACTAGAAAATTCAAATGGAGTAGATACAATTAAATTGACAGAAGAAAAATTAAAACTTATGAATGAACAACTATCTAAACAAATGGATTTAATGACTAATATGAAAAATAAGATTCCTACATATCAAGAAAGTTTATCTAAATATGGTTTCACATTTGATGTAGAAGGAAATGTAAGCAATATAGACGAAGTATTAAACAGTTTTCAAAACAGTGAAGATTTGGAAAAGGTTAATGATTTATTAGAAGAATATACTTCTTTAATAAATGACGATTTAGCTGACGCAGAAAAAAATTATGCTGATTTACAAAAAAACATAGTAGATTTACAAAAAGATAAACTTAATAAAGTGAAAGACATAGAAGATAAAATCACAGATGTAATAAAAGATGAAATAGATAAACGTAAAGACGCTATAGAAAAACAATATGACAAAGAAAAAGAATTAATAGAAAAAAGAAGAGATGATTATAAAAAACAACGTGATGAAGATGATTATGCAAAAAATTTAAAAGAACAACAAGACGAAATTGACACTATTAATAAAAAAATAGAATTAGCAAAACGAGATAATTCTATGAGTGGTAAATCTAAGTTGAAAGAATTATTAGACGATTTAAAAGAAGCTCAAGATAAATTAGATGAAACAGTTCAAAATAAGGTTGATGAAGACATCGATAATATGTTCCAAGAACAATTAGACGCTTTAGATAAAAAGAAAGAAGATATGACACAAAATATAGATGACACTTATACTCCACAAAAAATAGCACAAATGGTTAAAGATGCGATGATGACTAATACTTTTACTGATTTAAATGGTAATATTACCAATTTACAAGATAAATTGATTGACTTTGCAGAAACAAGTGGAGACGCAGTAGGAATATTAGGTGATTCAATTAAAACAGAATTGTGTGATAATCTTGAAGTAGCTTTGGATTATTTAAAAGACTATAAAGATATATTTAAAGAACTTGGATTCAAACAATTAGGAAATGTAAATTATAAAGAAGGTATGAATAAAGATACAACTTCTAAAACATTAAATGTGGGTGATATCAATATTAATGTTGAAGGAAGTGTTGATGAAAATGTTCTTGATGACATGCAAGAAATGATTAATAAAACTTTAAAAGATATTGTTAATAAATCATTATAGAGGGTTAATATATTAGCCCTCTATTATAAGGAGGGTGATGTAATTGTTTAAAAGTCAATATTTTATTTGGAAAGGAAAACAATCTAAAGATAAATTTTTAAGTATATTAACCACTGATAATGATGTTCTAAATGATTTTGGAGTTCCATATAATAAAACATTAGAAAAAGAAGATAATTTAGATTTATATAATGAAAAAGAAGAAGAACCCGAAGATATAATATTGCAATTATATTTAGAAAAAGACGGAGTGCCTTTAATATGGACTAGTGAAAATTTTAGAGAGATTAAAAAATGGTTAATAAGTGATAACTTTGAGGAATTTATTTCTTATGACAACTTAAATTATGTGTATTATTTAAAATGTACGAAAATACAAAAAAAATTTACATACGGTGAACCTAAAGGTTGTATAGAAGTCACATTTAAACCTTTAAGCCAATATGCATATAAAAAAGTAATTATAGAAAAAGAAGTAAAAGGTAAAGAATTAATAGATATACATAATAGTGGAGATTTAAATTGTGAACCTGTAATTGTAATTGAAAGTAATTGTAAAAGAAATCAAATAGTAAGAATAAACAATTTTGTAATAAATAATTTACTTGAAGAGGAAACTATTAAAATAGACAATAAAATGTGTTTGGTTAAATCCGATAAGCGATATTATCCCATATCAGATTGTAATAGAAAATGGATTAATTTAAAACAAGGAGATAACCAATTAATTGTTGAAGGAGAATGCAATATAATTATTTATTGTAGTTTCCCAGAAGTAATATAGGTGATAAATATGAACGATATAATTATTAAGGAATTAAAACCAATACAAGAGATTACATTGACAAAATTAAACGGAGACGTTATTGCAGAAATACCTATATTTTATTTAACAGAAGAAAGTAGAAATATCGATGAAGTAGACACGATAACTTTTACAATACCTTTGAGATATAGAGATAATTTTTCAAAGAAAATGGTAAATTATTATGTATATGATGAAGTTATAGCAGAAAGATTAATATGCGTTGATGGTGAGTATTTTGTAATTAAAGAAATAAATGAAAATCAATCAAATCATACGAAAACAATTACAGCTTATGGATTGGAAAAGAAATTAGAAAAGAATACAATAGCTTTATCAGATTGTGGACTTATGTTAAAAGATAAAGACGAAGATACATATGTTTATTCTTTTGATGAATATTTATATCAACAAACGGGTTGGAGATTAGGTCATATAGACGATTCAGTTAGATACATGGATAATGGAGAACCTAAAATGCGTATGCAAGAGGAAACAAATACTTCCTTTTATTCATTTATAACTGAAACTATTGCAGAACAATTTTGTTGTGTTCCTATATTTGATAGAAAAAATAAATTAATAAATCTATACGATATTGACGGATTTGGAAATGATTTAAAATTAGTTCTAAATAAAGATAATTATTTAAAATCATTGGAAAAAACTTTTAATTCTTCTGACATTGTAACTAGATTAATCCTTGAAGGCAATGAAGAAGAGTGTATAGTAGAAGAAGCAAATCCAACAGGATTAAATTATATTGAAAATTATTCATACTTTATAGAAAACGAAGATATGAGCAAAGAATTAATTAGAGCTTTAAAACTATTTGAAGTATTAACACCTAAAAGAATGAAAAAATGGAAAGAATATGTAAGTTTAAAAGCACAAAAAAATTCAGAATTGTCTACATTGGATTCTTCAGAGAATATACTTATGACTAAATGTAATCAATTACAAAATATAATAGACGGTTATACGGATATGGAAACTGAAGAAGAATATTATTTATTAGACGATATAAAAAGTGAATTAGATGTATCTAATTTAGAATTGCAATCTGTTTCAAGTCAAATATATAAAATAGAAAAAGAATTAAAAGAATTAGATATTAAAATTAATAGATTAAATAAATTATGTAGAAGAGAAACGTCAGAAGACGACGCAGGTAATTTATTATTCAATGAAAATTTATTAAGTGAATTAAAAGATTACATTTATTATGATACATATTCAGATGATAGTTTTGTAGATGCTAACGAATTAATAAAAACAGGAAAACATATTTTAGAATCTAAATGTAAACCTACAGTAGAATTCTCGATAGATTCTGCAAATTTTGTGAATAGATTGCTAGGTGACAAAATTAGATTAAGTCCAGAAATTCAATTAGGTTTAGGAGACGTTATATCTACTTACGATAAAGAAAGAGATAAAGAAGAATTAGTTTTCTTTACAGGTTGGGCTATGAATTACGAAGATAATAAATTAAGTTTAACCTTCTCAAATAAAAAAACTAATAAAGAAGATACTAGAGTAATTGCTGATTTATTAAAAAAATCAAAAGAAACAAAAAAAATTGTATCAGTTAATAAATGGTTATGGAATAAACAAAAATACAATAAAGTTAATAGTACATTAATGACTGGTATGGATTTAGACTTAGATTTTTCCCCTAATAAAGCTTACGTTGACAGTGTTTCAAGTGTGGATTTAAGTCAGCATACTTTAAATATAAATTTAAATGAAGAATATATTTTAAAGGCGACAATACTACCAGATACAGCTAAAAATAAAAATGTAATATGGATTAGTAGTGATGAAAACATTGCAAGTGTAAGTGATGGTGTAATAGTAGGAAATGGATATGGAGCTTGTATAATAACTGTAATAACAGAAGATGGTAATAAAACAGATACTTGTAAAGTAGTCGTAGAAGTTGATATGGGAGATAGTAGTAATGTTAACGTTACGGGCATTAGATTGAATACAAATTCATTAGAAATAGATAAACATGAATCAGTTTATTTATTGCCTACAGTAATCCCTACTAATGCAAATCAATCAATAACATATATTAGTTCTGATGGTAATATAGCCAAAGTATCAAATGAGGGATTAATAACAGGTGTAGGTCAAGGAAAATGCACTATAACAGCTATATCAAATAAAAATACTAAAATAAAAGCATCTTGTACTGTTACGGTTAGTGGTAAAGAGGCAGAAATAAATATAGATGATTTAGATGAAGTATTAATTATAGGAACAAAAAGAATTCAAAATCTACAAGAGTATAACTTAGCCCCAAAAATGACGTATTTTGGAAATATTGTTGAAGATTTTGATATTACAACTTATCCATCAGACCCAAAAGCTATCGTTGTTATGTTAGGATTAAACAATGACTCTCTATGTGACATAAGTAAAATAAAGACATTGTTAAATTCTATAAAAACTAAATACACAGGAAAATATATATTTGTAGCAAATGAATTACCTGTCGGTATAAATTATGCAACTGTAGATTATAACTATGAACAATTAAATAGTCAAATTAAAAATTATAATAATATGTTACAAAAAATCGCAAATGAATTAGGGTTAAAATCTATAACAGTTCAAGGTGGAATGGTGGAAAATGAAGTATTAGCCTCACATTATACTTATAATGGATTAGACTTAAATGTAGTAGGATGTAAAATGTTATTAAATAATATTAAATATCAAATCAAAAATAATGTTGGCACATTTATTCCTCCAGATGATGAAGATAATGAGACAAATGGAGTAAATTTCATAAGACAAAAAATTATGGAAAAAGCTGAAGAAATAGTTAGAATGTGTGTTAATCATCAAGCAAATTACAGTCAATATTATAGAACTGTAGATTACAGGAATCCAAATACAATTAAAGGACGTTATGAAACGGTTGGTGGCGTGACATATTCCCAGCCATCATGGGTAGTGTTAAATCAAACATATGGATGGGATTGTTCTAGTTATACAGGATGTTGTTATGATTACGCAGGTATACCCGATTTAAAAGGATTGTCATGTGGAGCAGGAACTTTACAACAGAAATTAAAACAACTAGGAGCTGAATATTGGTTATATAAAGAAGAGGGATTGAAAGATGCAAAACCAGGAGATATTGTTCTTTGTGTTAATGATGGAGTAAGTTTTAATAGAAATAATGTATTCACTTGTAGGACACATCATGTTATGATTTACGGATATTCAGATTATGAAATGTATGAGGCATCTGGTTACTCAAGTGGTATAAGAAAAGGAAAAAGAACTTTTGATAAAAATCAATGGATATTCTTTAGATTACCTCAAGTTGCTGAAGCTGATAAAAACAGTTCTAATGGAAATACAAATACAAATGTTTCAGACTCTGAACATCCAAATGTATTCTATGAAAATGGAACAATAGATGGAGTAAATTATGTAGCTAAATTAACTAATTGTTGTATGACTGGATATTATTCAGCAAAATATACAACAGGAGGTTCTGGTTTACCATTAGAAGTCGCAAAAAGTGTCGGTTCATACAATTTACCATATGGTAGTAAGATTTATATCCCTTTCTTAAAAGGAAAATGGGGCAATAAAGATGGTATTGTAACTGTTTGTGACACAGGTGTCGGTGGAACAGATTTCGATTTATTTTTGGGAAAATCTTATTCTGATGTAAGTTCAAAAATGACAAATCCTTTACGAGTGGATGCTTATATTGTTGAATACGGAAATAAATCTTTAGCATGGAGTTATACTCAATCTTATAATTGGGCTATGAATTATTATGGTAAAATAAGTCAGTATAAAACAAGATTTACAAGTTATATGAAATATGGTGGAACTTTGATTAATTTCTGGAAATTCAAAGAAGATGATAAAACATTTTTTGAAAATTCATGGATAAATCAAATCTGGAATAAATAATCAATTTCTCAAAAGGTTTAATTTAAGTTGCAATTGGAAAGAATAAAAAGGGAAACAAAAATAATTAATAAAGGGGAGATATTATGTATTATAATGAAGAGCATAAAGAAAAAGTTGAAAATCGTGGTGATGGATATATTTATATTGGGAGTTATCATTGCGGAGAAATTACTATCGACGGTAAATATTCTAAAAATTTAAGTTATATTAGAGTAAAATGTCCATATTGTGGTAAAGAATATGATGTACGATTGGGAGGTTTTGTAGGAAAACATAAGTGTAAATGTACTAACTGCTGTAATACTTATGAAAATTCTTTTGCTTATTATATTCAACAAGAATTACAAGAACCTTTAAATAAATATTGGGATTGGGAGAAAAATACAGTCAATCCTTATTTAATAAATAAATATTATAAAGAAAAGGTGGTTATTAAATGTGATAAGAAAGATTATCATGGAAGTTATTTTATAACACCTGCTCATTTCACAGAAGAAGCAAGATGTCCTTATTGCTCTAGTAAAAAAGTTCATCCTAAAGACAGTTTTGGACAATATTTAATAAATACTTATGGAGAAGATGCTGTAGAGAAATATTGGAGTAGCAAAAATACTTTAAATCCATTTAAAATAAGTAAAAATAATGCGAGAGATATTTGGATATTGTGTCAAGAAAAAGATTATCATAATGATTATGGTGGGTATAAAACCATTCCAAGTAAATTTTACAATGGTTGTAGATGTTCATATTGTAGTAATCATAAAGTACATCCGAAAGACAGCTTTGGTAGTTTATATCCCGAAAAAGCTAAATATTGGAGTAAAAATAATAAAAAATCACCTTTTGAAGTTTCACCTATGAGTAACAAAAAATATAAATTTATTTGTGAAAAATGCGGACAAGAATTTGAAAGAAGTTTATTAAATTTAAATAAAGTAGATACAGGTGTAGTGTGTAAAGAGTGCAATTCTTCACAGTTAGAAATAAAAACTAAAGATATTTTAGAAAAATATAATATAAACTATAATATTCAAGTAGAATATAATGGTTTAATTGGATTAAAAGGTGGTAATTTATCTTACGATTTTTATTTACCAGATTATAATCTATTAATAGAATGTCAAGGAATTCAACATGAAAAATGGCAAGAGGGTTGGCAAACTAAAGAAAAATTTGAACGTCAATTAGAACATGACCGTAGAAAAAAGGAATATGCAAAAGAACGTAATATTAATTTATTAGAAATTTGGTATTATGATATAGATAATATAGAAGAAATTTTATTAGAAACATTACAGATTAAAAATAATTAATAAATTTAGTATAAACACCTATATTTTATAGGTGTTATTTTTATGTAGGAGGTGAAATGCATGGCAATAATTAATAACGCACCAACTCAAGGATACATTTACATAAAGGATTTATCCATTAAATATAATGAACAAATATTTCCTATAAATAATATATATACAAAAGACAAGTATATCTATTGGAAGATAGAAACTTCTGATTTAGTAAGTTCAAATAATAAATTAGATGACAAAGAAGACTTGATATTTATAATTAAAAATATAGAGGGTGTTAGTGTTACAACTACAACAGATACATTGGAAATGTTATTTGATGGATATAATAAAAAGTCGATAGCAGAGAAATTAAAAGGAGTCACTGAAAACAATAAATTTTATAAAAAACAACTTGAAATCACTCAAGATAATATAGAAAGTTTATCAAAAGAATATCAAGAAAACTTATCATTTGAACAAATTAAAGAATTATTAAATACAGCAATAATAAATTCCAATTCTTTAATGATAGATTTAAAAACCACATTAACCGATAGACTTTCCGATGAGACATTTAATTCAGCAGAAAAAGCAGATGTCAATTATAGGTTAGATACAATCAATAATAAATTTGAAGAAATGCTAGGATATAGTGATGCTTTAATTGATATGATGGCAGAAAATTCTAATGATGTAGACACAACATCTTTTTTAGAATATCAACTATCTTTGCAAAAAATGCTGGCTGATTTAATTGTAGAAATTAAAATCGTCACAGAGGATGATAGAGAAAATATAACATTAGCAGATATTTCTTCCATAACATCTAATATAACTACGATATTGATAACATTATCTTCTTTTAAAGATTCATGTAGTACAATATTGTCTATAGGTTCAGAAGGCGAAAAAACATTAGGGGCTTCAAGTACTATATCAGATGAAGTTTATAATACAAATGCTAGAATAGATGATTTATCTAGTAATATGAGTGAATTACAAGCTTCATTGATTAATTCTTTCGCTAAAGAACAACAAACTATTCAAGGATATTTTGATGCAAATCAAAAGTACTCAAATGACATGTTACCTATAATTAATTCATTGTTAAACGTGGATGGGAAATTAACGGTAGCACAATATAATTCGTTGGACGCTTTAGCAAATGGAATGGTTAATTACGTTTCTAAAATAGAAGCTAGTTATCAATCTTACTATAATAATGAGAAGTTAGGCGATAATAATAAACAATTATTAAAAGAATATTTTGATGATTTTAAAGCAAAACACACAGATTTTATTAATTCAATAAAAGTAGATATGAAAGATTTAATTTTTAATAAAGATGAAAGAAAAAGATTCACTATAAGATTAGCATTATATAGGGAAGCTAGAAATAAATTGAACTCACAAATGTTAAACTGTATAAACTTAATTAATTCAGCAACGAGTGAAGTTAATTTACAACAAATTGAAAAAAGATTAAATGATAAAATCTTAGAAGTTCAAAATCAAGTCAATGATTTAAATTCTAAAATAGGAAATATAAATTCAAGATTATCTAACATAGAATCAAGATTAGATGCTCTTGAAAATAATACAAATGTTTAGAAAGGAGCAAATAGATGAAAAAAGAATATTCGATAATTATTAATAAACAAAAGAGTATTTTAAATCGTCAGCTATCAATATTTCAACACGATAAAGGTATAGATATATATTTCAAATTGATGGATACTGATTATTTAGATTTAAGTTCTAATTATTTATTATCTGATATAGTATTAGTTAGTCCTTTAAAAAAACAAATAAAATCAGATATAGTACCTATTATAGATAATAAAATATTATTTACAATTAATAATGAAATAATGAATCAAATTGATGAAATAGGAAATTATCATGTTCATATTAGAATTTATGACGATAAAGGTGGAAGAATAAAATTACCTTATTTTATAATGTCAGTTGAAGAATGTGAAGTGGACGATGACGATTTATCTTATGGAACAGTTGATGGAACAGCAATAGACAACACAAAAGTTGCTAAATATGGAAAAGAATTAAAAACTTTCAATGACGACGGGTCTTATAATAGAACTATTTGGATATCTGGAGATGTAATTACCGATTCTAAATTGAACAAATTAGAACAAGCAACTAGCGAAATTAAAGATGAGATATTACAGCATAAGACAAAATTAATAGAATTAGAAGAAAGTAAAGGCTATACAATTAAAAAAGGTACAGAAGATACACCTATAATAATATCAGAATTAAGTAAAAGTTCTTATATATTAAAAGGTTGGGCAAAAGATTTTAATTCTAGTACTGAAATAATATATTTAGATGGTAATAGAAATTATGCATATATAACAAGTAATACAGATACTTATACATACGGTTTATGTTGTTTTAATGAAGATTATTTCAAACTATATAAATTTAATAAAATAAAAAATAAAAAAGAACAAATAGTAGATTATTTAAATGTAGTTATCGCCGATGATGAAGATAAATTAAATTTAACCGGAGATAAATATCAATATTTAAAAACAGAAACATTATCGACTATCGTATTACCAGATGTGGATGAATTTATGGAATTGAATTTATTTATTAGACCAACAGTGGATAACTTAATTTTAATATTTCCGAGTATATCATGGAGAACGCAACCGATATTAAAAAAAGATGTATTATGTCAAATAAAATTAAGTTATTTAAATGAAATTTGGTATGGAGATACTTTAATACATGATGAAAATGTACCAATAGTTAAGGAAGACACATCAGGAGGGGTAACAGGAACTATTACAAAAATTCCTTTTAATAAAATTTCTTCTGAAGAGAGTTATATAAATTAGGGAGGTATGAAGCAATGAAGTATATGAAGAATAAATATGGTGATGAGAATGGAAATGTCATTTCATTTTGGTCTACTGATGACAATGTATTGTGTAAAGATAGTAAGACATTAAGAGAAAATTTAAATAATAAAGCTGATAAAAATGAGGTATTCACTATGGCTAATATGGGGCAAGATATAAAAGAGGCAATAACTGGTGGAAGTGTAGCAGTAGTGGGAAAAAATACTATATTAAGTGAAAATATAGTAGATGAACAAGTAACTCCATACAAAACTAATTTTGCCAAATATGGAAATAATATATTAAATATTGATGAATTAGTTGGTGGATATGTATATTCTAATGGGGAAATAAAAAATGGAAATTATGTAACGACTACATATATACCGTTTAGCAAAGGTGATAAAATAAACCTATCTAGGATGGATAACCCAACACAGAATACAAATATGACAAGAAGAGCTATAAGAACTGCGTGTTTTTATGATAATTCTTATAATGTATTAACAGATTATTATTATGATAATACAAATTTTACAAAAGAGTCAATAACTTATAATGGAAATAAAGAAGTAGCATATATCAGAGTCTCTTTTGAAAAGAATCTTGCGGATAATTCAATGTTATATTTTGGTGATGAAAAAATGGAATACGAAGAAAATAAAATAATAATAGATAAATTAAAATTAAATGAAAGCTTAAAAGAAGAAGTAAAAAATGAAATATATTTATTAAATAACATATTAAAAGGTAAGACTATTTTAAATTTTGGTGATAGCATAGGTGCTGGAGATGGCAATAACGGTATTGGATATGCCGAATTATTAGCTAAGAAGAATGATATGATTTGTTATGATTATGCTGTGGGTGGTGCTACAATAACAACTTCTACAAACGATATATTAACTCAAATTGAAAAAGCAAAAAATGATAAAAAAACAGCAGATTATATATTATTTGATGGATTTACAAATGATATTAATAATGGCGCTGTGAAAGATTTAGGTGAAATATCTGATGGATATAGCCAAACAAAAAATACAAATACATTTTCTGGTGCTTTTGAAGAAATTTGTTATAGATTAAAAACTTATTGGAAAGGTGTGCCAGTATTCTATGTTTGTGTTCATAAAATGAGTTCTAGGGATACAGAATTACAGAATACTTATAGTAAAAGAGCCAAAGTATTATGTAAAAGATGGTCTATACCAATTATAGATGTATATGACTGTGGTGGTTTAAATACATATATTTCAGAACATAAAAACACATACACAAATAATTCAGATGGAACACATCCAAATGAATTAGGATATAACACTTTTTATATACCATTGATTGAAAAAAATCTAAAATAATTTAATAATTAATAAAGGAGGTATTATATGTACGGAAAAATTATAAATAATCAATTAGTATATGCTCCTATGAATTATAAAACTTCAGAAGGGAATTTAATAACTAACTTTAATACAAATGAAGACCTAATGAAAAAATATGGGTTTAAAAAAATAAACGGAGTAGAACCAGAATATGACGAAGAAAAAGAATGCTTGATAGTTTCCTCTTTTGAAGAGTTGGATACGGAAATTAAAGTTGCGTATGAAGTAAAAGGTATAGGAGCTTTATTAGATAACAATGATATGACTAAAGACGAATTAATTGAAACTATGAGAAAAGAATTATGTAGTTACAAAGAGGGTTTAGTTGAAGGAACTAAATTTGATTCTCTTAATGATATATTTAAATATATGTTTGAACATTTTACAGAAGAAGAAATATATATTGGTAGTGATATTCCTAATGACCCAAAATATAAATTATGGATAAGAATTTATGAAGAACCTAAAGATGATGACGATGATGGAAAAGATGTCCCAAGTAATCCAACACCTGTAAAGCCACCCGCTGAAGATAAAACTGTATGGGTGTCTAATTTAACTTTAGACTCAACTATAATGGGTTATTATATAGATTCAGAATTTACAAGTGATAAATATCCAGATAAAAATGTATGTTTAACTACTGACCAAAGATATGTTGGACAATATGTTAAATTTGCAGACACTGGAAAGGATATAGACGGTAAGGTATTCCAAATAACAGGAACAATAAGTAATGATGCTTTAGGATTAAGTTCTTCACACAGTCTTCCCGTATTCGCTATAAACTGTAAAGACCAACCTACTGCTACTGCAATAGGAGAAAATACAGGTAAAGCGTATGTGGGATTATTATTATCTTCTACTACTAAAGTTGCAAAAGTAATTTGTAATGCTTTAAATGTTAGAAGTGGAATGGGTGTAAAATATAGTGTATTAGGAGCAGTACCTAAGGGATATACACTACCAATACTTGAAACTTATACAAATACTTCATGGGTTAAAGTAAGCTATAATAATAGTATAGGATATATAAATGCTAGTAGTTCATATGTAAGTATATCTACGATAACAGTTGATGCAGGAGGAACAGGAGAAGTAGGAGGTAGTACAGGATTCACAGTGCCTTGTTATGGAATAGATATATCAAGATGGCAAGGTACAATAGATTTAAAAACTTTAAAAGAAAATGGTAGTATAAATTTTGTGATATTAAGAATTGGTTATGGTAGCAGAAAAGGTGGACAACCTATAATAGACCCAAAATTTGAAGAATATTTAAAATTGTGTGTTGAAAATAAAATCCCTGTAGGTGTTTATTTCTTCTCATATGCAAATACAGTTGAAAAGGTTAAAATAGAAGCGAATTGGGTGGTTCAACAATTAAATAAATATTCTCAAACATTTGAATTCCCAGTGTTCTTTGACCAAGAAAATGACTTAGTTGATAAAATGGGTAATCCAGGAAAAACAGTGTTAACTAATTGTATGAATACTTTCTGTCAAATAATAAATGATGCAGGTTATATGGCAGGAATTTACACTAATAACTCATGGGCAACAAGTTATGTGAATTGGAGTAATATAAAATATACTGACCACATATGGGTAGCTCAATGGAGTTCAGCTTGTACTTGGACTAGAACCGAGGTTAAGTTATGGCAAATGTCAGCTACTAAAAGACTTCCAGGACACAATGGAGATTTAGATTACGATACTTGCTATTTCGATTATCCAACATATGTAAGAGCTAATCACAAAAATGGATTTTAGGAGGTGATTTAATGAATTTATCAATATTAGGCAAGGTTGATGGGGCATGGCAATCATTAGGAACAACTACAGTTGGAGATAATTCAAGTTCAGTTACATTAGGTGACGATTATATTTACAATAACATAAATGGAATGATAGTAGAATGTATGACTATTTCATTAACTGCTGATGGTAGTTCGGAAAATATAACACAAGAAATCACATTAAAAAAATCATTTCCTAATGTGATTCTCACAGTAGCTTGTAGTTGTGAATCTACAAAATACATTTATAGCAATCTAAATGTTGTAGCTGTTCCGTCTGGAAAAGATAAAGTAAAAATAGGATTAAGACATTTGGATTCAAAGATAAAATTAGAAGGTAGTTTTACAGTGTTTTTAACTTGTTTTGGTAAATAGGAGGTGATATGATGTACGGTAAATTTAATATAAAAATAAAAAGTGGTAAAGCGACATTAGATAGAGATGTATTTTTAAGTAAAAAAGATAAAGATATAGTACTTTATTTTACTGTTGATGGCTTTCCTTATAAGTTTTCCAATGGTGAAGGTATAGAAGGTGCTAGTTATTCTCAAATAACATTAGAAAAACCTAATAAAACTAAAGTAGTTCTTCCTAAAACAGCAGTGGATATCAACGAAATAATTTTAAAAGTAACAGAAGATATAGTTGATGAAGTTGTAGAAATAGGAGATTATAATTTTCAAATAAAATTATTTGGTAAGGATAACAGTGAAATCCATTTACCTATAGTTTATAATCAATTTCATGTAAATCCCATAATTGATTATTCAGAAGATACTTCAAGTGGAATAAATCAAGGTGGTGTAGGAAGTTCTCATATAACTATAGGAGACCCCATAAATATATTTGATGTAAATAAAAGATATAATAAAACTACATGGTATGATAAAGACACTATAACAGCACAAAAAATGAATAAAATAGAAGATGCTTTATATTATTCATTAGACAATTTAGTTGTAAATAAACTTCCTGTAAACGGAGAAATAAGTTTATCTTTAGATAAATATCAAAGTGTAACTACAAATAATGATTTGGTTATAAAACTTCCTAGTATAAGCTTTCATAATGAATTTATACTATACATAAATACATCAGAAGTGATTTATGCAACATTTAGAAGTGCAGAAAAAGATTATATTTATAGACTTGCTAGAGGTTATTATAAGTGTAGATTAAGTTATATAGGTACATGGTTAGTTGAAATAATTATGGACAATAACAATATTGATTTTGATGGATTTGCTAGTGAAAAAGACATAAAAGATTTACAAGATAGTGTTAAAACTACTCTAACAGATTTTAAAAATAATTGCGATAAAAAATATGCTGATATAAATCATACACATGATAATTACATCGAAAAAATAAATGAAACAAAAGGTTTATTAGTTAAAGAGATAGACGGTTACAAAGGTATGATTACTGAAGATGGCAATGAAACTAGAGCTATTCGTACAACCAAAGAAGGTTTAATACCCTACGGAAGAGGGATAAGTTCTAGTTTAGGTTCAGAAAAATATAGATTTGATAAAGCTTATGTTAACAAAGCTGATATAAATGAAGTTAATTCGGTAAAAAATGTAACAGATAGATTAGATGTTAACGGAGATATAAATGTTTCAGTTGAAGGAAAAATAGATTATAACGTTGACAATTCTCAATTTGAAATGAAGAAAAATGGAGAAATCAATAATAGTAGATTAGCATTAGGTTGTATTGAAATAAATGGAATCAGAATTTATACAGGTTCAGAATTTCCTTCAGATGCTAGGGTAAATGATATATTAATAAAAATAGATGGAGCTTCTAGTGGAGGAAGTACTACTCCAAGTATTGATAAATATGTTATTTCAAATAACTTAACTAATGTAATTACAAATAATGATATGACAAGTATAGAAAAAAATAAATCATATAGTGCAAAATTAACAGCTTATAATGGATATACTATTAATTCTATAGTAGTTACAATGGGTGGAACAAATATAACTTCTACTTCAGTGGCAAACAATACAATTAACATATCTAAAGTTACTGGTAATGTAGCAATTACAGCAAGTGCTACAGTGACAACTATCACAACTGTTCCTAATCCTGTATTTGAATTAAATGCATCTAATTTTACGAGTGGAGCAAGTAAATGGGTGGATTTAGTAGGAGATAAATCAGCTACAATTAATGGCACTGTGCAAAAGGTTAATGGTAGAGTTAGATTTGATGGAAACAAATATTTCTTATGCAATGTTAGTTCATTAAATTTAAATAGTTATACATTGGTGGCTAAAATATTAGTTAATCCTACAAATGCAAGTGTATCATCTTCTGGCGATAACATTGTGACTTTAGGAGCAGGAACAGGAAATTGGACTGATAATATGGCTTGTAATATAATGCCTTCAAATACAGTTTATCAAGCTACAATCAATGGTGATAGTGTAAAAGGTAAAGTTGCTACAGGAGAAATAATTTTAATTATGAGATGTGATTCATCTAAAAAGCAATTAACTTTAAATGTAGGTGGTACTAAATATCAAGGAATTTATACAAAACGAGCTTCAACATTAAAATACTTATATAATGCTACAAATAGTTATTCTGATTATGAGTACATTAAAGTATATGATTCAGTTTTAACAGATTCACAAATTTCAAATATTAATTAGGAGGGATTTTTATGAGTGGTATATACATCAATAAAAATGGTTCATTAAATAACATACTTATCTATAGAAAAACTTCTAATGGTATGGAAATTTGTCCTGTTTATAAAAAAACTTCTAATGGTATGGAAAGAATAGATTTAGGCAATGGCTCTTCTGGAGGTGGAGGTTCAACTCCATCTTCACCATATATTATAAAAGGTTATGCTGATTGGAGTGGAAGTTATCGTGGCTCTAGTACAACTGGAACATTTACAGATAATTTCAACGATGATAGAAGAGATAGAATATATCAAGGTTATTATCCTAATTTTAATTATTTAGGAATAATATGTTTTAAAAGTTTATTTGAACAAGCTAGACAATTAGGAACAATATCAAGCGTGAAATTAAAATTAACTAATTTACATTCGTATTATTATGCAGGATTAAACACTATAATAAGTGGAGCAACTAATATGAATACTTATAGACCTACAAACTTTTCAATGAATAATGTTAATTCTACTCAATATTGTAGTAGTACTCATTTTAATAAAGGAGGAACTTTAACATTAACATTAAATAGTACAGCAATACAATCTATCCAAAATGGTACTATTGATGGTTTTAGACTATTAGCACCAACTGGATTCGCAGTTACAGATTATGGATATTTTAGTGGTACGGGTAGTACTCGACCATATATTGAAATAACTATAACCTTATAATAAATAATTAATAAAGAAAGGTGGTGCTAATAATGGATTTATTGGAGGTGTTAAGTAATTATGGTGCAATGGGTGTTTTTGTAATATTAGTATGGATTTTAATACAACAAGTTTTAAACGAGGCTAATCAAAATAGAGACTTATATAAAACTTCAGTAGAAGAATTTCATAAAACTGTAAATGAATTCTCATTGACCATAAAAGGAATAAGTAATGAAGTAAGAGATACAAATGTTAAAATTGACGATTTAAAACATGATATGGATGATTTAAAATTGGATATTAGAGATATAAAACAACATGAAAGAGAAGGTGAAAAATAATGATTGATTTAGATTTATACATGAGTTTAATAAATGGTGGTGTAATGTTATTTTGCTTAGCGATTGGGTATATAATTAAAACTTCAATACCTAAAATACCAAATAGATATATACCTTTAATTATGGGAATTGTAGGTATGCTTGTTGCAATAGTTAATGCTCAAAGTTATAATTTTAATGTAATTTTAAGTGGTTTAATTACAGGATTAGCAAGTACTGGATTGTATGAGGCTTATAGAAATTTAATTAATAAAGATAAAAAATAATAATTACTAAAGAGTAGATGTTAATTTGTCTACTCTTTTTTTTATTTTATAAAGGAGTTGATTGATAATGAAAACACAAAATGGATTCACATTATTAGAAACTGAAAAAGAATTCAAAGAATGGTTAGATAAACAACATCCAACTAGAAAAATAACTAGATTACAAGTACACCATATGGGATTACCCGATTATTCAACTTGGAATAATACAGATAAAAGAGTGTATGGTGATAATAGAGAATTAGGGAGAACTTTAGCTTTAGATGCATATGGAAAACAAACTTGGCATAGTTCTGACGGTTATGGACATTATATAGCACAACATTTTTCTATATTTCCTAATGGGAAAATAACAACTGGTAGACACTTAAATAGTACACCTATAGGTATAGCAGGATGGAATACTAATGCGATTTGTATTGAAATATATGGTAATTTTGATAAAGGGCAAGATATAATGACAAAAGAACAAAAGAAAGCTGTTATATTTGTATATGCTTTACTAGCTAAAAAATGCAATATACCTATAACTTCTACTTATATAAGACCTCATGCATGGTTTACTTCTGGTGGTACTTGTTTATGGAATTATTATCCTGGTAAATCAAGAAAATCATGTCCTGGTACTAACTTTATGGGATTTGGAAATACTAAAAAAGCATTTGAAAATAATTTCTATCCATTATTAAAAGCATATAAATATGGAGAAGAAGTAAAAACTTCAAATGAAACTACAGTTGCCAATAAAACAATAGAAGACAAGAAAGCTTATAATGTTCAAGCGAAAGTAATTAATTGCACAACTTTAAATGTTAGAGATACACGACCAGATAAAAATGGTAATTTAGGTAAAGTTAAATTTGTATTAAAGAAAGGTGAAATTGTAACTATAGGATATTCATTGAATGGATGGGTATCTGTTTATACAAATACAGATTATGGGTTTGTCAATAAAAAATATTTAGAAATTATATAAATTTCCGAGTATTGCAGAAATAACGACGCTGTAAAATCGATTCTAAGGCGTTTGAAATTTCTCATAAGGTATTTATACCTGTAAAAATAAACATAAATAAAGGGATAGGTGTTTTAAATTAACATCTATCCCAACTTTTTTATTTTTTGGACTATTTCTTTTTACGTTTATGTCCTTTTTTCATTTCTTTTTCTCTTGCTCTTTTTCTTTCTTCCTTTATTTTTTCTTCGTGTTCAACTTTTAACTCTTCTCTCATATCTTTTAATACTGGAAATAAAATTTTATCAAATCTTGATTTTAATTTCATATCGTTTTTTATATCTTCATATTGAATATCCATATAGCGTTCAATATAATTTACTAAAAATGAATCATATTTGTATTCGCATTGCTGTCTTAAATATTTATCACTTGATTCCCATAATATTGTATTTTTAAGTCCTCTTCCTAGTTCTTCTACATAACTATCAAACTGTTGTAATTCTTTTTTATTCATTTTCATAATATATCCTCCCTAAAATAATAAATCAAAACTATTAAAAAATATTAATATAGCAAAGAAAATAATGGTTGCAATCATTATATGTTTGTATGGTTTTACTAATTTAAAAGATTCTTCTAAAACATAACTAAGTATAATTAATAATATAAAATTAATTAAAAGTTTCATTTCTTATCCCACCATTCAACTATAAGTGTACCTATAAACCAACTCACACAAGTAAAAATATACGTTGGTAAATCTACGGTATAACCTAAACAACTGAATATTATTCCAATCAAAAGCCCCATTAAAACTAGAGTTAACACAAGCATATCATACCTCCTAATCTATTAATTCTAATTCACTCTCTTTCCAAGCCACATTGTCATTTGTATTTAAACAATAATAATTTTCTGAAATGAATTTACTTGGTAAAAATTTATCAACTATTATTCCTATCTTTACATTGTAACATTCCATGATTTCATTTTCCAAATCTTTGTTATCTTTTAATATTTTATCCAATTCACTTTCAGTTATTATTAATTTAACCTTATCTCCTATTTTCATATCTATATCTCCTCTCTTAAAAATAGTTCTATACCTTCATAACAATTACTTTCTTTATGTGAAATACTTAGACATTTATTATCTGATTGGTATTTACATATATTACATAATTTATATTTGCCCAATACTTCGGCTAATTGTTCTAATGTTAATTCATGTAATATATCATATCTGTTCATTTTATCACGTCCTTTCTACACTTATATATTATCGGATAAGCAACTAAAATTACCTATCCGATAAAAATTTTATTAATTATTTTTTATTCAATCCCCGTACTTCCTATTCCGCCCATTCTCTCAATATCACAATCGTCATAATCTGTTGTTAAATATTTTTTAAATATCCCTTGTAATATTCTTTCTCCAGCTTTTATTTCTACTGTTTTATCTGTTAAATTTTTAAATTTAAATCCTATATTACCATCGTTATCTGGGTTGCTATAATAATCTGAATCTATTATTCCTACAGTATTAATCAACATCAATCCTTTTTTAAATCCTATACTACTTCTTGGTACTATTTCTAATACTTCGTCTTCTAACATATATGCTTTTAAATCAGTTTGAATTGCATCAGATATACCATTGGGAGGGATAATTATATCTATAGGAGTACATATATCATATCCTGCTGATTTTTTAGTTCCACGTTTAGGCAATTGTATATCTACGTCTGGATGTTTTCTAAATTCATCAGACACAATTTCAAATCCCCTTACTTTTTGTGAGACACTTTCTTCTATTTTTAATGTGCTTGTTGTATAATCGACACCTAATATTTTAATTTCTGATTCATTTACTAATTCTAACGCATCTCCATACCAAAAATAATCAACATCGTTTAACACATAACATTTACCAAAGATAGCATTATAACGTATATCTATTATTTCAAATTCCTTCCCTCTATATTTTAACATCTCTGGAATTATATCATGAAAATTATATTCATTTAAATCCTCTCTTATTCTTACTTTATCACCTATATTAAAATTCATATTACATCTCTCCTTTATTAATAATTTATATATTTTAATTATTGTGGTTTATTTTTTTGCTTTTAATTTATCGTATTCTTCTCTTGTTATTTCAACTTTGTTATTTCCATCTGGGTAATAGTAGAATTTATTAACTTCAACCCTTTCTCCATCTGGAGTTATTATATAAAAATATCCTACTGTGTCAAAATCTCCATGTTCTGGGTCTGTTAAAAAGTCCTCAACATATACTTTATATGGCTTAGTTGGTGGATAATATGGAAATTTTATAGGAAATAGTTCATTCACTAATCTTGTAGCTCCTCCCCAACCATATGTTACTTCTGAATTTATATCTACTGCTATATCTCTGTTCATATCTAAATATTCCACTTTTCCGTCTGGATATACTGTTTTGAATAAATCACTCATTCTTTTACATGCATATTTCCAAACACCATTTTCTTCCATACTGTTTGTAGTTTGGTATGGTTCACTCCAATTCTCTGGAATATCCTCTATTGCTGTAAGTGGCTTTCCATCAATTAATCTGTTTAACATTATCTGTGTTACTTGAATAGATAGTCCACTATGTCCGTCCTCGCATAATGAATTAAATGCTCTTAATGCACTTTCCGCACAAGCTCCTCCATAATCAAAACCTTCTTCTGTAGAATTCTCTTTTTTATATATTTTAACTTCTTGCTTAGCCCATTCATTCATTTTCATATTACATCTCTCCTTTATTAATAATTTATATATTTTAACACATCTAAATCATTCATTAATATACCTATATTTTTGAACTCTTTATACGGTATACTTTTACGCTTGTTATTTTCTTTAAACTTTTTGATTGCTAGCCCACTCACTAAATACACTTCTTTAAATTCTCTAAATTCTATTATAAAGAATACATTATTTGCATAGTTTTGAATCTCATCAATTAAATCATATTGATAGTCTTTTATATTTGAAAGAGGAAATGAAGTTTTATTAGCTGTTGTTTTAGCCTCAAATACTATGCTTTTTCCATTAGGTAATATACCTATGTAATCTAGACAAGGTGATTGTTTTTTAGGAAAAGCCGATACGATTTTAGCTCCTTTTCTTAATACTACAAATTCTGTTGGAATTTTAAATATATAAGCCTTCCCTTCATTCCTGTATTTTTCAAATTGTTTTGTTAATCTATTTTCAAATTTAGCACCTATTTTATTACTTTTATTTGGTATAATAATCACCTCCTTTCTATTTAGATTATTAAAAACTTATTCATTATTTTTGTCTTGCAATTTTTTAAGTCTTTCTATCTCTCTATTTAAATACCAAAATCCTTTTTGAAGGTCTTCGAGTTCTTTATTTGGGTCTTTTTTTCCTGCTCGGGACACATATTTTATTACATTTCCTCTAGCAAAATTTAATTGTTTATCTTCTATATAATCCATAACTTCTATCTTGGTATCTGTGTAATGTGAAGGATGATTAACTGTGTCATTTTTAACTTCTTTAGATATTTCAGAATCTTTTAACTCTGATTCATTTACTTTATTCCCTTCTTCTATTTTCGTATTCACTGTTTTTTCCTCCTCTATTAATTCTAATACATTTTCTGACCAATTCCAGACTTGTTTATCTATATCTAACTCTATCCCACCTTTACCAAAAGTTCTTATTACAGTTGCCTTTTTACCTGCAAACTCTTCCATATAACGATTATATCCAAATTCGCATTCACTCAAATTTTCTTTTATTCTAACTTTATCTCCTACTTTTAAATTCATATTATAACTCCTCCTCATTTAAATCTTTCATTATAAATAAACTATTATTATCATTATCTGAAATTATTACATATCTACCTTCATTATTTATATTTATATTAGATGATAATTTGATATATTTTCCTGTTTGTAATGCATTAATATATAATTCACCTGTCATACTATCAAAATCCAAACTAACCCTTTGTCCTACGATTTCTTGCAGATGTTCTATTTTTGAATCTATGAATAACATTACCATAACAACATCATCTCCTTAAAATTTATTATTTTTATTAATATTTTATTTAGAATGTATTTTACATTTTTATTATCACCGTTATCGAAAATCTATAAAAATCTATAAATTAAACTTAAATAAATCTTCATTCCTTTTTCATTCTATTCTATTTCAGAAAAATACCTACTATAGTTATTAATAGTCCAAAGGCGTAAATTCGTGTTTAACGAAACACTACATGTTATAGAAATTCTTATAATAATGACTTTCCATAATTCATAAGATTAATACTTGCATTAAAATCTCTATCAATAGTTAAACCACATTTTTCACAATAATATGTTCTATCAGATAATTTTAAATCTTTCTTTATATTAAAACAATTACTACATATTTTGCTTGATGGGAAATATCTATCTACTTGTTCAAATCTGATACCATTCCATTCGCATTTATACTTCATCTGTCTAATAAATTCATATAACCCTATCTTTTGAACTTGTTTAGCAATTGATTTATTTTTCATCATATTTTTAATACATAAATCTTCCATAACTATCATACAAGGTTTGGTTTTCACTATTGTAGAAGTTGTTTGATGTATATAATTTAATCTTATATTATGTAATTTTCGATATAATCTATTTATTTTATTTTCAAGTTTAATTATATTATTAGATTTTTGATAACTCCTCCCTTCTTTATTTAATTCATATTTTTTACTTACTTTTCTTTGCAATCTTTTAAGTCGTTTTTCTAATTTCTTAATAGTTAAATCTTTGTTTATATTTTTAAATATCATTCCATTACTACATATTGCTAATTCTTTTATGCCTAAATCTATTCCTATTACTTCATTTGTTAATTTATGCATTTCACTATCTACACTTATACCTACAGTTAATATCCAACATCTACCATTATATGATACATGAGGATTACTAAATTTAATTATTTGAGTCAAATCTATATTATAGCTAGATTTATATTTTACCCTACCTATTTTTTCTAAATTAACAGTATTATTTTGGTAAAATTTAATTTTATCATATCTACTATAAAAGCTTAATTTAGACTTTCTTTTACTCTTAAATTTAGGTAAATTGGCTCTACCTTTATAAAAATTAGTATAAGCTTTATCTAGATTTCTAATTGATTCTTTTAACGTTGCACTAGATACTTCATTTAACCAAGTATTATCTTTTTTATATTGAGTAAGCATTTTACACAATTCATTACTAGAATATTTCATTTTATTTTCTTTATATAATTCATTGTTAATACCTAAAGCCCAATTATAAATATATCTTTGACAATTAATATGTTTGTAGAATAATATTTCTTGTTGTTTTGTAGGATATAATTTTATTTTTAATGATTTCATCTTACAATATTATCACCTCCTTTTCTTATATTAGTGTATTAACAAAACTGATATAAAAATTACCTATGTTTATTAATTATTTTTAATTTATATATTCAATAATATTACTTTATTTTCTTTTAAACTTTTTTGCACGTCTATAATTCTTTGATTACTACTACCTCTAAAAGACAATGTTGAATCCTTTAATTCTTCTATATATTCTCCGTCAACTAAAACATCTATTAATTTTAATATTTCATTGTTTTTTATACCCTCATATTTGAATCCAGTATATAACCAAATATCGTGTGTGGGATTTTTCTTTTTATACTTCTTTAAAAAAGGAATTAATTCTCGATAACTATAAATAGGGTCTCCCCCACTTATAGTTATTCCATTTAATAAAATATTTTCTTTGCATTTTTTTATAAATTCATCTTGTAAATCTTCTGTAAACTCATAACCATAATTAAAGTCCCATGTTTGTGGATTATGGCAGTTTTTACAAAAATGAAAACAGCCCGATACAAATATTGTATTTCTTAAACCTTCTCCATCAACAACTGAATCATACACTATTCCACTAATATTCATTAATATCACCAACAGAATGTTTAACTCTATCTTCCACTTCAGCTATTTTACCATTGTTAAATTTAGAATAATCAGTAGTTAAATAACCTGTGACACGTCTAAGTCTTTCAATTTTATTACTGCCACATTTTGGGCAGTTTTCTTTTATTTCTGAAGAATATCCACAATTCATACAAGTATCTATTGGAAAATTTAATGCAAAATAATAAACATCTTTACTCATTGCATAATCTATTATTTTTTCAACAGCAGTTATATTATTCATAAAAGATGATTCTAATTCAACATATAAAATATATCCACCAGTTGCTAATTTACTAAAAGGTGCTTCTAAATCTATTTTGTCTTTAATAGATATTTTTTCATACACAGGTATATGGTGTGAGTTAGTTATGTATTCTCTATCTGTAACACCTTTTATAATACCATATTTTTCGACTAATTTATTTCTTAATGTAAAACAACTTCCTTCTGCTGGTGTAGCATAACAACTAAAATTTAGATGATTTCTTTCTACACACTCTTTTGCAAATGAATTGATTCTTTGTACTATTTTTAATGCGAAATTATAAACATTTTTATTATATGTATGAGTTTCACCAAACATAGCATACATACATTCTGCAATTCCTATATATCCTAAAGCTAATGTGCCATGTTTCATCGATTCTTTTACATCTTCTTCATCTTTCAGTGTTCTTCCTAAGAGATTCTTCATTAACCCGTTGTGATGAGTAAAGAATCCACTTTTAGATTTTTGAGAACAAATCCATTCGTATCTATCTAATAATGCTGTTTCAGATAATTTTAGATTTTCTTCTAATTCATCCATAAATCCGTCAATATCTGCAACATCTCTTTCACCTAAACAAATACCGTATCTAATTCCCATATCAACAAGATTCAATGTTACAGGTGTTATATTACCTCTACCAGATTTGTGCCAACCCATACCATTTATATCATATCCCAATCTCGTCCTACATCCCATAGTTGCTGATTGGGTATCTGGGTCATTTATATCACCTTCACCCTCTATTGTAACATTGCAAAAATTAGGATATATTCTTTTTGATAAAGATTCTAAAGCTAATAATTTTAAATCGTAGTTTGGAGTTTCTTCTTTGTCATTTATTCCTTTTGCATATTTAAATATACTTATTGGGAATATTGATGTTTTATTAAATTTACCAATACCATTTATACTAGCTGTCAATAACGCCTTAGATACTAATCTTCCTTCTGGTGATGTGTCTGTCCCAAAATTTATACTTGTAAAAGGAACTTGACTTCCTGCTCTAGACTCAAGAGTATTGAGGTTGTGGTATAAAGACTCTGCACCTTGCATGGTTTTTTCTATAGTATGTCTTTCTGCAACTTTGTAATGTTTAGGATAAAATAATTTAAGCTTTTCATTTTCTAATTTTATAATGTCTCCGTTGGTATCTTCTATATTTTTCATTATTAATTCTGCGTGTTCTTTACTTATTCCATCTATATCCATTAAAGCATTTCTAAAACTTTTTTTAAAGGTTATAGCTACATAAGGCGATGCATCATAATCTATTTTATTACTAGCGATTCCACCATATTGACATTGAGAGGCACATTGAAATGTTACTGCTACTAATTGAAAAAATGTCATAATATCATTTGGTTTTCTTACATCACCATTTCTAGTTGTAAAACCACCTTTATTATTAAATAAATCTTCAAAATCTATAAATAAACAATTATGCATCCCACTTGCATAATTATCTAAATCGTGAGTGTATAATAAACCATCTCTATGTGCCTTTGCAACCTCTGGTCTCATTAAATTATTCAAAGCATATTCTTTTAAAAAATAAGAAGTTACCTTGGAATTTTTGCCACTAAATGAAGCCTCATCCACATTTGCGTTTGAATTTTCTATGTTTTTCATTGCCATAATTTCTGATATTTGTTTTTGAGATTCTTCATATAGTCTAGCTTGGTTCTCTCTAGTTCTTTTTCTTTTTTCTCTATAAAGTATATATGCCTTAGCTACTGTAGGATAATTTTTTTCTATTAAAGTTTCTTCAATAATATCTTGAATTTCTTCTATAGATATTTCGTTTTTATCTGATATTTTATCCAACACCTTTTCAGTTATATCATAAGCTCTATCTGTATTTATATTTACTTCTAACATTGCTTTTTGAATAGCTACTATTATTTTGTTTTTATCAAATGTTACTATATTCCCATTTCTTTTTTTAACTATCATAACATCACTCCTTATTATTAATTATTTTTATAAAATCATTTCTAATACAAAGAATAAAATACTAAGTAATGAACAACAAATACCTATGTAAAACCATTTATGTATTCTATCATTCACATTATCACCTCCTTTTATCTATATTTCATTTCTTTATAAATGTCTTCAGCTTTACGATATTCTTCATATAATTCAATTTCTTCTTTTGTAGCATCTCTTATAACAATTAAATCCATAAATAAATCAAAGGCATCGTCAATCTTAACGACTTTACCATTCTTTATAAAATATCTATCACTACCTAATGCTTTTGCCACCTTATCCTCTAATCTTTCATAATTTGCTTTTGCTTGATATATATCCATAATAATTCCTCCTTATTAATTATTTATTTTTGTTAGTTATTTTTAACAAGTGTCCTCTTTCATATTTTATATTAATTTCTTTAAGCAATTTTATCAGTTCTTTCTTTTGTTTATCATTCACATTATCACCTCCTCCATATTATTATATTAACATCAGTGGTAAATAAATTACCTATGAATTTAATTATTTATATACCATCTACTCATTATTTCTGTTGTACCAAACCCATCAAATCTATTCCACTGACTGTATAGTGGATAATAAATCTGAATATCGCTTCCTTTAAGTCTAAATCTATCGTGTGTATCAATACATTCTATTTCTTTACCCTTTCTTAATATCTGTTATAAAATTTTTAAAACTAGAATTTCTATTCATAATTTTCCCTCCAATTCCAATCTGTATTATCTCTTATATATTTTAAATTTTCAATCATATCTTCTACTGATTTTTTATTTAAAAATAATATATCTATATCACTTTCACTTCTAATTTTTACACAGTCTTTGTTTGTAAAAGGTATTATTCCCATCTGTTGTTTTTGTTTATTTTTATTTTCATCATAACTTATAGTTAAACATCCAAATACTTTTCGGTAATCATATCTATCAGTTACATTCACCATATAATTCATCCAATACTTATTTTCTCCTAATTTAACTTTTCCCTTCATAATATCCCTCCTTTTAATATAAATTAATAACACCATAATTAATAAACATATTCTCTGGTTCTTTATTAATTATTTTCTTTGTCTTATCTAAATCAATCTCTTTGAATTTATTATAATTCATATCAAATAGTACACAGCTATATTGTAAATGATATGTTAATTCCAAATATTTTTCATATGATATTACTCTAAATTGTAAATGTAAATTGATATCTAAATTATTAAAATAAAATTTCAACACAATTAAATAAAAATCTTCACATTTAATTTTGCTATATGTCAATGATGTTCCATAAGAGTTAATACCAATAAGCATTTTATTTAATGTATCTTCTACATTTCTGTCTGATACAATTAGAATTATATTAGATAAGTCAATCAAATTGCAATATTCACTTCTTATATTAAAACTCCAACAGTTTAACAAATCCTGTATTGTATCTACCATTTCTGTTCTATTTATTTGTATAACATCCAATTTACATCAACTCCTTTCCATATTAGTATATTAACATTAATCAATAAAAAATTACCTATGAATTTGAATTTTATTATTAATCAATTTGAATTATGAATGTTAATGAATAATGAAAAATTGTGAGGAAAGAGTTTAATCGATTTTGAATTAAACTCTTGACGAATAGCTCACGCAGTGCTCTTATCAGTTATTATATATATTTCTTAAGAAACTTTAATTTTTAGTTTTAAAATATATCGTATTTATTATAGTATTTTAAATATTGCAAAACAAATTTATCAGTTTTTATTAAAATTTATTGTTTAACCATTTTTCTAATAACTCTCTCATTCTTTCGGATGGTATGTATAAGTTAATTTCCTTTCCGTCTCTCAATTGACTTCTAAATATCCATTGAATCAATTCGCTTAGTCCCCAAGCATCAACATTTACTTTGATATTTTTATCCTTAAAAAATTTAATTATCATAGGATTGTAAAAAGCATTAATTGTATATGCTAAATTTTTCTTGTGTCTATATTCGTTTGTTGCACGTGCATTACATGGTACAAATCCTTTGGTATAACCTTCTCCTTTACATTTAGATTTATAATCCTTGAATGTTGTCCACATATTATCTTTTGATTTACCTTTACATATATTTCTAAAAAAGTTCACCATATTTTTACTCAATACATCAAATGCATCTGTATTGTTTTTAGCTTGTTCATCATACCAAGATTTAGATAACGGATTTCTTCTTTTATCTTTGGATTCACCTATTTTATTTATTTTTCCATCTTGACATATGTTTATTAATTTTTTTATATCAGACAAATCTTCATTTCGATTGTATTCGCTTAGCTCATATTTGTTGTTTATATTTTTTACAGATTTGTATTCATATTCAATTCCATTCATATCATAATATGATTTTTGCATTTGTCCTTCAAACATATATGTTAAGATGTATGTTTTAGAAAGTGCACTCATTATCCTGCATGGGAAAGTCCATAACATGAATTGCCCTTCAAAAATATAAACGTCACCTTGTTCAATTGCACTTCTATATTTTGAAAGTGTCCCTTTATATTTTTCATCTAACCATGTCAATCTCCCGTTTTCATCTGCTGAAACTTTATCTTTTAACAATATTTCTTTATCACTATCTGTAATGGAAATTTGTTGGACAACATCAAAGACTTCATCAAGTATTAATGTGTAGTCGTTTTCTTTTAAATATTTTAATGTGTCATTATTAACCATAGCAAATAAAGAATGGGTTGAAGCGATATTTTTACCTTGACTCAATAATTTATTGAAGTCTTTTAGTTTAGACCCCTCACCTCTTGAAGTCTTAGGTTCATAGAAAGCTCTATCTATACACCCATCCAACACTCTTTCTACTTCATCTAAATATGGTGTGATATAAATAAATTTTTTATTTGTGTTTGTATTCATATAATCGATTGCCCAGCTTGTTTTTCCAGAGCCACAAATGCAATCAACTACTGTTACTCCACATTGATTCTCCATAATATTACCTCCTTTTAATTATTTTTTAATAATAAATTTACAAATAATTCTTCCAAAACATTAACGACAATACTATTTCCTGCTTGTTTATATAGTTGAGTATCACTAATTTTATTTTCTTTTAATTTAAAATAATCTTTGTCATCAAATCCCATCAATCTAAAACATTCTAATGGTGTTAACCTTCTTATATCATAGTTATTTATTTCATTAATTTTTTCTAATAAATCATTACTTGATAAAAATTTATTAGTATATTCTATATATTCATATGGCAAATCTATATCAATAATATAATTGTCGTCCATTCTACTTCCCGCTTTAGTAGTTAAAGTATATGCTATATTGGCATTCTTTTTAACATGAGGTCTAAACTTAAACGTATTTCCTTTTTGTTCCTGTTTAAAACTATTATTTATATAAAAATCTTTTGTTTTTAATAAATTATATTTTTTATCTACATTTTCTTCTAACAAGTCTTTTAATGTTATGGTAAGTTCTTTTTCTTCTGGAAATTCATAAGGTTTGTGTTCACCTAATACACTTATACAATATATTCGTCTTCTATTTTGAGGAATTCCATAATCTATAGCATTTAATACTTTATAATAAGATGTATATCCTATCTCTTCTAATACATCAATATATTTTTGAAAATTATGTATATGTTTTTTATGTAACACATTCCTTACGTTTTCCCAAATAACATATTTTGGTTTACAATGTTTTATTATCTCAACGCTATTCCACATCAAGCTACTTTTTGTTCCGCTACCTTCGTCAGCTCCATCTTGTGTCCCTACACTTGAAAAGCTTTGACAATTATGTACTATACAACCATTAGCAGTAAAAGAATGGGTATTTTCAACCGTTATATCATAAGTTATATCTTTATTATGAGTATTAATAACCTCTCGTATTGGATACCATATATATCCATCTTCATAAAAAGCTTCATTACATGAATTTCTAAATGCTATTTGATATGTGTCATTTTGATTAACTTCTCTACCTTCTATAATATGTTTTTTTGGTCTTTCTGTTTTATATATAGAGTAAGGAGCGTTATATGCTTTAGCTACACATTGAGCTATCCCATAAATTAATTTCCTACTTATACTAGTTGCTCTCTTGCCATTATTTATATCACATCCATCGGCATCAAAATATCCATCTAAAAACCCTTTTAACAAATCGACTGGTAAGTCAAATACAAAACTTGGAATAAATTTACCCATAGCACCTTTCCCAAATTGGTTTAAAAAATGTGCTAATTCTTTATTTGGAAACTGATATTTAAACGTAGTACTGTCTTCTACTTTTGTGTAATTAAATAATCCTTTTATTTTATCTTCAAAACCTTTATCTTCATGTTTTCCACAACAAATAATTATTCCACTCAAATTATTATTTCTATCTTTTCTTCTTCTTGTCCAACCATCACCTAAATATCTTCCACATAAATACCAAAATCTCGGATTGTCAAAATATTCTTTTAAATTATTTTTAATATAAGTCGATTTACCTCTTGTGCATAGCACACCTTCCCAGTTAGGTAATGAATTATTATTGTTTATAGCTACTCCTAAATAATAATCTTTACTTAATTCATCACATCTAATCCATTTTGAATCACTAAAACTCCTTTGGTAACTTTGAGTTTCCTTATTCCATACTCTACTTTTTTTTCTAACTAAAAATTTATGATTCTCTGTTGTTTTCAATTCATCCAATCCCATCGCTTTTATTTTCCAAATCTCTTTTTTACCTTGATTCATAAAATTGATTACTTTATTATAATTATTAGTATGGTCTAAAACATAGTCTCCAATTTCAATATCTTTAATTTCTTTATAACCATCATTGGTTAACACTAATGTATCTCCAGTAAAACAAGGTGACCCATGTGTTATAATATCTATATTTTTGGGCAAATCAAATATGTTTATTTTTGTTATATCTTTTAAATTTAATTCCTCTGATACGTTATGTATTATACTATAAGATTTACTGGCAAATTTATCTATTTCACAATAATTAACCAATTCATAATCAACACCTATATTATTCAATGCTTTTTCAAATGCACCTATCCCACTAAATAAACTTAACATTCTCAACTTTTCCATAATATCTCCTCCTTTAAATTTATTATATTTTATATTACAGTATTAACATAACTTACTTAAAAATTACTTATGGATGAAAATTATTTTATTAATTATTTTCATCACCCTATACAAATAATTATACCACACTGTAAAAAAATTGTCAATACATTTTAAATAAAAATCACCACCTTTTTACAGATGGTGATGAAATTATAAATTACTATAGAATTCTTGTTTAAACACTCTTATCATTAATGCTCTACTTGATTTGTTATTAACAATTGTATAACCAGTTCTGGTAGGCTTTATAACACAGTTCCATATAGAATTATCTTTGCTATAATCTATATTTTCTAAAGCTTTCATTTCTTCTTTCCAATTAGATTTTCTCTTTAAATATAAATCTTCTGCGAGACTGACATAACAGTAAAAGAAAATATCCTCGAAATTAATATATTCTTCCTTAAATAATAAACGATTCTCATCAATCAAATTGGGGAATAAGTTAATAAGTTCGTTAAAAAATGCAGAAAGGAATATATAAATTTCTTGTTCCTCACTCTCGTCTTTTATACTTGGGAAAGAAGAATCAATAGCTGTTTTTAAAGTAAGAAACGTTACTATATGTTGTGTGTCGGTTTTCTGTAAGTATGTCCTTCTCGTGTCTATTCTATCTTTTAAAATACTATGTTCATTAAGTTTAGTTGCTATTCTATTAGATGCTTTAGTACTGTCGAAGCTTTCAGCTAGTGACTTACTAATTTTCAGACCTTTAGACATTTGAGAAAATGTGTTTTTAGCATTTTCATCATCTAAATGTAAAATTATAATTGGGAATAAAAGTAATTTTACGTTTTCAATTAATTTAGGGTCATCAAGAATTTGTGCTGATTTATAAGCTTTATAACAAGCTCTAACCCTATGATTTCCATCTAATATAGATAGCGAACCTTTAATAAATAATTCATTTTTGTCTTTGTTATAATTAATTAATCCCTTACTATTATCAAGTACGTTGAATGTTAATTGAGTAACGGATAATTCACCTTTTAATATTAAGTTTGCCATCTCATTTATGTTACTTTGTTTTACTATTGTCTTTTCTACTATTTTATTATTAATTTTTCTATATTTTATGCCTCTTTGGGTGTTACTATAATAACATAGTTGTTGTTTCTCAAACATTTCACCAATATCCCATACGGACAAATAAGTTAAGTATTTATCATTACCTATTTTCGTAACATTTTTAAATGTTTTAAAAACAACATATTCCTTTTCATTTTCTTTATAGATATTTTGTAAATCTAAAATTTTCACATTAATCACCTCTTATATAAATGATACCATATAGAGATGATTAATGTCAATAGTTTTTTATTTTATTAATTATTTTCTAATCTGTAATTTCAACTTCATACTCATATAAACCGTTATATAAAATTTCAGATATTTGTTTTTTAAAGTAATCAGCCACCTCTTTGATGTTTCTTTCTTTGTGGTATTTGTATACTTTAAAAGCTTCAAGTTCAGTTTCATAATATCCTAAGTACTCATATTTAGATTTTCTAGTTTCAGGATTTATCAAATGACAATGTACTTGATATTTTCCGTGTTTATCCTGATATGTACCTATAGCCGATTTACCTCTAATTTTATCGGATTTAACAAATAAAGTATTAATTGTATGTGGTACATATATACAATTTTCAGGTGAATATATTTTGTTATGTTTTACTAAAATATCTTTATCTAATTCCATTCTTTCGCCATCAATTGTATAGTAATTATCTTTATCCCAGTCACCAAAGTTTTGAAAATTATGAAATTTTTCTGATACTTCGCAATATTTATATGTAGGATGTTTTTTATGTTCTTTTTCAGAATAACATCTTTGCATCATATGGTACCAAGTAGTATAAATTCTAGTATCTTTACTATTTTCACTTGCCTTATATTTACCTTCTCCAAAGTAACCTACACCATATACTGTTTTTTCATAAGGACATTTAACACTACCATTTTTAAATTTGTCGTATCGCCTATTTTTAGCAATCCAATCATATTCTGGAAAATACACATCTATATCTGAATATTTTCTATATTCAACTATCACCATTTCACTACCAAAGTTATTGATATTCCTTTCACCAATCCTATTAATTTTACTCCCCATAATATCATTCCTTCTTCCTTTTATAATTCTTATAATATTCCTTCTTTATTTCTTTCTTTCTTTTCAATACTCTTATTCTAGCATACTCTACTTGCTCCTTGTCTATTTCACTTGCAATATAATAAATATTTTTATTAATTGTTGCTACTGCCACAGTTCCAGTCCCAAGAAAACAATCAAAGACTATCCCTCTTTTTTTTACATACATATTTAATAACCCTTTAACTAATTCTGTGCTAAATACATGATGATTAAATGTTTTAACTCCTTTGTCTCTAACTGGTGCATTAATTATATTAGATATATTAGTATATGTTTTTTGCCCTGTCATTCTAAAACTTTTAACCTTTTTATTAGTCTTGTAAGTTTTAAATTCGTTCTTTCTGCAAAATAAATATATTTGTGATACATTTTTTGTTGATTGATTACAACTCATATTATCTGAAAGAATGTCAGTTTTATTCCAATATATAATGTCACCTAACATAAATTCCGTATCCATTTCTATTTCATTTATTATTTGAAATATTTCACTTGGTTTCTTTCTGTTATATGGGATTTCAATTAATATTGTTCCATTGTCAATTAATATTTTATTAAAGTGCTGAAATAGATTTATGTAGTCCTCCCTAGTTAAATTAGGGAGGCTGACTAATAATACTATCTACTTTGAAATTTTCATTAATCATATCATTCATTAAATCATGACAATTCATATTATATATTTTATTCTTTTCGACCATGTATTCTCCTTTCTTAATAATATCCATGTTGAATATACATATTAAAATAATGTTCTACTATATGTCTTTTATTTAGCTCTGACTGTTTAACATTGTCATTTAATTTAAATTTATTTCCTTCTTTATGAAAATGTCTATCAAAGTTATACGTTTTCATATTACTCTCCTTTTAGTTTTTCTTTACCCTCTTTTAATATTTTATAAAATTCTTTTTTGCTTATTTCTCTACCACAAGTGTGTTTTTCTGGACAATAACCCATAGATTCACATTGAGGAACTAACATTTTTTCATATCTATTATCTGTATTTAATACCTCTTGTTTCATTAATTCTGCAACTTTTCTTATAGGTAAATCGGCTCTAACACATAATCTTTTATGCATAAAATGTTCAATCGCCTCTAAAGTAAATCCTATTCTTAATTTAGTCTTAACTCCTATTGGTAGTAAAGTTCTCATTAAATCATTTGCTTGTTCTCCTGTTATTCCCATATCGTTATAACAAGCTCTCAATACTTTGTATCTAGCTTTCATCATATCCTCTGCTTTTTGATATTCTTCCCTTAATACTGGGTCATTCATAACTTTTGGTGGTACATAAATACTGAAATTATCGTCCATATCTACATATCTTTGAGATTGACAGTTTTTAAACACACCTATCTCATGTCTCATAATTTGGTCTGCTGTAAATCTAGGACATTCTATTTCAAATATAAAATAATTACCCCTACTTCCAGATGTATGTCCTTCTTTCATACAAGACAAGCCTACTTTTTCAGCATATTTTTCATCTGTATCATAACAAATACATGCTACTTCACCATGTTTTTTAATAAATTGTTTTACCTCCTCTTTGTTTAACAAAGTTACTTTTATATCATTTATAGTATACATATTATCATTCTCCTTTTATTAATTATTTTTATTCCATTTTATCTAACATTTCTTGCATAACTTTTATTGAATCTTCTAAGAATTTTTTATCTACCAAATCTATATTTATATAATCTGGTACAGTAATTACGTCTCCTTTGAATATTTTCCTAACACGATTATGAAAATCTGAAAGTTCTTCGTCCGTAGCTATTGGTTCTCCGTCAATTGTTTTATATCTAAATAAAAGTATATCTCCTTCTTTTGGTTTTAATACGTTTATTTCGTATTCTAATTTATCCATGATAATTCCTCCTTTATTAATTATTTTCAGAATCTTCTATTACTTTTAACATTGCCTTATTTCCATTATCGCTATTAAAAATATTAAATATAAAAAACGTACTGTTTTCAAAGAAAGTAAATAAGTTATAGATAGGTAATATAGAATTTATTATTATTTTTTTTCGTTTAATATGTCTGTCATATATTATTATTCCTAATTGATGTGCTAACAGCATATCAACAAATTCTGTATTTTTATTTAAATCATTTTTTAGTTTTAATCCTAATATTATATTTAAAATACTTATTACTCCATATATTTTTAATAACATTTATTCCACCTCACTTTCATAAACATTTATTACTCGGAATAATGGTAATGTATTTGATATTTCGTCATATTTTTTTTCATATATTGTACCTTCTGCTATTCCACATAGAAAAGTTGTTTTTATTTTATCCATCATACCTATATCATCCCCTATTGTTTCTGTTATAGAAATTTTATAAAGGCTATCATTATTTCTAATTGCACTTAATAAAAATTTTCTAGTTTCATCCGTAAACACTTGATTATCTATAAACAACAGTGTATCTTTTCCTTTCTTATAAATTTTATAACCATTTGCTGTGTTTATATATAAATCATCTATTTCTATATTTGCTATGCTTCTTACACAATACATATTATTCTCCTCCTTATTTGTTATTTTTATTAATATTTTATTAATATTTTATTAATATTTTACATTTTTATCACCTCCTTATATTACTATATTAACATTTATAACTTGAAAATTACCTATGAATTAATAAATTTTATACCAAAATCTTTAAGTCTTTTTTTAGCTAAATCAATATAAAATTGTTTATCTAATTCTGGTAAAACTTCTAACACTGATTTATCTATCACTTCATCATTGTATATCATAACTTTTTCTGGTGTGCTAGCTACTTTTTCTATTTTATCTGCTACTTCACCTTTTTTGTTTTTAAAATTACATTTTACTTTTGATAATCCTGGTAAATCTTTCGTTGTTGCGAATACTCTATTACATTTTGTATTTAATATTTTATCACCCCACATCATGTAATTGTATGTACTTCCTATCTTACAACACATTTGGAATTTTATGAGTTCGTCACAATTATTAATTGTTTCTTCTACAGGAGTTTCATGTAATAAATATTCTACTACAGCATCTGTAACTATAGACAAGTTATTGTCTATAGGTGAATATTCTTTCACATATGCACCTTTTCTTTCAAGTTTACCATTTTCAAATTCAAATACATAATTATTTACATCTTTTTGCATTATGTTTTTAATTAAATCATGTTCTAGTTTAAATCTAGTACGTTTTTCCCATTCATTACATATTTCTTTATATTGTTCAAATTCTGATTTATTTTTTAATAATACAATTATACCATCTGTGTTAGCCTGTATAAGTTCTAAATCAAGATTACTTTGTTCTAATTTTTCAAGTAAATCAGTTAAAAACAATTGACAATTTATACATATTTCATTTGCTCTTTTTTCATCAAACATTTTACTCCATTTATCTTTGCATATTCCGTATGTAGCATTACCTCTATACCGTTGGTTTCCCAATACTTTAACACTCGTTAGAGTCGGAGTAGACTATATCATATAAATTAATCTATTAACAATTAATTTACCCTTGCACTTCCAAACAAGGAATTTCACCTTGAATGTACTCTATTCACTTCCAGTTATCGTATTTCTCGAATAACCACGTTTTCGATAGTCGTTTAACCTTTAAATTATGTTTTTATAAATTTTCTATCCATTTAACAAAATCACATTTTCGTGGAGAACCACAACAGGCTTTGTAAACCGTTGGGTTTCGTTTTATATCAAATTCAGATTTAATAATATTCAACAATTCTTTAAATGTAAAAATATCTTTCAATTCAATAACTCTACTGCGTATTTTTTCACATCTTACATTGTATTCTTTTTTATTTTTCTCATTAGCTTTATCTAAACCATGTTTATAATTATTATTATTATTACTTTTATTTTCAAAAGCTTCTTCGATTTCCCAACCTAGAGTTACTATTCTGTGATACAACGTGTTTGGATTTATGTTTAATATTTTTGCCCAATCTTGCAAAACATGAGTTTCACCTTTATACGTTATATTTCTATTAACTCTAGTGTTTCTAGTTTGCACCTTTTGTGTAACCCATCTACAATTGCTCGGTTCGTAATTTCCATTCACATCTATTCTGTCTAACGATAAACCTTCTCGATAACCATTTTCATACGCCCAAGTTCTAAACGTTAAATAATCATGTTCACCATTCCATTTATCATAGACTTTGATTCCTCTCCCTCCATAATCACAATATTTATTGGCTTTAGAATTGTTACATCTACTTTTCATTCCAGCCCACACATGATATAATTTCTCTTTTGTATATTGAGTTCTACTTTCAAAATAATCATTTAAAGCACATCCACATGATTTAGTATTTCCACTTGTTAAACAGTCACTTCTGACCGATTTGATATTCCCACATTCACACTCGCATAAATAATATTTTCTTCCATTTTTACTTTTTTCTTCATCTAATTTTAAAACTGTTAATTTTCCATATTTATTACCTATCATATAATCACTCCTTCGCACAGTTTTAAAATTTATAAAAACATAATAAATTTGGCACAGGATTACCCTATCTTTTTAGACTTAGGCTTTCCCTGTTAGCATATTCTCTAGTTATCATTTCCTATAACACCTAAACGTAGAATATACACCCTAGATTTCTAGGTTCACAAGGTTTTGAATAGACACTAATGTTACTCAATGACTATTTTTAGGGGTGCTTGTCCTTTTTTGTCACCTAAAGCTTTTAAGCGTAGACGTTCATCCATAATTTCATTAAATTTTTCGGGTTCATGTACTGCTCTACTTAATAATTTATAATTACGCATTATGGAAGGATAAAATGCACATTTTGTGTAGACTATATCACATTATATATTCTTTTACCAAACATATAATCCTCTTCGCTTCCAATGTCGTATTAATAGACATCGTACAATACTAACTATATTAAGACCGTTTTTCTCGAATCTTATAGACTTTCTTTAGTCGTTGGACTTCTTCACAATTATTAACTATTTTTATCTAATTATTATTTGATAGTTAATAATTGTGAATTTAGCACAGGATTGGGATATTTCCGTCCCCTGTTAGCATATTTCTTAACCGTCATTTCCTACGGCTACTAATCGTGAAATACACACCAAGTAATAAACTTGTTCAAAGAGGTTTTAGTTGCCCCATTCTGTTAAGGCAACGTCTGAATGGACAATTAATTCATTTTCTTCTACTTTATGGAAATATTTTTTTCTAGCTGAATGTAATCCTCCAAACCCATATATCGTATTTATACCAAATACTTCAGTTTCTAATTGCATTTTTTTATTAGTTCCTTTTTCATTTACATAAATATATTCTCTATGAGTATCAAACCAATCTTGAATATATTTATATTTATTCAATTTTATAGTTGGTAAAAATTCATATTCTAACCCATCAGTAACTCCATGTTGTCTTTCAGCTTCTAATATTTCAGCACTAAGTTTAGCTTTAGTTTTGGAAAATGAATTGATAGGTAAATTAAATTTTTCAATTAAAGATTTATGTGCTTTAAAATCATTTATTGTAGCTTCAAATACTTTTATTGTCTCACTAACGTCATGTTTACAATATTTAATTGTTTCTTCTATTTCTTTCATTGTTAGTTTTCTATCTATATCAAATGGCACATCTGTTTCTTTTATATTACTACCCATAAATAATTCAAGTTGTTTTAAACTTTTATTTAAAATTAAAGTGTCATAACTATATAGTTTAATTTTATTAAATGTTCTACATATTTCGTGAGGTTTTTTCCCTTCTATTAATTTATCATTGATTTCTTTTGGATTCATATTCATTAATATACCTTTAAATATCACGTCGTCATAATGCCTATTGTTAAATCCAATAAATATAGTATTGTCTTTGAATTTATTATAAAGCCTTATTAATTTATTTCTGTCATTTACAATAACACATTCTTGTTTTGTAGAATAATCGGTTAAACAAACTAACCAATCTTCTTTAAATACCTCGAAGTCATAAAACATTAATCTGATTTTTTTTGACATCCATCTCACCTCCTATATTTGTGTATTAACATCAATACACTAAAAATTACCTATAGTTTATTAATTATTTTCTTCCAATAAAAATTTAATGCTATATTCTAATGGAAATCCAAGCAGTATAAACTCTATAATATCAGTTACAACTTGTATTTCAGTTTTTCTTCCTATCAAATCTTCAATTTTATATTTGCTATATTCTTTTAATAATTTAGTTTCTTCTTTTGTTAGTTTTAACCCTAATCTTTTATAGTCTTTTAATAATTCGTTAATATTAATGTAATCACACAGATGACCTTTTTCGGATATTCTTGCAATATTACCTTTTTTGACTCTAACATTCACGTTGTCCGTCAATCTAATTAGGTTTCTAAGCTCTTGGGCTGTCTGAAATGTTATTTCACTATAAAGCTTATTATGATTCTGTACCGCTCGTTTTAAGTAGTTTTCATCTCCCACTACATTATACCAATTTAGATAATCCGATTCATATTTTAATTTAGCATTTTTAATTGTATATTTTTCTAATACTACGTCTCCACTTATTAATTCTATCTCCCTAGTATTCATAACAGTCTTAAAGCTTATTTTTACTTTATTTATTTCTATTGTTTTATTCATGTAATCACTCCTAATCTTTTAATGTTTAAATATGTTTGAATACATATTTCCACGCATATAATTACTTAACAATTAGCCCTTTAATGAGCTGAATATTCTTCGTCATATATTGATGAATAAATGTAGTCATATGTTTTAGGTACAGTATTTTCAATGACTTTACCATTATCATCATATGTTCTATAAGTACCTTTATCCATATTTAAAGCAAATTCTATATCTTTAAAATAAATGTTACAATAAACTTTTTCGCCTTCACATTCATCAATTCCAAAATGGTCACAACCATAACCAGTCACTATAAATTCAAATGTTTCTCCTGCTTTATATAAAACTTTACTTTCATCTCTTGTTTTAATATCATTTCTTGCTCTTGCTTTAAATTTATTTTTATATTCCCAATTTAAATTTGCCATAATTATTCCTCCAATCATTTATCTTCTTTTAAAATAAAATCACAATTTCTTTTACAAAGGTTTTTATTTCCTTTTGGTTTTATTATATTTTTGATATTCTTGACAATATTCTGCTGTAGAACATAAGAATTTACAGAAGAAACTGAAATTAGTTTTATTAACCTCCCATAAATCTTCTTCTTTAGCCTTATTGATGTCTTCCATAGATTTATTTACAAACTCTTTAAATAAGTCTACATTCTCTTGATTAAAAGGTATTTCAATAAAATATCTTTCGTATTCACTTTCTTTTTCAAATTTTATATCTTTTCTTTCCTTTACTTTACCTGTATCTTTATGTTTTCCATACTTCAACATATCAAAGGCATTTCTAACTATTTTATAATCTGGATATAACTTTTGTAATGCTAATGAATATAAAATCAATTGATAACATTTTTTAATTAGATTTTTATTTGTAAATCCACTCTTGCTTGATGTTTTATAATCAATCACTTCAATCTCTTTTTTGTTATGGTCAATCAATGTTAAATCGACGAATCCACGAATAATAATTCCTTCAATCTCAACTTCAAACTCCTTCTCTATTAATACTTCCCTACCATTTATAGGTATTGGTTTAAAATTTCTAAAGTAAGCCGTTACGTCTGTTATATAATTTTTCTTAGCATTAATTGTTGGAAAATTATCCTCCCCACAAAACTCATACATATCCATCTTAAGTCCCCATTCTTCAACGGCTTGTTCATTTGTCATTTCCCCTATTTCTAAGGCTTGTACCAGTTCGTGAGCATCACCACCTGCACTTCCATAAATATTTTGACTTCTTTCAACGTGTTCTATATAAGTTAGATAATAGTTCTTAGGACAGTTGCCATAACAACTAAGTTTACTAAAACTAAATTTTTCTTTTTCACTCATAAATTATTCCTCCTTATTAATTATTTTTAATCTGTTATTTCAACTTCATATCTATATAGTGCATCGTATAATTCAGTAGGTATTCTACCAAAGTAATAATCTGCTACTTCTTTTATATTTTTCTCTTTATAGTATTTATATACCTCAAATGCTTCTTCCTGTGTCTCGTAAGTGCCTAAATATCCTTGTTTCGACTTTCCAGTTTCTGGATTAATTATATGACAATGTACTTGATATTTGCCATTTTTGCGTGGATTCGTACCTATAACTGATTCACCTCTTGATTTATCACATTTAACAAACAACATATTAATTGTTTGTGGCACAAATATACAAGTATCTGGACTATAAATTTTATTATGTTTAACTAAAATATCCTTGTCCAAACACATTCTTTCTCCTTCAATTTCATAGTAATTCTCTTCATACCATTCTCCAAAATTTTGAAAATTATGAAAATCATTACTTGCTTCACAAATATAATAAGTAGAATATTTTTCGTGGCATTTTTCAGAATAGCATCTTTCTAACATATGGTTCCATGTTTTATAAACTCTAGTATCTTTACCATTTTCCCATGCTTTATACTCACCTTCGCCCAAATAACCAACTCCATAATATCTTCTTTCATAAGGACATTTTATATTACCATTCTTAAAATGTTCATATCGTTTATTTTTAGCAATCCAATCATACTCTGGAAAATAAACATCTATATCTCTTACATTCCTATATTCTACAATTACCATTTCACTACCAAAAGTATTAATTCCTTTCTCACCATTTCTATTTATCTTGCTTCTCATTAATAATCACCCTTTATTAATTAATAATTAAACATTCATTTTTTAATTTTTCAAATACATATTTATCTAAATCCTTAGAAGCTATATTTACTTTAATCATTAGTTGTATCCTCTCATAATTTCATCCACAGTATAAAAACTAGAACATTTAGAATAATCATAATCCATTATATTATTTCTTATAAATGAAATAAATCTTTCATCAATATCATTAAATTTTAATAATCTAACAATACTTCCATCGCTAGAAGTTACTTCGTTTAAATTATTATCTGATATTAATATTTCGGTTATTTCTTTTAGTTCTTCACTTTCTTCCATATCTAATGCTGAATAATCATTTTGTCCACTAACATATATTATATTCATATTTTCCTCCTTGAAATAAGTTAATTAATCTTCTATAGTTTCTAATGTTTTAAACATATCATAATTATTTAAATATTCTTCATAAACATTTAACACTATTTTTCTCCATCTGATAATTTAATGGACTTTTTATATAATCATTTTGCTACCATATTAATCATCCTCCCGTTTATTAATTATTTTTATCCTCCTATAATACATTCATTACATAATTTAAAAAATGTTTCTTTACCTTTATCAGATGGACTACATTTTGATTCTTTGGGTAAATACTTATTTTCTTTATCTAACATTATTTTTATTTTTACATCCCTCATAAATAACATGCTTTTTATAGTATCTACGTCTCTTTTAATTGCGTCTTTCATTAAACCCTCGTCCATACACAGGACTATTTCTGAAACATTTAATTTTAATAACTGTTCTACTTGAGTTGTACTAATCTGATTACCTCCTAACGCCGTCGTATTATGTACTCCAAAACTATCACACTGAAGGACGGATTTTTCGGATTCAAATACATATACTTTATTATTCTTTATATGCTCTTTATTTTGATATAGTCCATATAAATTTTTATGTTTTGGAAAAGCTATTAAAGGTAAATATTTATAATTTGTAGGTTCGTCTGAATCTAGTCTACCCATTATTCCTATTAACTCTCCACGTTCGTTAAACCAAGGTATTGTAACTCTATTACTCTCTTCGGAGAATCCTATATTAAACTTAACTTGTGAAGATGGTAAAATTCCGTCATCTGCAAAACGTTTAAACCATTTATATCCATTATTATATTTATCTAAAACACTTTCATCATAAGTCACCTCTTCTTCTGATTCATAAGGTATATATAAGGTATCGAAAAATCCATCGAATAATACCTCTTCCTCTGCTTGATAATTCCCTTCTATTTTTTTACCAATCATAGTTTGTGTTGTCTTTAATACTTCTCTATAGGTTAAACCTGTATGAGTGGCTATCAAAGAGAATAAATCCCCATTATGAGACGTTGTAAAGTCTGTAGCTGATAAATTATCATTTAATTTGATTCTACAGCCACTAGGGTTATCTCCTCCTATTTTTGCACATCTAATTTCTTTATCTGTTATATTAATACTATGATAATTATAATAACTTAATATTTTTTCAATTTGTTCTGGATTATTTTTTAAATACTCTTTCATATAGGTTTGTCACCTACTTTTTACCAAATTTATTATTTTGTTGATTAATATTGTTTATATTCATTCTAACTGGATGGCAAAAACATACTTCACTAATCTTTGTGCTATATGTATTCATATGTAATATGAAAGCTGTATTACTATCACTTGACACAGTTGCACTTCTTGATTTTCCGAGGAAGAGTACACGATAATTAGAATCTGGACTCAACTCAACCTCTTCTTCGACCCATCTATCGCCTTTCTTTACTCTTTTAAAAGGTTTACAATATGCTTTAGAATCCTTATCTAACTCTTCCTTATATAAAGTTCTCATTAAAAACATTTCACTTGCCACTTCCCCAATTTGTTTCGAGTTCGCCATCATACCAATGTCTAAGAATAATGACCCATTATTAGACATTGCTAATTGATAAGTCATTACAGCACATATATCATAAATCTTTGTTAATTCATGGATTTCACGAGATTGTTTTACTAAGGCTTTCCAGTCATCATCTGTACCGTTACTCATCTTAAATGTATCAAATAGAAACACATCTAAACCTTTACTACTTAATGAATGTTTCCTAATTACTTTTTTCATGCTACCCATGTTCATTGTATTAGTACTTACAATTATTAAATTGTCTGCTATTTTTTCATTATATATATTTCTTGCCTCCCTAAGTGCTAGTTTATCTTCGTCAGTTAATCCACCAGATTTAATTTTCTTTTGATTTATTTTTTTATATCCTACCTCATTATTTACCAAATAAGTTAGGAATTTAATCTTGAAAGCACTTATGTCCTCTTCGTTTGTCATTAACAATGTTCTATACCCATTAGACGCTAAAGATAAGGCTAGATTAGATAATAATGTACTTTTCCCGATATTTATAGAACTGGCGATAAAATTCAATGTTCTCTTTCTTAACCCTAGTATTTCTTTACTTATAGTTGGTAAAAACTTGGAAGATAAGACATTTTCAAAAAGAAAACCCACTTCAGCACCATTTTCTAAGTTTTCAATGAAGTCCATGCTTATTTCACCAACATGTTCCTTTACGTCAGAGTTAATACTAATTGGCAGATAAGAAGTGTCTCTACTTTCTTTAAAATTTAATAATTCATCCGTAGTCATTTTATCAGCCAAATTTAACCAACTAATTTGAGTTTCACCTTTTTTAGTTGTTATAGTTATCTCTTTTGTTAAATCCAACCCATCTTCCCAAAATGATATTAACATATTATGTTTAAGCAACGAATCAATGTATGAATTGGCATTTTCTAATTCTGTTGTTCTCATTAATATTTCTACCATTTTAAAACCACCTAAGTCAGTATACTCTTTAACTAGAGAAGGTTCACATTGAAGTTTAATATCTAAATCTGTCGCCTTTAATACATTATTATCTGAAAGCGTTTTAACGATTCTATATAATACCATTCCTTCATGTGTTATAAATATATCGTCTAAGTTATATTCTTTAACACTCATTATGTCTTGGAATAAAACACCTAGTACAGTTCCTTCAATACTCTTTCTATTTTTTTGTAGATAGTCTGGCAATTCTTCATATAATATTTTCATATTTATCACCCCTTTATTAATTATTTTTAATCTGTAATTTTTCTATATTCAATAATTACCATCACCTCTTTCTTCTACTCTTTTCTTATGTTTCTCATTATAATACATTTTCTATCACTCCTCTCTTATATTACCGTATTAACATTAATTTACCAAAAATTACCTATGAATTTATAAAAATTTTGACCTTTTGTATGCCATTCTAAGCGTTTTAAATTTCTTCATTGATAATTTATACCTTACAAATATAGCTCAAGTCGATTTAACTTGAGCTATTTATTAATTATTTTTAATCTGTTATTTCAACTTCATATTTATACATCGCATCATAAAGTTTATATGGTATTTGTTTTTTATAATAATCTGCTACTTCTTTAATATTTTGTTCTTTGAATTTTTTATAAACTTTAAATGCTTGTTCTGTAGTTTTATAATAACCTAAATGTATTTCTTTACTTTTATTTTCTTTAAAATCATAAATACTACATTTTGTCACAAATTTTTCACGCTGTTTATGATAATATACACCTATTGGATATTCACCTCTTGACCTATCACATTTAACAAATAATAAATTTATTCTCTCTGGTACAAATATACAGTTATTAGGTGAATATAATTTATTACCTTTATTCAATATATCCTTGTCTAAACACATCCTTTCACTTTCTATTTCATAATAATTATTATAATACCATTCAGCAAAATTTTGAAAACATAACCATTCCTCACTTACTTCACACCCGATATATGTAGGATTTCTTTTATGAAATTTTTCATCATAACATCTTTGTAACATTTTACTCCAAACTTTATAACACTTACTTTGTTTACTATTTTCGCTTATTTTATATTTTTCTTCACCAATATATCCTACTCCATAAACACTTCTTTCATAAGGACATTTAATATTTCCTTTTTTAAAATTTCCATATATTACATTCTTAGCAGTCCAATCATACTCTGTGAAATATACATCTATATCATTATTTTTTCTATATCTTGTTATAATCATCTTACTTCCAAAAGTGTTATAATTTATCTCCCCTGTTCTATCAATTTTATTTCTTCCCATGATTATTAATCCCCTTTTATATAAATTATTATATCATAACCAAATTATTTATCAATAGATTTTATTAATTATTTTTTATATTCTTTTATTAATTTTTTCATATAGTTAAATACACTATTTTCGTCTCTTCTCTGTCTTTCCACTTCATGCCAATCCATTTTAGTACGTGAATGAAAATCTCCATGACCCCCACATTCTACATGACCATTAAGAACACCCATATTTATTTCTGTCCCATAGTATACACATATATCATTATTTTTAAAACTAAACATTAAATCTAATGCTTTCTTTACTTTTTCTATATTGTGATTAAAACTAACCGTTATCCTTGTTTGGTCGTGATTGTCTAAGAATATTACGGCATTTTCTTCATTATTAGTTATCTGTAATGACTTGTTATTTATTATTGAATCTTTTATGTATCCTGCCTGCTCAAAGTTGAAGGTTTTCATTCCACTCTCCATAGCATATTTATTAGAAACTTCAAAAGTATCCCAAGCCTCTCCAACTATGTAACAATTTGGTTTTATTTTATAAGCTTCATCGCAAAACCACTTCCAGAATTCAATTGAATTACCAGATGCATAGATGATGGCATCCAGTCTAAATCCGTCTACATTATGTTCTATTAACCAAAACTTTATTATATCCTTTATCATATCTCTTACTATTTCAGATTGATTGTTTAACTGTGGCATGTCGTAACTCCATTTTGCTAAATAATATTTCTGATTGTCATGACATATTCTCCATTGATTATTTTGTTGTTTATCACTCCAAAAGTAACAATCATTATTCCCTTTTATACTTTCTTTAAATAATTCATTTTGTGTACTTGTATGACATAATACTAAATCTAGCAACACTTCTAAGTTATTTTCATGTGCTACTTCTACAAATCTATCAAAATCTTCTAATGTTCCGTATTCTTTTTTAATATCTGTGTAATCTATTATATCGTATCCATGTTGGTTACAAGAAGGAAATATAGGAGTCAGCCATAAGGTTGTTACTCCTAATTCCTTGAAATAATGTATTTTATTAGTTAAATCTTGGAGGTCTTTACAAAATGCTGGAAAATATATCTCATAAATTATTCTTCTTTTTTTATTCTGCACAATAATCACCTCTTATATTATTATTTAAATCCAATAGTTGATTTTTTTACTTTTTTATCTCTAACCATTCTTTCTATTGTATGTAATAAACAACCTTGATTAACTTTACGTAAACCTTTATCTACAGCATATATACCACTATGATTACAAACCGTATGAATAAATGCTCCAGTTTGTCTTTCTGTCATTTTAGCCAATAATTCGTAATCTATATCGTCCTCATGTTTAAGTTTACCAACATATAATTTAAATAGTTCAACTCTTAATTCATAAGAAGGTAAAGGAATAGTTATAACCTTATCAAATCTCCCTTCTCTAATTAACGCTGGGTCTAATTGTTCTACTAAATTTGTTGCTCCTATAACTATAATCTTATTATTACTTGCTTCATTCATACAAGATAATAGTTTGTTCATTGCACTTCTATATTCCTTGTTATCGTCACCCTCACGATTTACACCTATAGCGTCAATTTCATCTATAAAAAGAATTCCTCCACCTTTATTTTTTAAGTCATCAAATATTTTTTGCACCTTTTTACTCGACTCTCCTACGTATTTTTCGGCAAAATCTGATGCTACTATTGATTTAAAATTCATATTAGATTCGCTAGCTATTGATTTAGCAAGTAATGTTTTTCCAGTACCTGGTGACCCTTCTAGTAATATACCACTTGGTAATTCACATCCAATCTCTTTATATTTTTCCATATTTTTTACAAAGTTTATTGTACTCAATACATCTGCTTTTATTTCTTTGTCAAGTATTACATCGTCTAATTTACATTCTTTTGTTTCTTTTTTACTTGTGTTATTCAACTTCCATCTATCATAAGCTTTTTCATAATCTTCAATAATAGGTATACTCATTGATTCTCCATATTTAAATTTTAATATTTGTTTACATAATAATATTGCTATTCTTGTTAAGGTATCTTTATTGGTGGTTTCTAATTCTTCATAATCTATGAATTGATAAGCACTAAAATCACTAATTAAAATACATTCTTCAAGGTCTGGTTTAAGTTTTGTAGAAGTTAGAAGGTTTAATTTTTCAAAAGCAAATAATAAACATTCAAAATCTACTGTTAATTGATATAAATCCTCGTTTGCAAGAAAATATCTCTTTCTATTTTTTTCATCCATAATATCAACTCCTATTTTGTTATTAATTATTTTTAATCTGTTATTTCGACTTCATAAGAATACAACTCATCATATAATTTTTCTGGTATCAGTTCCTTATAATAGTTAGCTACTTCTTTTATGTTACGTTCTTTGTAGTATTTATATACTTCAAACCCTTTTTCTTGAGTTTCATAAACACCTAAATATTCATTTTTAGATTTTCCTGTTTTTAGATTGATAATACTACATTGTACTCTAAATTTATCACCATGAGGATTTACTCCTATAGGATATTTACCTCTACTTTTATCAGATTTAGTAAATAATAAATTAATTGTTTGTGGTACAAATATACAAGTATCTGTACTATAAATTTTATTATGTTTAAATAAAATATCTTTGTCCAAACACATTTTTTCGCTTTCTATTTCATAGAAATTCTCACTATACCATTTAGCAAAGTTTTGAAAGTTATGCCATTTTTCAGCAACACTGCAATCTTTATAGGTAGGTTGTTTTTTATGATATTTTTCAGAATAACATCTTTTTAACATACCGTGCCAAGTATCATAAATTCTAGTATGTTTTCCATTTTCTGTAGTTTTATAATCACCCTCTCCAATATATCCTACACCATATATACTTCTATCATAAGGGCATTTAATACTTCCTTTTTTAAAAGATTGATATGTTGCACTTTTAAAAGCCCAATTGTATTCTGGAAAATAAACATCTATGTCTGAATATTTTCTATAATCTACAATTACCATTTCACACCCAAAATTGTTTAATCTCTTCTCCCCTATTCTATTCATTATTAATTTCTCCATTCAGTATTTGTTCCAAGCTTCTTCTCTGTTTTTTCTTAACATTAACTACTATATCAAAATCCTCATCTACAAAACTTGGTTCTACTTCTTTAACCTCTTCTGTTTTTTCTTTAGATTCTTGTTTGTCTAGTTGATTCTCGGCTATATAATGTTGTAATTGATTTTCTAACATTGATAAACAATATTTAATTCTTGAATTAACAGTTTTAAAATCTATATTATTTAATATATCTAACATATCTTTTTCATATTTATTAATAAATTCATATATATCTTCTTGTGAAAAATTATCAGTAATACTTTTATAAGTGCTTTGAAAATATATATTCTTTTCTTTCTCTCCCAAATTACATATACTTCTTATTTTCTCCCTATTTTCTTTTTTAATTTTTTTCAACCATTCTTTTTTCTTAATCTCATTTTGTTTTTCATTATAACATTTCTCACTACAATAATAATTATTTCGTAGTACGCCACTATTAGTTAAATACTCTTCTACATATGCAGTATCTTTGGGTATTTTAGATTTACAATATTTACAAGTAACTATTTTAGACTTTGACATTTAATCACCTCCACAGGGGAGTGGAGATTAATTAATCTCCACTATTTATTATTGTAATTTAGCTAATACTTCAGTTAATTGTTCTACGTCTAAATTTGCTACAGATTTGATATCTTTCTCTTTCATATAATCTTTTACTATATTTTTATTTTCTGTTGTTTTAAGTTTGTCTTTTAATTGAGACTTTAACTCATCTACTGATTTTTGTTGTTCTTCTTTTTCTTGTTCTTCAACTTCTTCTTGTACTTGTTTTAAATCTTTTTCAGCTTGTTTCTTTTCTTCTTTTCTTAATTCTTCTACATTATGTTTAACCTTTGATTTTTTTAATGAATTTTCAACGCCCATTTTAAATGCTTTCATAAAGTTTTCTGCTGATAATTCTAATTTTTCTGGTAGACCTTCAAATCTACTACCACAATCAATTAAACCATTAGAAGTAAAATACATATATCTTTTAGCATCTACTTGCACACCATCTTCAATAACTCTTTCTGTTGCTAAATTAACTACCATTTGTGCTGAATTAGATATTGGTGAATAAAAGTCAAATCTTAAATTTGTCGTAAGTTGTTCATATTCATCGTTTGTTAATGTATCTTTTTTACCTTTATATTTAGTATGTCCTAAAATAAATAGTGCAACAGGCAATCTATCTAATTTATGTATCTCATTCATTACTAATTCTAATAATCTATCTCTACCTCTGGAATACCCACCAAAACAATCGTTCAAACTTTTACATGGTTTACCTGCTTGTCTTCTACTTTCTTCCATAACATGTTCTATACCTATATCAAATAAAGTATCTAATGTATCTATTACCACCATTTTTATACCTAATTCTTTATAATTCTTAACCAAATCATCTACTACTTGCACAAATCCTCTATTACCTTCTGAATCTTCTTTTTTGCTAAATTTTAAAACTTCTTCATATTGTATATCTGGTAATGCTTTATATCCCTGCTCATTTCCACAAGAAATTAATAGCATTTCGTCTAAACTATATTCTTGTTTTGCTAGTTCATAAACTGTTGTTGTTTTTCCTATTTTCGCTTCACCCATTAATATATAATGTGAGTAAGATGTTAAATCAACTTTCACTTTATTTCTTTTTATAGCCATAATATCACTTCTCCTTTTTATTAATTATTTTCAATTTGTTATTTTTATTTATATCTTATAATTAATATATTCTACATTTTAATACCTCCTTATATTATCGTATTAACAATTCCTTATAAAAAATTACCTATGATTTAAAATTTATTTATTCATATAATGTGTATTAAAACTTATATCTTCACTTATTATTGTAATCTTAGGATATCTATTTGTTATTTCTTTTACTTTATTTACAGCACCGTATACATTATGAGTTGTATATTTTTCTAAATATTCTAAGACTTTTCCATTCTCATCTATTTTATATAATTGAATCAAATATAAACCTTTTGTATGAATATAATCAACGTATAACTTCAACTCTTCCACATTACCAACTCCTTCCTAAATAGTGATTCTATGATATACTCTGCTTAAAATTTAGCACACCCTTGTGATTTCGATTTCATTTCAATATGTTTGTCTTTTATAAAATCTTCAAACTTCACATTACCAACTCCTTTCTAGAGGGAAATTAATCCCTCTTTGTAAGTTTATTAATTATTTTTACCAATAAATTTTAATTTCATCTAAGCCATAATTACTAGTTGCAATTGCGTGTTTAACATAATAATTCTTTGATTCTAATTCCTTTTTTACCTCACTAAGGTCAAATCTGCCAGTTTCTAATCTTCTTATTTCAGTTTTATATTTATTTGGTTTTATATCAGAATATTTTACTACAATACCAGAAGATTCATGTAAATCATTTAATGATGATTTTAATGCACCTATTATAGAATCAAATGTTTTATCTGTTATTTTAGTTATATAAGCCATACTTTTACATCCTTTAGGATGATTTAATCTTCTTGCTAATACCATGTCGTCTGTTATTTCATAATTCACAATCATATCAAGGTCATAACATATTTTCTTATATGTTAATGTATCTTTATCTAATTCAAATCCTAATTCTTTTAATTTCTCTCCTATTTCTTTATTAAATATATAATAATTGTTAAACATATTTTTCCTCCTTATTAATTATAATTAATCTAAAATTCAAATAAATCGTCCTCGTCATCATCGCCATCTGATAATATATCTAAATCTCCGTCCTCATCTAATAATTCTTTCTTAGGTTCATCACCTTTACTTAATAACTCGTTTAATGTTAAAGGTACTGGTATTGCTCCTTTACTATATCCTCTACCTATTGAAGATATTTCCATTCTTCTTTGCATAGACCCCATTCCTGCACCATATTGAAGTTTCAATGTTTCGAGGTCGATTAAACCAAACTCTAATAATTCCTTCTCATCATCACTTAACATATCTTCATTAAATGGTACTTCTTCACGTCTATTTATTAATCTAACCCTATACCCCATTTTACATAATTCATTATCGTCAAAGTTATCTAATAGCATTTTATTTATTAATTTAGCCATTTTCTTAGCTTTCTCACTATCCTCACCTAATGGGTATTCAAATGATTGATAAAATCCTATATCTGCTTTCTTTTTAGAATTATATTCTGGTATGTATCCATTAATAACTAATAGATTTTCATCTTCTAATCTACTATCGTCTAAACAATCTTCTGTAATATAAAACTCAACGTTTGCTAATGCTTTTTCTTCTGCCTCGTCATTTATAACATATATTCTTTGCACATTGTAATTTGTATAAATCTTTTCTTCGTGTGTTTTAGGATTAGTATAACTTGAATATTCTATATTACCTTGTACTTTAAATTTTTTGTCTTTATAAGCATCTGATTTTAATATTGAGTGTACTGCCATCGAATAATCAAATTCATTACTGCACTCTACTCTTTCTTCGTTTTCGTCTACAAATACCAGTTTACGGAAGTTTGCGATTCTATCTTCATATTTATCTTTATCTTTATATTTAAAGTTAGTTGATTCATATTTACCGTCATTATCTAATATGGTATATATAGTTGAATCATTAACATTAAGTGTCCCATCTGAAGTTCTTTTGACATTATTCATAAAAGATTTTATTTGAAGATTAAAGTTGTCTTTGTCACATTTCATTTGTAGGTTTAACTCTCGGATATTGCACCCACTATCTAATAGTTTATCACTAAAAGCTTTTCTATTTTCTCTATCTGGCGCTATTGATAATTTTCCAATCATAACAAAATTTAAATTACTCATATACACATCTCTCCTTTTTATTTATTATTTTTATATTTGTTATTTTTATTAATGTTTAAATTTAACTATTTTTAATTCTCCCCAATCACCTTCTGCAACTTCGGGAATTTCTATCATATTAATAGGTCTACCACTCATAGTTCCGTCTGATATATCACCGTCAAAATATTCTTGATAAGCCTCTAAAACTTCTTCTTTAGTATTACCTCTGCATAATCTATGTAATATGTATAAACATTCATAACATTCCATATCTCCACCAAATTCAACATATACTAACCATAATTTTTTCTTTTTCATAATTACCCCCTCCTTATTTAATATTTTATTAAATACTTCTTATACACTACATTTTAATCACCCCTTATATTGTTGTATTAACAATTAAGTTGTAATAATTACCTATGAATTTATTTTTTATATCTTAAACTATATATTATCTCTCCTATCATTAATGATACTAAAACTACTACATAAGGAGTTACAAATTCTACTCGAAAAATTAATACTAGAGATAAGATTATAATAATACATCTTATAATCAAATCTTTTAAATTCATTTCTCTTCACCTCCTTCTATTAACGCTAAGAATCTATTGATACCATATATTTTATCACAATATTCAACTAAATATTTTTCTGTATTTCTTTGTATTAAATCAACTCTTGCTTCGTATACTGTGTTATAAACTTTCACTTCTTTTAAACTACCATTAGTTATTAATTTTATCATATTTTATCTCCTTTATTAATTATTTTTATTTATTTCCTATTTCATATTAATTCCTTCTATTCTAACTCTTCCAATGTCCCTTCTACGAATACTGTCTTGACGCATTCTTTAGTGTCCTCATAATAAAAGAAACATTTCTCGCATTGTTTGTTAGATAACAACTCACACACTTCATTTGAATCAAGCTTTTTTAGTATATCTTTTAATTCTTCTATAGTCATATTAATACCTCCTTAATATAATTTCTCTTTATGTTTTGTTTTTCTAGTATAAGTCTTTTTACTTTTCTTTACTCCAGCACCACGATTAATTTCTTGTAGATGTTCATGTATGTTTTCTATTTTACCAACATGATTGAAATCCTTACCTTTTAATGTAAATTTTATCTTTTTCATTCTTATCACCTTCCTATAAATACATTATATCATAACCAAATTATTTGTCAATAGGCTTTATTAATTATTTTCATTTTTTGATTCTAATAACAATTTTTGTTTATCATACTTCTTATATAAAGCATCTCTAACCTCACCATTATCTTGTAACACTTCAAATAATTTTAGATAATCATCTAATATTTCTTCTCTAACTTTTAACATCTCATCATTCATCTCGGCTTTCTTTAACATCTTAGGAAATCCAAAATAATTGCTGGTACATTTATTAACAATAGTATTAGCTTTTATATAGGATACTTTTTCTTGTTTTAATTCTTCTGGTAAAAAATCTTGCAACATCTCCATACATTTAAGTTGATGTTTTTTGTCTCCTATTCTAAATTGTAAATCGTTATATGCCTTTTCAACTTCAATAAAATACCTTCTAAATTCTCTCCCTTTATCATTTCTTTGAATCATACATATTTCTTTTGCTACATCTATTTTTAAATAATAGTCTATGTATTCAGAACTATTCCCTTGAGCTGTTACTTTTTTTTGAGTAACAGCTATATAATCTATATTTTCTTCGTATCCATAAGAAAACATTCTATTTTTCCAATCATTGAATTTACTTTTTATTTCTAATGCGTCATATAGTTTACGTAAGCTAATTAATTGCTCATTATTTTCAATTACAATTAAATTATTCATTACATCCCTCCATTAAATAAAAAATACTGAATTGTTCTCATCGACTGCTATTATTTTAGCACTATTACCTTTATTTCTTAATTCATCTTCTGTTATATCTCTAAATTTATATTTACCGTCTTTATCACTATGATGTATTAATATTAACGGTGTATTTATGTTACACATAAAATCTATATTTTCATTAGCCATTATATGAGACGACCAAGTATTCATTTCATATATTTTGCATTTTTTCTTATATTCTAATCCTTCTATTTTTATAGTTTTATTGTCTTTTCTTTGAAGTTCTCTACCTATAGTACCTATTCCACAATACCCAACCATTATAATAGTAGAATCTTTATCCTCCACCATTGTTTTTAAATGGTTTAATATTCGCCCTTGAGTATACATACCACCACCAGAGATAACAATTTTCTTTTCATTATTAGTTGCTACACTTAAGCTATTTTGATAATCCTTTACATAAATGAAATTTTTCCAATTCAACACTTCTCTAAAATATTCTTTTTCTTCACCTTGTAATATTTCTAAATAAGCATTAGTGATAGAATGGCATAATTTCCCATCTACATATATCTTTGTATCAAAATTAGGGTCGTCTTTAAAACATTCATACAAATATATCATCAAGTTTTGAGTTCTTGACTGTGCAAATGCCCCAAATAGTATTCTTTTGTTTTTACTTAATTCTTTTTTAATTATTTCTTTTAATTTGATTCTTTCCTTTTCTACTTGTTTTTTAGATTTAAATCCTCTATTTAAATCATTATATGTCCCTTCTACTATACTTACACTAGAAGATTGTATATTATCCCTTTTTAATACAAATGGTGCTTTATTATAATTGCTACCCAAATCAGATGTTATATGGATTTTTTTAGTATTTCCAGATAGAGTTTTTATATAAAGAATCAATTGACAGCCACCTAAAATATGCCCAGAATTAACAAACTCATAACACACTCTATCATTTAATTTATATACTTTATGCATTTCTTTATCTATTACATTATTCATTAATAGATAAACATCACTTTCATTATATATAGGTTCTACTTTATATTTCTGTTTTTGCAATGCTTTCATATTTCTTTCTATTATGTATGCCCCATCAAGTAGTAACGGTTCTAATAGTAATCTATTTTCTCTAGTAGTTATTAAAGGTACTGATATATGATTATTTATTAAAGACGGGAGATTTCCAATATGGTCTAGCTTCAAAGATGTGTATGTAGGATAAAACAAGCTTGTAGATTGTCTATTCTACTTAACACATCATCAACCACCCCCTTATTAGCTTTATATTCGTCATATAAACTTCCATTACCTTGACTTTGTCCAAATTCAACTAACAATCTTTCATATTTATTATCACCTACTGGATAAGATACAATTATTGCACTCCCTGTTACTTGTGTTTTACTACTTCCTGCAAAATCTATTATAATTTTATCTTTATTCTTTTTAGATATATCATAATGTTTATGCTTTTTATCTTTTTTCTTTTTAATATATAAATTATTTCTTCTACAATCTAGTATATCTTGTGACACAAAGTTTATTTTTTCGTTTGTATTCAATATATAATTTTGAAGTGGTACAATCTTACCATTTATTTTTGCTGTGACACAAGAAGTATTTTTATCCCATCTAATATTTTTTATTAATTCATAATCATCTTTATCTATTAAAACTCTATCCTCTAGCTCTTCTTGAAACTCATCATATAACTTCATTTCGTAATGTTTAGGATATTCCTCATATTCATTTAAATCTATTTCTGTTCTTCTGTTATCTTCTAAAGTAAATCCATACTTTTTAATTTGTTGATAATGTTTATTACATAATTTCCTTTTTATATTATCCCCCTCCGTTAGTTCTCTTCCACAAACACCACAAAAGTATTTTTTACTTTCGCTAAACATCCCTTTAGTTCTTAATTTATTATAACAACTTTCACAATAACTTAGCTCTTCATTCTCAACTATTCCATTACAATGAATACAATGTTTGCTCATACTCCTTTATTCTCCTTTCTAGGGAGGAATCCTCCCTCTTCGTATTATAAAATTTATTAATTATTTTTAGTCATTTGAAGGTTCTTTTAAATACTCACAATCAAAAGATTCATTAGAGTATACACATTTATTAAAGTCTGTACATTCATTGAAGTCTGGACAGAAATAACAACAAGTATTAGTTCCACGATGTAACCCACATTCAGTTGGTTCCTCACATTCTTTTATATCTTCTTGTTTATTTTCTTTACAAGTGCAATCTTCACATTCACTATCTAATTCATCTAATTTATTCTCCATATGTTCACATATATCTGCTTTTTCTGCATATTTACATAATTTATCACATTTATCAAAGTTCTCACACATATAACAACATCTATCTTCAAACTCATCGCATTTAGTTTCTCCATTGCATCTAAAGTCTTCGCCTAATACCTCTTTAACAGCTTCTCCTAATGTCATATCTGGTTCTGTATCTCCCTCTATTTCTTTTATTTTATCTTGTATTTCTTTTTCTGTAGGTTTATCTGGAACGATATTAATCAATTCCTTCATTTCTTCAACAAAAGCATCAAATTCACTTTGTGTCATCTCTTCTTTATCCATATCTTCTAATGCTTTTGCCAATTGCTCTTCTTCTGTTAATTCTGGTTCTATTATCCCTAATTCTAAAGCTTCATCATAGTCTATATACCAATCTTTTCCTTTATATTTATCTAACATATCTTGTGTTATATTTGTATTATCCGTTACCAACTTATCTAAAGCCTTTTGTATTTTATCCATTCTATGCGTTTCTAAATTCCAGTCAGATAATTTCATGCTATTTCCAATAAGCATCTCATGATAAAGAAGTGTTCCTAATTTATTCATTCTTCTTTCGTCAGCTAACATAAATAGGAAAAACCCTGCACTCATAGCATGAGATTGTACTTCTGCTTTTATTTTAACACCTTGAGACTTTAATTTATCTATAATATCCCATATTTGAATAAACGAATATAAACTACCTCCTGGACTATTTATCATAAATGTCATTTCATCGCAATATAAAGGTAACCAATCTTCTCTGTATCTTAATCTTGAATTTGCATCTAATATTGCTTCATTTTTTGCATATACATCTAATAATTGACCTACTATTTCATTTCCAAATTCTTCACTTAATTCTTGATTAAAGTTTATTATCATAATATCTATCCTCCTATATTAATTTTAATTCTTTTATTAATATTTTTTCAATTTTATCAATTTCATAATGCCATACTTCAATTAATTTAATATTATTTTTCTTACAGTATTCTTTTTTACGTTTATCATGTATCTGTAAATCTTCAAAATCTTTTTTAGTTTGCCAGCCTTCTATCCATCTCTTATGTTGTTCACCTTGACATTCTATCAATGTATTATATTGAGGCAAATAAAAATCAAATCTTAAATTTTTATTACCAACACCTATTAAATCATTAAATATATATTCTTTGTAATATTTAATATTATATTTTTCTAATACATTTTTAGTCTTTTGTTCTAAGGATGAAGAATTACATTCACTGCATATTACACCAATATCATTTCTATTTAATTTATCTAAACTTCTTTTAAATTCTTCCCCACATTTTTCACATATAAATTTATATTTTTTACTGGTATAAGAAGTAACTTCATAAGGTGATTTATCATTATTTTTACTCCAATACTTGGCTTTCTCGGGATATAAACTTCCAAAACTGTCTAATTTATGTACTTTCCCATGATGATTGCAACAATAAGGACATCTTGCACCTTTTATAAAACTTACAGGAATAGTTTCATATCCACCATAATCATTGTGATAGCCTTTCTCTTGACAAAGAATCCAAATTTTCTTATTAGTTTTAGGTGCTACTTCAAAAGGGTCTAAGGTATTTTTAGGTGACCAATATTTTTTAATAGCACCTTCGCCATAAGTGTCAATTAACCATTGTCCAAAACTATCTTTTGGATGTACTTTTCCATGAAAATGACTACAATAAGGACATCTACAACCTTTAAGAAAACTATATGGTTCAACTTCATAATCATCATGATAATCAGTTTTATCACACTTCAAAATTACCTTTTTTCCATTTCCTTTACTTATACAATAAGGATTAATTTCATTCTTTTCCCAGTTCCAAAATTCATTTAATCCTCTTTTTAATTCCATTTGTATGTAATAAGCAAATGAATTTTCATATTTATTACAACAATTTTTGCAACTTGCACCGTCTCTAAATGAATAAATGCCTATATCATATTCTTTCCCACAATAAGGACATATTACTCTGATATATATTTTATTTTTATTTTGATTCTTACCATCTATAGTCACTTCATTCCAGTGATAACTTCCAAGATAAATATAATTATCTCCCCTCTCATTTACTATTTTCCTATGTTCCTCATTTTGATACAAACACCAATCACTCTCCCTTATTAATTATTTTTGTCGAGGTATTTCTTTTAAGTTTACATTTTAATCACCTTCTTATTATAGTATTATCAAAACTGTTATTGAAATTACCTATGATTTAAAATTTATATTTCATATTAGCTCCATCCTAATCTTCTAATAATTCTGGATTCTCGTATATATTTCCTATTACACGATTAACATCTGTTTCATCCCATAAATATTCAGCTACTTTTATTTTATCATTTGCAACACACCAGCAACCATCTATCATTTTTACAACCCCTATTAATTCTGTATTTTTTATCCACAATTCCATAACTTCTTTTTCTATTATATCACCTTCATATATTTCTCTACCTTCACAATCCTTTATACCTGTATATTGCATAAAATCGAATCTTTTAAAATCATTAAACATATAATTTATAGGTATATAGTCATCAAAAGTAAAACCATCACCACTTATCATTTCATTCACTTCTTTGTCCCATATTCTAAATTTTATTTTTCTTTTCATATTATTACCCCCTTTTTTAATATAACTACCCTTCTATACTAATAATTATATCATATTGAAATATAACGTCAATACTTTTATTAATTATTTTGTTGAATAATTTGATATTTTAAAATAATTCGCTAAAGAATTTTCCTCTTTGATTTCGCCATCGTCCATTAAAATTTTTATTTTATAGTGTTGAAATCCAAAATCTTCAAAACTAATTAATATACCATATTTACCTGTATATCTATTTCTCACTCTATCACCAATTTTCATCGTACACCTCATTTACATATGCAATCATATTTACTTTTATTAATTATTTTTGCATCAAATCTAAAATAGTACATATGGTTATATCGTTATTATTTTTTCGTAATTTTTCACAATCTGCCTTATAACAACAGTTACTACAACTGTCTATTGCGAAATCTTGATATAATATATTCAATATTCTATTCGCTTTATCAGCACACTGTTCTTTCATCTTTTTCATCATATTTTCTTCATTAATACTAATACTAATTTTATTCCAGCTAATTACATGACTTATTTGACAATAATTATTAAAACCTATTCCCTTCCAATAAGGCTGTACTGAATGTTCTGTGCCATCTATAAGTTCTAATTCAATTCTCACTATATCATCGGACATAGACAATCTATTAAAAGGACTGAAGTCATTTGTAAATGAATGATATTCAATATTGTCCATTTTCTTTATGGTGCACTCTAAATTGTAGTATTTATTATCTACTTTTGTCAAATCAAGTTTTGTAAAGTTTTCAATGGGTATTTTAATAAATTCACAATTTTCACAAACGAATGTTACCGATTTTATTTCTTTTATATTATTCATAAAAACCCCTCCTTAATTATAACTAACTTCTTTACCTAATTCTCTAATACATTTAAAAACTGGAAACCTTAAAGATAATCCTCCTTTATCGTTATAGGTTTCTTCAAAGTATTGTATTTCAGCTATACGATTTAAATATTCTTCTTGATTATTCCAAATTTGTTCTCTTTGTTTATCATCAAATCCACTTCCTACGCCAAGCTGATAACCTTTATAATCACATATAAGATTACCTAATGCGCCTTTAAATTTCCCACTTCCTTCTTCAAATCCAATTATTTTTAAGTCACAAGTATTCATAATTTTAAGTTTTAACAATGTTTTACTTCTTTTGAATTCATAAGGTTTATCAAGATTAATCATAGCTCCTTCAGCACCATTAGCTCTGCATATGGACAATACTTCTAAAACCTTATCATTATCAGTACCATGATATAATACAGGTGTAATATTAATAAATTCATTTTGTTTTATATTATCTAATATTTTTCTTCTTTCAGAATATTTAAGCACACCTTTTTTATTATCAAATTCATCAATAGGTAATATATCAAATATCATATATTTAATACCATGTTTCTCTTTTTCTTTAGTTGACACTATTTTCATCGTGTCTTTATAAACATTTTCATAATTGCTATCTATCGCTAATAATTCACCATCTAAAGAAATGTTGTTTAATCCTAATTCTTTAATGCTGTTTTCTATGTCAATTAAACCTTCAAATATCTTATTTTGTCTACTCTTCATTATTATTTTACCGTTTCTTATTTGCGTAAAGCATCTACAACCATCATATTTCTCTGTGATAAATTTATCACCTTTAGGTAATTTATTTAAATCTGCTTTACTTCCTAACATAATATTAAATGTAATGATAAATTCATATCCTAAAGCTTTATTAACTGTCTTAGCATCAGCACCTATTTTAAGACTCTTAGTAAGTAATCCTCTCACAAAATCTTGTATATCTTTATCTAATGAATTTATATATCCTTGCACTACACCAATATCTCTATCTGTACCCGTATTATTCATTCTAACATAGTCAAACATATCTCGTATATCACTATAAGTATTTTGATATATTTGTACCTTTTTATTTATTTTTTTCTTACTCAATCCAGTTGTTATATCACTATCTAATAAAAATTTTAAACATTCTAAAAATAATTCATTATCTGCATTTTGTTTAATTATTGTTTCTTTACTTTTTTTACCACTTACACCTGCAATTTTATCAAATATTTCCTTTACTCTTCTTAATTCTCCCATGCATTAATCCTCCTCATAAATATATTTTATATCACAATAATCTAATAAGATAAAAATATCTTTTAATGTATTTTTAATATCGTCACTTTGTATTGTTATTATTTCTTTATCTGATTCGTCATAAAATGTTATAAACTCCCCTAAACTACATTTAATTTTCATATGTTATTCCTTTCTAGTTACATTATAATTATCCATTAACCATAGAAACTCACACTCTCTATCTATAGATTCATAATCACAATTACAACAATTTTGTCTTCCACAACTCTTTTTAAATTGATTATCTAATTCTTCTATAGTCACTTTGTCGCTAGGTTCTTCTGCTAGTTTACAATATTTCCAAAGTGATATTTCATTACTATTCCATGAATTTGCTCCGTTATCAAAACAATATACCCATCCATCTTCATATTTAGCAAAATATCTTCTATGCCATTCTCCGTATTTAGAATTTCTAACTAATACTTTAGTGTCAACAGATATTTTGCTCCAATCTACTTCTCTTCTTTCCCATATAACATTATTATCACAATCAAGCACCCTCATTATATCATATTCACTTGCCCCTTTGCGTTTTATTTTTAAATCTTCATCTAACCTATCCAACCAATCATCTAAATCGCCTAATAAATCTAATGTAAATTCGTCATCCCCGTCACCGAAAACTTTATTGTTAATTATATATCTTTTTCTATAGTTTCTTAATATTAAAGTCATTCCATTTTTTAAATCATTTTTATTCATATTAATATACCTCCTTAATTATATAAAAACGAATATTTTACTTTATTATCGTTATATATTCCTATCTTTACAAACTCTCTATAAAAATCTTCATCCTTCATATTTCTTATATCTTCTTTTTTGTCTAAATCAATAACCCATGAATCGTCTCTATTTCCTCTTTCGTGCTTCCAATTATTATCTTTCTCCATATTAATTCCGGTTAGTACAACTTTCTTTTCTTCACCATTAAATAAAACATTGTAAACAATGTGTACTCTATTGTCATGTTTTTTTAATTTTATTTCTATAATTTTTTCATTTTCTATATTATAATATGCATTTTTTATTAATCTATTAAGGTCATTTGTTAAAACTCTTATACTAGCATATGGACGTTTAACTGTGTAAGCCAAATCTAAAATTAAATCTTCATAAAAATTTCCTTTATAGAATTCTCTATTGATTTTCATATCAAGATATTCATTAATTTTATTCATATTTTCCTCCTATCCTTTTAATATCATACGTCCAGTTATTAAAAATATTATTGCTGTTATCAATATCAGTATATCACTCATTTTATCCCTCCTTATATTAATAATTATATCATAACCAAATTATTTGTAAATACTTTTATTAATTATTTTTATTTTATCAACTAAATTATATAATTCATTCCAACTATGTAAATAAAACACATAATCATTTACATATATTTCAATTATCCCCTTAGAGAAAAAACTCCTTTCTCGATATATTATTCTAACTCTTAGTTTTTCATTCTTAAATATAGATATAAAATAGTTATCTTCAACCAATTTTAAATTTAGCTCTTTCTTCATATATTTTATTGCTTTAATCATAATATCACCTTATTTATTAATTATTTTTAAGAAGGTTGACTTCTTCTTTCTTATAATATTTACAACTTTCACAAGATTCACATTTGCAATCTGCCAAACTATTTAATTCTGATAATTCATTTGAGTTTAAAGTTTCCTTTCCAAATTTTTCACATTTATGAATAGTAAATTCTACTGAAGGTGTGTTTGCATCTTGTAAAAGACAGATTCTTAAAAGAGTATAAACATCTATTATACCTTCATTACCTTCTTGAGTAATTGCTTGTATAATCTTATTTTTGTAATAATACAGTATTGATATATTATAATTTCCATCTAACTTAGCTAACAATGTGAAATGTTTAGCATCTCCTATATTCGTATCTATATATTCATATAAATCTTTAGATGTTAATTTTAATGTTACTTCTAATACATCTAATCCTTTTAGTTTTTCAACTTTTTCCTTTACTTCCTCCATTATCAACCCCTCTAGCTTTTCGCCAAATATTTCGTTTTTACTTTTATTCATATTACCAAACCTCCTTATATTAATTATAATACTATTTTTTATTTATATTGTCAATACATTTTATTAATTATTTTCTAAAATAAGTTATTTATCACCACCTTATATTACTGTATTAACATAAACTTCATAAAAATTACCTATGATTATTATTTCATATTAATATTCCTCCTTTAAAAATTAGAGGGAAATTAATCCCTCTTTATAAATTTAAATCATCCAATGAAAAGTCAAACTCATCTTGTTTCTTTTCTTCTACATTTACAGTTTCACGTGAAACACTTTGTTCTACATTCATACCATTAGCTAAATACGATTGTTCAATTAACATGTGTAATCGAATTAAATCCTTTATATATCCCGTTTTGCTAGTTTTCCCATTTAAAAATTCTATAATATCTTTATCTTTTTCATTAAATGTCAATCTAACCTCTCTAATCGTCTTTGCCATAATAATATCACCTACTTATATATCTTATTAGCTATATTTAATAAACCTTGTGCTTGTAAAGTTATATCTTCAGATGATATTGTTTGTTGATATATCTTTTTCATTGTAGGTGATATTATTTTAGCTCCACCACCAATAATGAGAATATTTGAATTCTTGATGTTATTTGCTTGCCCTTTTATTTCATTTACTAAATTAACTATAAATTTCTTAACTAACTCTTCTTTGTATTTGAAATCACCTACTAATAAAGATTCTTCATTATCAAATATTCTTTTTGTTTGTTCTAATGATAATGATAAATCATATGTTAAGTTAAGATATTCTCTACAAGAATTGTATAAATCAAACAATCCTAATCTTATACTAAATCCATCTTTTAATTGCATTTTATTATCGTAGATTGTAATATCGCATGTATTCCCACCTATGTCCACAATCATCGTATCTACATTTTTATTTAATTTATTCATTATACCTTGTATAGATTTGATTGAATAAGACTCTGGAAGTATTGTAACATTCTCAATTACTATGCTTCTTTTAATTCCATTTATAATTATAGTCTTTTTATTATTCTTTTTAATATAATCTTCCATTTTATCTTTCTTTTTATATTGATTAACAGGACAACAAGTTACTAAATTGATATTGTTTTCCGTATCTTTTGTAGCATTTGCTATACAATAATAAAGTAATATTAAATAATTGTCTTTTTTATATTTTAAAAGTTCATTTTCATACTTTCCTTCACCAATTAAATAACCCTCATCATCTATAGTGAATTTTTGATTTTGTGAAAAGTCATCTAATCCCTTTTCACATTTTTTAATTCTCGATTCACAAATACAACTCCCATTATTAGATATAGCTATTGATGTTAAATTACCGATGTCTACTCCTATATTGATAATATTTTTACTCATAATATCACTCTCCAAAATATTGATTATTATACACCTCTACTCTCATAGGTTATATAATAAAAAATACGACATAAATTAATAATGATTTTTAAATATTACATTACAAATTTTATATCGTATTTACCTCCTTTACTTTAATATATGTATGAATTACAAAAATGTTGACTACTATTAGCATAAATTTTGTAAAAATATTTATTATAAAAATTACCTATAGCTATTAAATTCTATTTCTAATTCTGTTTTGTAGCCCTATATGATGTATCTGTTCGTCATTCACATATATTTTAATATCCAATCTTAAAAATTCTCCTTCTAGAGTATAAATATTATCTATTTTCTTTGTGATATTAACTTCATATAAGGTTAATCTTTGTAAAATCTTTTTTAATCCTTCTACCCACAGTACACCTTGGTTTGTTATCCAACAAGCCTCTATGACTTCCTCTTTTAATAAAGGCATTGATTCTGATATCATTTTATTAAAATTTTTTAATTCTATATCAATTATATCTCTTAACAAATTATAATCACAATCTAATCTCATATTAATCATCTCCTATTTTATAATTTATTAATTGTTTTTAATAGGTATAGGATATTCATTATCCCAGACTATGGAATCATAATCTGAATTATATACTTCACCTTTATATAAATCTTTCGTATTAAATTTAGGTTTATATTTGTTAATAAAATATATTTCTTTTATATTCATATCTGCTTGATTTTCACATTTAATATATTCTATTTTATTAACTTGCTCATAACAACTTTCATCTAAGTGACCACCACTAAAATGAGTTGTCATTCTATTAACTAAATCAACTGTTTTACCCACATAAATTATATTATTATCTTTATCTAAAAATCTATAAATACACAGTCCATCAAATTTATATTCGCATTTGCTGACATCTTCACTCATAGAATATGTTTTTAAAACTTTATGCCCACCATTTTTATGATTATATTCAATCCATTCTTTATATGTTCTGCATCTTATTTCTGAATCTGTTATTTCAAATAATTCCTTATAACCACTCCAATACCAATGTTTAAGTCTATAAAACTCTTCTATATTTGAGTATGTTATTTCTTTTGATAATACACCTATATAAACAGTTAACATCTTTTTTCTTTCTTCTCTGCAAAACATAGTGTTTTCGCAAATTTCATAAAATATAGCATCCTCTATGGTATAACTTTTATTCTTGTATTTCACATGATACAATATACCATCATAAGTTATTGTAGCTGATAGTTCCATATCTAATTCACCGCACATCCTATAATACTTATAGGATAATTGTTGCTTTGCTTTACTTAAACTTTCTAAATCTCCATAAAATTCCATCATATCATCCCTCTCAAACCTAGTAATATCAATGGGAAGGTAAGTTTACCCCCTACTAAACCCTTTTTTATCACCTACTAAGGTAAGAAACTAGGGCTGTTATAAATAGATAAAAAGATAAATATTTATTTTTTTTCTTTTATTTTTTCTTCGTGACGAATTTTCCATGTGTCATAGTCATTTAGTTTAATATAAAGATATTTTGCAAATTTAAAATTTCCATCTTCACACATTTTATTTTCATATTTTCTTGATACTTCTATTAAATATTTATTACATAAATCCACTATTATGTTACTTATTGTTTTTAAATTATCTTTACTATCTCCATTTAAACCTATATTTACAGCTATATCTTTTCTTGTTATTCTTGTTTCAGTATTTTCATTACAACGATATTTTAATAACATATATACTTTTATTAAATTAGAATTACCAGTATCAAGTAAACATCTTAATAAATCTTCTTCAACAATTACATATTTTCTTCCATTTTCATTTGCATAGTTGATTATGTATACTATTTTGCCATTAACTTCTTTAGCAATTATAGCATTTCCTTTTAATTTAGATAATTTTCTAACGTTCCTAACAACTGTGTTTACTTTTTTACCACTATAATTTTCAATTTTATCTTTATTCCCAATGATGACATCTTTGTAAATATACCTGTGATTTTCACCAGAAGTATAACTGCTCAATAATGTTAATGTTATTAAAAGTTTATAATCACATTTTTTGTCTTTCATATTCTTTTCGTCTGTGCTTATTGGAAATTTTACAACACTATCTTTTGGTATACTTACGACAACTGTGTCTTTATCTATTATTAAATCTTTTATTTCATCATCTACGTTAACCATTTCGCCTATTAAATCATAATCTAATTGTCTTTGATATTCAATATCATCTATATCTGTAATTTTATCAAACTGATTCCCTATTGAATCATAATTTAATTGTTTTTGATATTCTAATTCTTCCAAGTTATCACCACCTTTATTAATTATTATATTCATTCATTGCATTATAGACTACATACCCATCTTTCACACCTGCATAATAGTCGTCTTTTTCCATATCACCTATCATTATAGCTACAGATACAGGTTCGCCAACTTCTGACGATACACTATCACTTATGTTTTTACTTGCATTAGCATATTGTTCAACCAGTTCATTCCAAGATTCTCTATTATGTTCTATGCTATATTTAAATTCATCTTGAGTATAGTTAAAAGTCACTAATATATATCCATTATCAACCTTGACATTATATTCAACATATGCGCCAGATTCAGCTATAGCAAGTTCAATTATTTCTTCTACATAATCTCTTGCATTATACAGTGTATCTTGATTATCCACCTCTATTTGCTCATCTTGTTGAATAGGTTCTTGATTTATTTTATCACTCTTGTCTATATTACCACAGCCTACCATACTTATTGATAATACACCTGCTAATAATAAGGTTTTTATTTTTTTATTCATAATTCCCCATCTCCTTTATTAATTATTTTTACATGTCCAATTTTTCCATAAGTAGCTTGAAATCCTCAAACTCATCAATTATATCATTTATATCTTTATGTAATTCACAATTCTCACAAAAATGATTGCATATACTTTGACTATCACATATTGTTGTTACAACTAATTGTTTTATTTCTTCTAATTTATCTAACATTTCTTCACACATATCTCATCTCTCCTTTTTATTAATTATTTTTTAGTTATTTTAAAATTATCATTTTTCCAACCATATCTACAATTGTTGGAATATTTACATCTATCACAATTATTAAGTTTATCACAATATTCTTCAAATAAACATTCCACTTCATCAAATGTATATTCTTTTTGCTCTAGTTCAGCTAATTTACAATGTTCCCAGGATGTTTTATTAGATGTAGTCCAAGAAGTCCAACCATTATTAAAAGTATAAACTTTTCCGTTTTTATATTCAGCAAAGTATCTTTTACGCCATTCTTCACCGTCTAAATTTCTAACTAGCACTTTTGTATCCTTTGGTATTTTGCTCCAATCTACTTCTTCTCTTTTCCAAATTAAATTTCCATCAGAATCATACACATACATTATATCATTATTTGTAGTTCCATCATATTTTAAATCCTCTTTATAATATTTCATAATATTATAAAATGACCCTGTATAAGATACGGAATTGTCTAATGTATATATTTCATTTAAAACTATATAATATTTTGTTCCATATCTTATTTGAAATATCATACCATTCTTTAAATCTGACTTCTTCATATAACCACTCCTTTATTAATTATTTTTAACGGCAACTCATTTTTGTAATACTTACACCTTCAATAATTTTTTCGTTGTTTTTTAATTCAACGATATATTTATAATTGCTACCATCAAATTCAACTCCTATTACCTTTGCCTTTTCTTTTTTAATTCCTTTTCCCTGTTTATAATAACAAGTATCTCCTATAAAAAACATAATATCTACCTCCTATACTTATAATTATACAACTTTTTTAAATAAAAGTAAATAGATTTTATTAATTATTTTTAATTTCTTCTATTATACTTTTTATTATTTTGATTTTTCTATTGATAGTCACGTTGCTTACATTTAATGTTTTAGCAATTTCTGATTTATTATAACCTTCTACTAATAAATTTATAATCACATGTAGTTCTTCTGTGTTAATTTTATTAAATTTATTAATATTACGTATTTTTATTACATTATCAAATTCTTTTAAAAGTTCTATACATTCAATATTTTGATATTCTACGTCGATATTCCCTATTGTATCTGCTAAAGTTGTGTCTTTTTCTTCTTCATCATTTACATTAATATCTAATGATGTAAGTATATCCTTGTCTTTGTAAACATTATATCTAATGTATGTTTTGTAAGAGTTGTAAATGATACTAGCTATAAATTTTTTAATATCCCCTTTATTCTTATCAAATTTATTAATAGCTTCACAAACTTGCAATAAAGCTTGCTGAATCATATCTTCTTTATATTTGAAAAAGCCATTATAATTCTTATTATATATCTTACCAGCCAATTCTAAAGATAAATTTACATATTCTGTATCACTTATCATTGTTTTGTTTATAGTACTCATCACTTTACCCCCATTAGTTTATTAATTATTTTTATCTATACATAGATTGTATAATATTATGATGATATTTGTCACCTCCTTTATTCATTATTTTTTATTTCTGTAATTATATCTCTTATTCTATTGACTTTCTTATTAACATTCGTGCTACTCACACATAACATTTTGCTGATTTCGCATTTATTGTAACCTTCATATAGTTTATTAATTATATAATGTAGTTCATCTATGTTAATTTTTCTTGAAGTGTGTTTATTTCTTTCTCCTATATTTCTATCAAACTTCTCCATTAGTTCTTTAAATTCAATGCCATTATAATTGACATCTACAGCTCCTATAATATCCTCTAAACCTAATATATATCCTTCTTCGCTTTCTTGCTCAATATGAATATATTTATCTTGATGTCGATAAATATTATCTCTGATATATTTCTTAAATGAATTATTAATTATTTTGGTCATATAGGTATTGATTTTAGCCTTATTGCTATTATATTTGTCTTTGGCTTTCCAAAGATTCAAGAAAGCATCGCCAATCATATCATCCTTTGAGTCTAGCATATAATTGTAATTCTTTTTAAATATTCTTTCCGTCAATGATATCATTAAATCTGTATAGGCTTTATCCTCCATTTTTCTTTCCTCCTTTATTATATCTTATATTGTATATTATATGAATTTACTTGCCAAAAGTCAATACCTTCTAGTAAATTTTATTAATTATTTTTAATCAATTTCTATTAATCTTACTGGAATTCTATTACACAAACACCATTCTCTTTCTACCATAACACCTTTACTATTAACAAAACCTTTATCTATTATCCACATTTCGTCACACATCTTTAAAAGCTCTATACACAAATCTATGCCCGTATCATAAGGATAACTATCGTATAAGTAATCGAATGTATGCACAGGGCTTATAAATACGTAATTTGGATATTCTTTGACTAATCTTTTGACCTTATATTCTATATCTCTTTTATTTTCTTTTAATCCACTATAGGAATGAGATATATAAATTTTCTTTTTAAATTTAGTTCTTTCTATTTCATCAAATAATATCATGTTTGTTTTTTCATCAAATATTTCCCATTCATATATTTGAAACTCATAATTTTCATACCAGTCCATGTTAATATAATTTACTCCTTCGTAATAATCATAACAAATATATTTTTCATAGTTTTTATAATTTGTATGTGTAATTAAAGCACTACCACTTTCACAATTTAATCCTTTTTCGTGTAAAAAATTAAATAAATCTTCAGCTTTTTCTAGCGTATCACAATGTATTGCTATATCTCTTTTTACGAAATTTTCTAAGTTTATAGTATTTTTATTCCAAATTTTCATAATATCTTTATTAATTATTTCCCATTCGTATATTTTGTAATATCTATCATAAAAACCTATTGAGGAATAACTTAATCCTGTTTCGTCAAATCTATAACAAGTTTCACGTCCAAATTCGTAATTTCTTATATTATATTTTGTCAATTTATCTCTACTGCACCAAATTATACCTTCATCATCTAAATATTTAAATAAATCTATTGATTCTTTTTCTGTTTTACAGTTGATAACTATATCTCCTTTTTTGAATTCTTCTATGTCTAATGTATTTCTATTTAATTTATTCATATTATATAACCTCCCATTTTATTACTTTATATTTTTGATTTCTATAATATTCGTTAATACTGTATTAATTATTTTTAATCTGTAATTTCAACTTCATAATTGTATAAAGCATCGTATAAGATTGTTGGTATTAAATCTTTGTAATAATCAGCTACTTGTTTTATATTCTTTTCTTTATAATATTTATAAACCTCAAATGCTTTTTCTTGGGTATCATAAGTTCCCAAATATTCATTTTTAGATTTTCTATTTTTTGGATTTATTAAACTACAATGTACTATATATTTACCATTTTTATCACAAAATGTACCTATAGCCGATTTACCTCTATCATTCTGTCTTTTAACAAATAAGCTATTAATCGTTTTGGGGACATAAATACAGGTATCGGGTGAATATAGTTTATTATGCTTCACCAATATATCTTTATCAAGACACATTTGTTGACCTTCTATTTGATAGAAATTATATTCATCCCATTCTCCAAAGTTTTGAAAATTGTGAAATTCTTCACTGACACTGCAATTTATATAAGTAGGTTTTTCTTCGTGATATTTTGAATCGTAACATCTTTGTAACATATTTTTCCAAGTTTTATATACTCTAGTATTTTTACCATTTTCTTTTGATTTATATTTTCCTTCACCAATATAACCAATTCCCAACACCTTAGGCTCATAAGGACATTTAATTAAACCATTTTTAAAAGATTGATATGTTGCTCCTTTAAAAGTCCAATTATATTGAGGAAAATAAATATCAATATCTAATGCATTTCTATACTTCGCAATTACCATCTCACTACCAAAGTTATTTGTATTTCTTAATCCTATTTTTATTTTATACATAATCAATTCCCCCTTATTTTATACAATAACATATTATTTTATTAATTATTTTTCTAAATTTCTCATTCTATTATAATATCTCTCACGTTGATTCAATCTGTTAACACAATCTTTTCTTGTTTCTAAAAAATTAACAATTTCATCTAAAAATTCACTGTTAAAATTAGAATTTCTTTCTTCTGTATATTTTATACCATCTAATATATCTTCTATAACAACTTCATATGATTCATATAAATCCATAACACCTAATTTCATAATCAATTTCCCCCTTTTATTTTATCTTTTGTATATTATTCTAATCTTCTTCTGAAACACAAACACACCACGAAGCAAATACCATATATAATTCATCTTTATCATTGAAACAATAACCAGTTTTTTCATTTACAACTTTGACTGGTTTATTATCTATTTCTTCTTCCCAGCCACTACATTCACCCAAATGTTTTGAAATTAACCTCTTATCAAATACATATTGTTTTCCTACTTCAAATTCTTCTACTTTATTCCCTAAACATTCAGTTTGTGATGGTAAAATTATTTTCTCTTCATCGTTTTCTTCTATTATTCCTGTGAATTCATCAACAACTGTCACTAATTCTCCTTTGTATATATAATTTTTGCTTGAATCAAATAAATCAACTTTCTTCATATTTACCAACTCCTTTTTATTTATTATTATGTATTAAGTATAACATACCCTTTACTATTTTGTCAACATATTTATTAATTATTTATAAAGTTTATAATATGCTATTAAATCATATGCCCCTTTAGTTCCTCTTATTTCATACCATTCTTTAAACTGCTCTTTGCTTATACAATTATATATCCTAATAACTTCTGAATCTGGTATATTTTCAAATAACACATTGTTACATAAAAAAGCTTTAAATCCTTCGTAGTTATATTTACTATATAGATTATTTATTGAAATATCACCTCTTTGTTGATTAATTTTTATTCTTCTAATTCTTTCTTTATTTTGTTCTATTACATTTCCCCCTGCACAGTTCATAGGTTCTATTATCATATTTATCATTTATCCCCCTTGTTTTTATCTTATATATACATTATATGATATTTATTATAATTTATCAACTGTTTTATTAATTATTTCTAAAATCAAATAAAAATAATAGAAATCCAAATATTATACTCAATTCTATCATACCACCTATGCATATTATATATTTCATATCTATCACCCCTTTTATATAATAATAGTACATATTGATATATTTGTCAATAAGAATGAGTAAAAAAATAGACTAGAATTATCTAGTCTTAATATTAATTATTTTTAGATTATGCTAATTTCTTTAAATCCTCTTCTTCAAATTCTATTTCTAATAATTTACTAATTTCATACACACCTTTAGGTGAAAATTTTAATTGTGAATAATTATGTTCATTATTACTTCCTACAATAAGTTTATACCATGATTTATCTACGTCACTATAAGGCAACCAGTTCGTTCCCTTTTTGTATATTATTTTATTTTCATTTAATATCTTATTTAGTTTTTGTGCTGATGACAATTTAAATAATTTAGCTACTTGAGTACTCGAATAGCAACCATTTGAATTAAGAAAATCGTCAAACCAATTTGCCTTCTCGTCTCTTTCTTTTGACAGTTCGGCTCTTCGTCTTTCAATTTCAATTCTTTCTTCTTTAGTTAAATTTGGGTCTAATGATTTCAATATCAATCTATCCATTTCAGAAACTTGCTCTTCTAACGTATTTATATATTCAATCATTTTAGCTCTAACATAAACGCTTTCAGAAGCACATATTTGTAATATACCATCTTTATTCATAATATAAGTTGGTCTCATTTCCCCTTTTTTATCTTTATACTCAACCAAGGAAAAATTTCCTTCGTTAAAAATACCAAGAGTTTTCATAGTCTCTACTTCTTTTCTTATCTTTTTAAGTAAATCACTTTTAGCTAATTCTTTCTTACTCCCTTCCATTTTTCTTAATTCATTTATTTTAGCACACAATTGCACGTGATTCATTTTACATTCTTTTAATTCTAACATATTCATCATTCTCCTTTTTATTTATTATTTTTATTGATATTTCATTAACTTTATTAATTATTTTTATCCACATTCAATTTACACCAACTCCTTTCTTATATTACTGTATTAACATTATTATCATAAAAATTACCTATAAACAAAAAAAAGAAACTAGAAATTTTCTAGTTTCTCGAAGAGTTTGTTCCATAATATAAACGATGATATTTTAAGGATAATTCATTAGCGTTCATTCTATATCCATTTATATCAAGATAATTTTTTGCATTTGGTATTGTCCATATAATATTATCTAATACTTGTAATACAAACATGTCATACATGATGCCTGATTGGTATATTCCTGTAGCCGTTAAGGTAACATTTAATCCTCCATGTTGTAATTCTTTTGTCAAAACAGTTAACTTTCCACTTAAATTACTACGTTTCATTGGTTCTAAACCATTGTTAGTATATCTATTACATAATGTCTTAAATAAATATTCGCTATGCATGTTTAAATCATAATAAAGCACATTTCTACTTCTTGTTGTATTAACATATACTTCTTGTTCTATTGTATCTTTAACCAACTCTTTCATTATATCATCACATAGTATTTTATTTCCATTTACATTTATATAACTATAATCTTCAGCTACGTCAGAAACCTTAATTTCTAATAGGTCTTTAAATTTCTTACCTAATACTTTATTAAACATCATATATATTAATAATTTGTCTTGTGCATTTATAAGTGAATTAATTATATCTAATATTTGAGTTTTTGTGAAGTATTTAGATTCGTCAAAATATAAACATTTTTCCATTAATTCATCTTCTTTTAAATCGTATTTAATTCCCTTTGTATCTAGTACTTCTTTTAAGATTCTAAAACCGTCATAGAAACTACTTCTATTAATTGTCTTTAGATTTTTTATAGCGAAATCTTTTATCACTTCTTCATTTATATTTTTTTCACCTATTTCATTAATTAAATCATTCACTTTATTTTCCATTCTATTCATTTTAATTTGTTTATCACACATCTTAGTCATTTTAACTCCTTCCTTAGTTGTCTGCCTTGCTTAGTATAACATATTATATCCTTAATGACAACTAACTTTATTAATTTTCTTTACTATATTATATACAAAATGGAGTTTAAATATTCACAATTTATTAATTATTTTGAAAAATAAAGCAAAAAAAATAAGAGGTTTTATACCTCTTGAAAGCAATGATTATTTAGTTCTATTTTCAATCTGTAATTTCAACTTCGTATCTATATAAGCCATTATATAATTTCTGTGGTATTCTTCCAAAATAATAATCAGCTACTTCTTTAATGTTACATTCTTTGTGGTATTTATAGATTTCAAAGCCTTTTTCTTGTGTCTCGTAAGTGCCTAAATATCCTTTTTTGATTTACCTGTTTTAGGGTTAATTATACGACATTGCACTACATATTTGCCATTTTTAGGACTTGTTCCAATAACTGATTCACCTCTAGCTTTATCACATTTAACAAATAAAGTATTAATTGTTTGAGGTACAAACACACAAGTATCGGGACTGTATATTTTATTATGTTTAACTAGAATATCCTTGTCCAATTCCATTCTTTCCCCTTCTACCTCATAATAATTGTCTTCATACCATTCTGCAAAGTTTTGAAGGTTCAGCCATTTATCATAAACTTTACAGTCTTTATATGTAGGTTGTCTCTTATGGTATTTTTCATCATAACACCTTTGTAACATAGCATACCATGTAGAATAAACCTTAGTTTGTTTACCATTTTCCCATGTTTTATATTTACCTTCTCCGATATAGCCGATGCCATATACAACTTTATCATATGGGCATTTTATATTGCCTCTTTTAAAATTTCCATATTGTACTCCTTTAGCAATATAATTATACTCTGAAAAATAAACGTCTATATCTAATGTGCTTCTATACTCTATTATCACCATTTCACTTCCAAATGTATTATAATTCTTTTCTCCAGTTCTATCTTTATTACTCTTCATAATGTCCTCCTTTATTAATTATTTTTATCTATATAATTGAATAATAAAAAATTATTATCCTTTTTATTATATATTAGTTGTAAATTATACCATGTAAGTTGAGTATTATAATATAAATCTTGAAAAGCTAATACTATCAATTGTTCATTTGCTGGAATGTTCAGTATTTCAGCAAATTCCTTCAGCGTATAATTAACAATCAGTGTATCTTCCAATTTCTTTCTACTGTGTTCTATAAAGTCGTTGACTTGTTTTTGTTTTAATATATTCATAATATATCCTCCTTTTTTTATTAATTTGATAAAACTATAATATTTAACATAAGTGGACAAGCATCGTTCCACTACAATTGAAAGGTAACGAACCCTGTCCTCTTTTTATAATTAGTATTTATATTTTATGTATAAAGTAATATGTATTTTTAATTTTGTTGACAGTCTTTCTTTTCTTATGAACTACATAATGACTCTCTCCTAATATTTTAACAAATGTATTCAAATTAATATTTTTACCATTTACATTTTTTATATTTAAATCTTTAGGAATTTGTTGTATTTCGTCAACTATTATCCATTTATTTAAATATTTTTCATCTAAAGTTATTGTCATAGGTGGTAATGCGTTTTCTTTAGTTTTAACAACTATTAAATTTAAATCTTTTCTAAATAATCACTCAATTTTATCACTCCTACTGTTAATCGCTTACTTCAACTTTATAATCATACATAGCTTTATATAATTTATCTGAAATCTGTTTTTTGTATAGTTCTGCTACATCCTTAATATGATTTTCTTTAAACTCTTTATAAACTTCAAATGCTTTTTGTGGTGTGTCATAATACCCTAAAAATACGCTTTTCTTTTTATTTTCTTCATAATTATAAATACTACATTTTGCCACAAATTTTCTATTTTGTTTATAATAACTCACACCTATAGGATAATCACCTCTTTTCATATCATTTTTAGTAAACAAAACGTTTATACTATTAGGTACAAATACACAATTATCTGGACTATAAATCTTATTACCTTTATTTAATATATCTTTATCAAGACACATAACTTCGTTATTAACTTCATAATAATTATTATAATACCATTCTGCAAATTTTTGATAATTTAACCATTCATTACAAACTTTACAGTTTTTATAAGTCGGATGTTTCTTATGAATTTTTTCATCATAACATCTCTTTAACATATGTTTCCAACTATCATAACATCTAGTTGGTTTCCCGTTTTTATTATACGCTTTATATTTTCCTTCACCTAAATAACCTTTATTCAACACTCTAGGTTCGTATGGACAGCGTATATTACCTTTTTTAAAAGATTGATATGTTTCTCCCTTAAAAGTCCAATTATACTCTGGGAAATAAACGTCTATATAAGTATAATTTCTTTTATATTTATCATTGAATTTCATATAAGAATTAACTATTATCATTTCACTTCCAAAGTTATTTATATTCTTTTCTCCTATTCTATCTGTTTTAATACCCATAATATCTCCTCCTTGTTTATTAATTATTTTTATTATTATAAGTGATATAACCACTCCACGCAATAATTATACCACTTATAATATATTTGTCAATGGTTACTTACCATACATTTTCAGCCATAGCTTTTTTATTGTCATTGTCTTGGTGATAATAAAATCTAAAAGTTGTATTACTACTTGAATGACCTAATAACTTAGCGACTTCATCGCATGAATAACCAGCTTCCACGTATTTTGTAGCTGAAATATGACGTAAATCGTGGGGATTGAGTTTCTGTCCTGTAACCTCTGTTATATTGTGTATAAGCTTTTCTAAGCCACCAATACTTATTCTACTCTTATAACTACTAAGGAATAGAGAATTATCCTTAGAAGGGATTCTGTTACGTTCTATCATGTACTCATTATATAGTTGTAATGTTTTACTAGATAATACGCAAGGTTTATTAGTGCCACCTTTTTGAATTACTGTAAATTCTCCAGTGTTAGGATTAATGCTATCTATGTTTAATTGTCTTAATTCGCTATTTCTTAAAGCACAATTAAGCATGACTTCAACAATCAATCTATTTCTCATATTCATATAATTAGGTTTTCTATTATATTCAGATTCTAAATAAGTTCTTATTTTGTCAACTTGTCCTGTGTTCCCAGTCTTGCCTTTGCTTTCAATTCTTAATTGTTTCAATTCCTTACTGGCATTAAAATCAATAATCCTAAATGCAACAAGATAACCATAAAATGATTTACAACTAGCTATCCTTCTGTTTATACTTTGATTAGATAATCCTTCGCTTTCTTTCTTCTTTAGCCAATTTTGTAATATTACCACATTAGAGTTTTGTATATCTTCAATTGTTTTAAAGTTACAATCTTTAATCATTTCTTTTACTACTGGAATATATGATTTAATACTTTTAGGTGATAAGTTTTTAATCTCTTGTAGGTATTTAATATAATTATTTATTAATTTTTCCATATTATTAACTTTTTCCATCATCTTTTCCTCCCTTTTTATATCTTATATGTATAAGTATATATCACGTGGTATATTTTGTCAATAGTTTTATTAATAATTTTTAAAATCTTTTTGAACTATAAAAGAATAGACTAGAATAAAATCTAGCCTATCAATTAATATTATTTGTCATCATTTTAGTTCTTTTATTGATTCATGTTATCTGCTATGTTAAATACAATTTCACCATCTTTTATTATCAAATAACAAGTTTCCTCCCTATCCTTTGCGTCACAAATTTGAATTGTAAAGCTAACATTAGTGTAACCTTTGTCGTTTAAGTATTCTTTTAATGTACTAGATGTTTCTTTTAATGAATCACACAGATTATCCCATTTATCAGTATATATAGCATTGGATATCTCATTGTGTTGGAAATAGTTGGTTAATACTAAACCATCCTTTTCCATTTTATAACTGTAATCTTTTCCATAGAATATTTCATCCACCTTATTTTCGGTTAAATAATATGCTATTTCTACCAGTTGTTGTTTTTGTTTATCTTTTGTTTCATCATCCATTTGTTGAGTTGTATTTTCTGACACAGAATCAAGTTCAGCATTTTTACATCCTATCATAGATATTGATAACATTCCTGTTAATATTAGTACTGATATTTTTTTATTCATAATTACCAACCTCCTTATGTTTTATATATTAATCATATCATAATTTATTATCATTTGTCAACATTTTTATTAATTATTTTCACTATCATTTACCATTATATTGTTTAATTTAAGATATTTGCCTTCTTTACTGTCGTATATCTTTAATATTCCATAATCTACTGTATGTTTGCCATATAGTAATAATTCGATTATACCTGCTTTAGATAATCTATCTTTAGTGCCAATTAATTTTCCACATTTCTGACAATATATATGATAACGGTAATAATCTTTTTCAAGCTCTAAATTGGATTCAAAGAATTCATCATCATTTACTCCGTATTTATGGCAACATTCTTTCCACTCTTCCCCATGACTTGTACTTTTACCATACTTCTTGTCTGATAATAAGTGAATTAATTCGTGATTTATAATATGTTTTATAGTGTTATCGTCATAACAGTTAATACGTTTGGCAAATTTAAATTTTACAGGTTCTACAAATTCTCCACTTCTTTTATATATACCAGAGAAGTAACCTAGACTATTTTTAAGTCGTCCGTCTATAGTTATTGGAATTGTATTAATTACATCTCCTATTACAATTCTGTCTTCTTCGTTTAAAGTAGAAACAAAATTCTTCATATAACTTCTTATATCTTTTGGTGTCCAAGTTTTCCCTTTATTTTTATTAACGTTTTTCCCCATCATTCAATCCCCCTTGATATTATTTATTAATTATTTTTACTATCATTGCCAAAAGCTTTTAAAAAAATTATTAATTATTTTTATTAATTATTTTGATAATCTTTTTAGCAGGTTTTAAAGGATTACCTGCAAACCTTTTAAAGATTATGGTAGTAATGTATACATACCACTTTTTAGCATCTTTATTAAACCAGTTAATGTTGTTGTGCTAGTGTATGGAAATACATGTACTGGATAATGTGCATAACCACCACTGTAGCTCATACCTGTATAAGTAATAATACCAGTTGATGTTGTTGATACTATCAACAAAGATGTTGGAATTTTAGCACTATGCACGCATACATATTTGTGGCGAGTGCCACGCAATGCTATTTTATAACCTACAAGGTAAGGTAACATTGTTGCTGGAGTACTAGATGCTTTTAGAGTGCAAATTACTTTGCTTATGTGTGGTTTTACAGTTGCTGGAGTAATGTATGTTATTACTGGTGATGCTGATACTGGTTTAGTTGATAAACTTTTTGTTAATGCTAAAGTAGTCATTGTTACTGTGCTTGGTAATGTTATATATTTGCTCATATTATAAAACCCCTTTCAATTATCTTAATCTTAATATTATCATATATGAATTTAACTAAGATGTCAAGAGCTTTTTAAAAAATTTATTAATTATTTTTACTATCATTTCAAGAGCTGGAAGGTTATTTAAAACCCCTCCTTAATTACCATTCTTTTTCATATATTCAAAGTCTCTAATTCTATATTTGACTTCATATTCCATTTCACACAATACATCTGAAATCTTATCTGTTAAATCTTCCATTGTATTTTCTTTATCTATATCTATTATATCATCTAATAGATATTCTATCATAATTAATTTTTTTTCTATATTTTTTCTGTCATCATGAGTTAAATATCTTGCTGTAGCATATATGCATTTTTCTTCTTGTTCATATTCACAATTACCTCCCCACATCTTATTATAGTCACAATTCGCACATACATTTTCATCCATGTTATCATCTCCTTATATAAATAATATCATATTTAGCCATCATTTGTCAAGGGTTTTATTAATTATTTTCAACTAATTATAAAGAAAACTTAAATTCAACATCTTTGCCTAATTTGTTATCATATATTCTTATTTTTCCATTGTCAGTTCCATGTTTACTCATGTATATTAATTTCATCACTTGATTTTGTGATAATCTTGAATATCCTCCTAGATATTTGCCACATAGCTTACAATATACATGATATCTATAAGCATCCTTTTCAATATCAATATCATTTTCAAAATACTGATTATCTGGAATACCATATTTATTACAATAAATTTTCCATATTTTATTATGTTCCATATCTTTTTTATATTTTAAATTAACAAGTAAATGCATTAATTCATGCTCTATAACATGTTTAATTTCATCATCATTATAATAGAATAATCTTTTACTGAATTTGAATTGCACAGCATTAATTACCTCTTTTGTTTCAATATCTATACTCATCGATACATAAGCCATATTTTTAGTCAATCTACCATCTATTTTTATAGGTAATGTTTCTACATCTTTTAACACTATATCCCTATCTCTAGCAGTCATCTTATTAGCAACTTCTAACATATAATCTCTTATTTTATTTTCATCCCACATAGTAACACCTCCAATTAATATATTTTATTATCATTCCAAGAGCTTAAGAGGATTAATTAACCCTCTTATTAATTATTTCTTACTTAAAACATTATATGATGTCCTTTAAATTTTCCATGACTGCATATATTTTGTATTCTATTACTTCTAAATCGTATTGTTCACACAGAGATTCCCAGACTTCCAATTGACATTCTTGATATGTTTCATAATCGAATTCTGAATATTTTTGCCAATCATCATAATAGTCTTCTGCATATTCTTGTATTTCTTCTTCTGTTTCACAATCATATTCATCTATAACTTCATCATGTAACCATTCAATGTATTCGTCATAATTCCAGACTTCTACTAATTCTCCTAAATCCTCATCTGTCACATCTGGATATTCATCTATTGTTATTATAACTATGCTATCTCCATTATATACATCCATTCGTGTTTCATTGCCAACATAAGTTGTATAATCTACTGTGCCATCTTTAGATAAGATTATATCATGTTTTACATAACCGTCAGTCCAAAGGTTTTTATGAAGTTCACAATACAATTCTTTAATTTCTTCTTGTATCTTTTCTTCTCTTAATAAATTTAAAAATCTTTCAGATTTTTTCATATTTATCACTCCTTTATTAATTACTATACCTAAAGTATAGCATATTTAAATTTGAATTACAAGAACTTTTTAATAATTTTATTAATTATTTTTACTATCATTTAATCATGATAGCTTTGAGCTAGGGATTAATTAAAATCCCTTGATTAATTTTATATATCAAGTACACTATATTTGACCATCATTTTCCCATGTTTATTAATATTTCGTTTTTACTTCCATTATGTTCTAATACATTAGATATTGCAAATTTTATACCTTTTTCATTTAATCTGTCACATAATGATAATAATTCTTTTTCAGTTTCTTCATTCCAACCTGTATTGTAAGTAGCTTCTGTTACTAAGTATGGTGGGTCTAAATATACAAAATCATCATTCTTTAATTTATCTATATTTAATTTTTTAAAATCGTTATTTGTAAATTTTATATTTTTATTATGAATTGCGTTTGAAAAGTCTTCAAATTTCTTTTTTAAAGTTGGGTTAAAACTACTTCTACCCTTTCCAAAAGGCATATTAAATTCGCCTTTTTTATTGAATCTAATTTGATTATTGAATGAATAAGCTAATAAAGTATAGAATATATGCCATTCTTTATTACCATCATTGTAAGCTTTTCTTAATTCTAAATAACCTTCTTTGTTTTCTTTACTTAAATCATATTCGTTAATTATTTTTTCTATCATTTCGATAGCTTTCTCTGTATTATTATTTTGTATTCCTTTACATGTATCTATTACTTGAGTGCATAAATCATTGGCTATGATTTTATTAGCATTAACATTCACTGCTACATTACAACCACCTGTAAATAAATCTACAAAAGTGTTTATATTTTTTGGAAATAGTGGTAATATTTGATTTAATAATTTCCCTTTTCCACCTGTATAATTCATTGGACTTTTAATATATTTTTTCATCATTCAATCCCTCCAATATTATTTATTTTTTGAGCTGAAGGATTATTTAAAATCCTCTATTTTTGTAACAACCAAACTACCTAAATCACCTTCTAAATATATTTGTATATCTCCATTTTCACTTGTCCATACTCCATTACCATCCTCTATTATATTTTCTTCTGTTCCTTCGTCATAGATACTTTTAAATCCAAATCCCATCATTGAATTATCTAATTCTATCATGCTCATTTTATAACCAACTAATTCACTTTTTAAATTTTCTAACATTTTTTTCATATTCTTTTCCCCTCCTATTTATTATCTTACTTATATAGTAACACACTCTATATTTTATTGTCAATAATTTTTTAATAATTTTATTAATTATTTTTAAGAGCAGTGAGTTTTAAAGGACAACCCACAAAACCTTCGATTAATAATTAGTTTACTCTATATGCAAAATAGTTATCTAATTCAATTTCTACGCCGTCATATGTTGCCAAACAACTATAGCCGTCTTCATATAACACCCAATCTATTATTTCGTCATAATCTATTAAATTATGTCTGATTATTTCATGTTTAAATATATCTTCGCCAAAAGTGTCTATAAACCATTCTATACTGTCTTGTTCACATAAGTAATTAAGATACTCATAGTCTTCAGAAAATCCGTTTTTATTCATTTCTTCGATTAATCTATTTTCATACTCTTCTGAAGGTTCATGTTCTATATCTATTAAATAACTTCTCCAATATTCTTCTTGTGATTCGTCAAAGAAGTTTTGGTCTACAAAATGATTAATTATATAATCCTTTGCATATTCTGAAAAAGCGTCTAGTCCTAATTCGTCTATTAATTCTTCTTGATAATCTTGAAATTGTTCTTTTCTCTCTTCTTCGTCGAATACTAAGTATTCTTCATTATCTATGCGTACTAGATTTTCATTATTTTCAAATAATTCTATTTCTTCAAAGTCTTTTATTTCTAAAACATTTAACAATTGTATCATTTTTTCTTTTAACATATTTATCATTCTCCTTTTTATTTATTATACTTATATTATATATCATTGTAGATATATTTGTCAATAACTTTTTTAATAATTTTATTAATTATTTTTAAGAGCTGGAGGGATATAAATCCCTACCATTTATTACAGTATTCGTCATCATCGTATTTATTTAAGTATGAAGTCTTTGAAGTCATCTTAAAATCGTATTCATTATCTACATCATTTATTTCTATTATATATTTTTTTCTGTTATAAGATACTTGTATATCAGTAGCTCCAAAAGGAATATCATCTAATACTTTTTTAATGTTGTTATAATTTAGTTTTTCTATTGATTTATCCCAACAACCTATTATAAAACCTTCTTTATTTAATTTTTCTTCAATTCTTTGTTTATTTGTTTTCATATTATCATTTCTCCTTTTTATTTATTATTATGCTTTAATTGTATCACACTTTATTTTAATTTGTCAAGAGCTTTTTAATAATTTT